GGATCTGGAACGACTGCGACGTCTAGCGTTGACCATTATTGTATTGAACTTTCCTTGTAGATTGTAACTATTATAGCTTACTATATTACTATGGAAATAATTATATTCGATTTGAGAGCCAACTGGCATGCTCAAAGAATAAAATAAATATGATGGTTCGAAATATGAATTTATTGTTAGTGTGCCTCGTCGTTGTATCGAAACTGTGGCATATTGAAATGTCGCAGATGGCAACCAATTATGTAAAGTTGATATTATTTTGGTTCTGTATGGTCCGAAAATGCAACTGTTTAAATATTTCAAGGCAATAATATCCAATTCATTGCAACATAAAACGTAATCATCCAACACAATGTCATTGTGCACATGTAGACTTTTATTAAATTTCGCACAATCATACTCAATAATAGTATCTTGTTGAATATCATAAATGAGCGACGTGTTACCAATTAGAAGTTTCGTTTCAAAATCTCTCGGTATAATTTCATATTCTTCTAATATATAGTCATGAATTGAATTAATAAATTCGCTGATATTTTTAATCGAGACATTCATTATGGATATAGGAGACCCTCTTGCTTTTTTACAGTCTCGTAGGTAAAATAAAAAAACACTATAAAATCCATCCAAAGTCTATATTAATAAATTTCAAATAAAAAAAATCATAATATATATAATGAAAATATTATTTCCATATATAGATCGAAGGAGACGTCAAAAAATTTAGCGGATATTAAAAATATGCTTACCGAAGTTTTAAAGACAAATCCCATTAACAAACAACAAAAAGACATTAGAGCAAATTCTAAAAATAATTACGATTCTGACAATGAACATGATGATGATGATGACGACGACAGCGATGAGAATGACAAATATAATAATAATGATACTAACACATCTCATAACGATTCAGCATATGCATCATCATCGTCATCATCTTATAAATATAATAAATTGTCGCAACAAATGGCGAAACCATTGATAACATCATCAAATTCAAAAATACCACTACATCATATAACAAATTCTTCTCCTAACCCAAAAACCAAGTATAATACAAGAAATGCCGTAAGTAAAAGTCATTTTATAAATAAATTATTTGATATATTGAATTCTTTTCTTACAGATGCTCACAAAGAATCACAAGATTGTACAAAAATCTTTAAAACCCCGACGATACAATCCAATATTAAAATCAAACCCACTTTCAAACAATGAATTGTCAGATATTAATATTGAATCACATCCTGGCAATTTAATGGTACAGCGTCGTGAGATCAGTAATCCTATAAATGTGATTGTGCCATGCAACAACAACAATGATACTGATCATAAACAATTTTGTACTACACAAGGTATATCAAAACAAATTGAACAGACCACATCGGCTATAACACCCAATCAATTTATAACAACACAGTCGTTTATAAATGAACTTAGCGTTAATAGACCAAACGATTCAATGGATATACCCAATGATGCATCTAATAATCATATTAATAATGATGATGATGATGATGATGATATAAATCCCCGTAATCGTCGACAAAAATACAAAACTACCCGTCAAATATTAAATAAATCAAAACAACTGTTTAGAAAAACTAGAAAACCATTATTAAGTATGGCTAGTGGGTTTGGTTTATATATGATAACAAACGCATATAGTGGCATTATAAAATCATATATACCAATATCACCACAATTTATATCCACGATTGTTTTTACTGCCGTCGAGGCTATTACAAAAAGCATATGTTAATTTATAAAAAAACTGCATTGTATTTGCCATTTCTCGAACATTTTTTTTACAAATATATATACATATTATAATCAAAAATATATTTTAACCACATATTACCCATTTTCCACAACCTATAAACAAAAATATATACAAAATATACATGCATATGTGCACACAAGTTTTTTTTATTAAATTGTATTTTTTTTATTACATTGTTTTAATACATAGAAAAAAAAGTTACATTTTATTATGAATAAATTTCGATGACATTTTTGTTTTCACAATATTATATTTTAAACAATTGAATCTATCCAAGAATTTTTCAAATTGACATGGACAATACCTTCAATAAAATTCGAACAAGTTCCAAAATCAGAAGCTTTATTCATCGATTGCATTGCTCGACTTCCTTCGTTTATAAAAATTTTGCCAGTATTGAATTTGCCTAATGCAACTTTTGGACGTTCACCGCTGCATGAAATTAATGGTCCGTGTGTATTTTGTGGCATACTTGACAAGTTATTGGTTTTTAAGAACATTAAGCCGTAAGTCATAAATACTGTCATTGTGCGAATGTCATTATAACTGTGAGGGTCGAAAATATTACGATTTAGGGCGTAACACCACATGAATTTTGTATAATTGCTAAGAAATAATAATGGATTATATAAAAACGATGGTAATTCTGAACAAAATATTAAATCTGCGTTATATTGTGATTCCAATTCACGTAAAAACTCGTGCATATTCGATATATTTTTTGGACCATATGCTTCATATACTTTATCGCAAACAACTAAAGTATTAAAATTTAAAATTTTTTTAGGTAAATTACGAGTATTTGTGAAAAATCGTACCCAAATTAATGTTGGATGTGTGTATGCCAAGTCAATTTTAGTTATTGGACGTATACGATCAATTTGAAATTTATGCACATGCTGATTTTTAATATGTTTCACATCCAAAGATTGTTGTATTTTTGATGCCGACTCTTCGCTAACTAAATCGATACCAACAGATCGAGGAACTGGTCCCATAAAATCACTTTGACATTTTATTAGTTTCCATATAATTTTATCAGCATTCGGTTTCTCAATTAACGTGATAGCCTTTTCCAATGAAATGTTTTTATTTAATAATAAAAATTGCGCGATAGCTCGTGCCGCTAAGCATATAGTATTATCATTCATCACTTTCAGAATACATGATTCTAGGCAATTTATATCCTCGACCAGATGTAGCTTTATATTCGATTGACTTGTACACTCCATTATGTATTGCCACGTTCAATGATTTGAGCTCGACAAATCGTGGATCTTCAGATAAATACAAATGTTCCGCAAAATGTTTGTGCAAATCCAAACTTATCATGTATGCAATATATTGATTGCAGTTTATTGAATGTATTAGAAATTCATCGACTATAATATAATGCGTTATATATGTCATTCTGGTTTCAAGTGTGATCGGTGACTAACTTACAAAAAAATACAATCGGTCTTATTTATACTATATGACCAACTAAAAAAAATAACATTATCTAATATACATATACATTGGCAAATATTTATTCATGTGCGCATATATATATTAAACACATACATCGCTATACACAATTATATTAATACGTAGTATTTTTTATAGGAAATCATCCGAATCTATAGTAAAATTATCATTATTAATGATTATATCATTTTCAGAATCCTGACGAGTCAAAGATTGTTTGCTACTATTTTTCTTTTTATTAAATTTCCCCATTTTATTTACACCATTGATATTTTTCTTCTTACGATCATTAGTACTTTCATACGATCCAACGCTGTCGTTATCATCATTATCATTAACGCCATAAATATCATCGTCTTCATCACGTAAATCTATAATCGACAATAGACCATCAAAATCTGGAACATTTGTATTCAAAGTTGTTGTATTTAATTGTTCTACACCACATTTTACAACTTTTTCAATTTTATTCAACTTTTTGTCATCATTGTCGTTCGTATTTTTTACAATTGTCGATCCATTTTTACAGCTACTATCATCATCGTTTCCATATTCATCATCATCATCATCTTCGTCTTCGTCATCTATAGCAGTGTCATCGTAATCAATATTATTACTCTCGTAAACAGCCATTTTATGCCCTATATTGTAATTATTATCGTTTCCATTGGAATTATTGGTAGTTTCATTAAAATTTTTAGTCTCATTACGTTGAATGTCTTTAGAAGAATTTACATCAATTTTATTTTTTATTACCCCATCATCCTTAAGCACAGTTTCTACTTGATTTAAACTGTTGGTCATTATATTCGAGGTTTTGGTCATTGAGTTTACAATGATATCGTTTTGATTCAAATTTGTTTTTTTCGGCATTATTTGAATATCTTCGATTATATGAACACGTTGTGGACTACTATTGTGTTTTACCAGTGACGATGATTCTGGTGTTTTAATCAAACTATCGAGAAATTCATTAGTTTCATCATATGTTGAATTTTGCAATGTGTCCATTGCATTATTTTGTTTTTCATGATATTCAATTTCTGTATCAATATCTTCAATTGAGCCGTTAATAATTAACTTTTTACGATATTCGCTGCATTTACTAATCGACGACGCCGAAGAAGACATTGACGAGCGACGTGATGATCTCAATGAATTTTGTGAATACTGAGAATTATTAGACATTCTGCGTGAATTTAATCGTTTCAATTTAGTTTTATTGTTAATAACACTATTAGCAATCGAACATCTAGTTTCATCATCTGATTTCATATTTTCATCCATTCCATGATCAACTGGCAATTGTTTTGGTGACGATGGTGTACTATCGAATGTCGTCGTAAATGTTCTTGGTGGAGTCACATTTAATTTATCAAGATCATTTTCTTCATTTCGAACAACTCGTATATTACCAATTTTATTGGTTGCTTTAGGCATTGATTTATTATCAGAAGATAAAGTCGATGTGTCATTTAAATTCATACCATGTAAATCCGATGCAAATGATTCGATTGAAGTGCCTAACATATTAATAGCGATGTTTTTAATAACAATAACAATAATATTTGGTGGCATATCACATTCTTTATTTAAAAGATATGCCATTTCATCGTCCTCAATTCGAACTTGAATATGTTCAGGTCGAATATACTCGTTTAGTTTAGGGAATTTTGTAACAGCAAATTGAAATCCGGTACGAGTAATAAATTTAGCTAATAAAATTGGTATTTTGCGAATAGACATCATATTGTTTTTATTGATTAAACTTCTTAATGTCTCTGTGTCCGTATTGTCAAGATCGACATGCTTCAATATTGATGATTTTGAGCATTGTTCATATAGTGCGGCTTTAATAAATGCATCAGACGAATTCATTTTGAATATCAATAATTATGGATAATATATTCAATAAAATTAAAACTTGGAATTGGTTCGCAATTATTTATACACTATTGCTATGTATATTAGTAATATATGCAATATATTTACTATTATATTACTCATTTAAAGATGATATTGAGTTGGAAAATGAAAAAACTGCAATAAAACTATCCAATAATAAAATACAAAATCTATTGAATGGTTCTGGTATAAATAATATACCATCGTTAAATATTGTAACAACAAATCCTGAAATCATAAAGGCCAACGAATGTGGCAATGGCCCAGCGTATATAGGGAAAACTGGCACTGATCATGATTGCACACAAATTTGTTCAAATTCCTCGGCATCTGTTATAAATGTCGCTGAAAATGAAATGTACATATATGAAAATACCACATTGCAAGTTGGCGCATATTGTATAATTGGCGATAGACCACAGTGTAATATGAACACATCTTATGCCATGATGACAATAAATTCAGTAACTTGTCGACCACGTTATCCCGAACTAATTGGTGGTCCATTGGGCAATACCATCGTTGCATGCAACAATCGTGATATTATAGATCCACAAAATATACTTTGGGATTATAAATTTAATGAAAAATTTAATACATTCACCACAATACTATCAAATGTCGACGAAACGTTAGAAGATGGTTCGTATAGATTCCAATGTCGATTTAATGGCTATGACACTCGTAAAAATCAATATATGGCACACCCATTTAATAGATTCCATCCAATAAGAAATTATTGTGCCTCAGGCATAACATCGGCCCATCCCAATGTTAAAACAATAATAAACCCAGAAACTGGAACATATGAATGCGATTGTGGTGATTTTAATGAGACTCGTGTAAAAAATATAGACCCAAATGACAAAACGTCATTGTGCTCAAATGTATCATTTGATATAAAAGACGATGTTAAAAATCGTAAATTAATGACTGTGCCATATCGATGTTTCAATTTATTCTCACCAATCTCAGATGTTGGCACATACTTACCATGCCCAAATGATCAATTAATTCGAGACGGTAGTCATTATTCTAGCGTAACTATACCATTTTCAACAAATACAAACGCTCTCATCGAACACCCAGAATATAAATCATTTCAGTCTGAAGATTTTGGTGTTTTAGTTGGTACTGGTGAAATTAAAGAATAATGCAAATTTATCATAAAACCAACGTTTTTTTCAGTTTCATTTATTTCTTTTCCAACAAAAATAATATACATTTAAAATATATATATATGAAAATAATGAATACACATGTATGTATATAAAGACTGAAAAAAATACATATATATATATATATATATATAATTTGTAATATTTTTTTTTTATTCAGCAGAAACAATTTTAAATCCATAATTTTCCATTTGAATTTCAAATTTTGGAATTTTCTCTTGATGCAATAAATCATTTGAATTTGAATCATGTTTAGATTTTCGTTTAGTCGGTGACTTGGTACTCTTACCATTATTGTTGATTAAATCACTTTCATCATCGGAGCCATTGTAGGTGCCATGATATTTAATCAAATTCTCAACCGCTTCTTGTAAAGTTGTTTTGCATGCCCACGACATTAAATTCTTTTTAACAAAATTAGAATCTTGACCCCTCATTGCATATAAGTACTGCCGACAAATTATTGCCATATTTGGTCTTGGTATGGTTATATTGGCCATTGACCCAAATGAAATATAATCACGATACATTTTTATGGATTGCACAATTTCATTAGGATCGTATGAATTAAATTTCTTTCCCATTTTATTGCGATCTTTGATTTGTGGTGTATGTCGTTTTATTGTACCTCCCGAACGAATCCCAAGCATTTGAAAACATGCCGCAATTTGATTTATATCAGTCAACGAATTTATATAATGTTTATCACAATCTTTGGCTGTCAAGATGCCGCTTACCATGCTTGTGGTTAAGAGACTATGTGTAAAATCTGTACCACATAATGATATAAAAACCCTAAAACTATCCTGTGTGTATAAAAATTTGGTATCAATGAAATCAAATCCAATTAGGGTTATCCCATTACGAGCACAATTCACCCATACACAAGAATCAACAATATCGTTTGAATTTTTATATTCAATATTATTGTCAGTGATATTTCTAGTTTTTAATTCGTTTCTTCGAATAAAATTCTCATTCTCGTTCATCAAAATGAATTGGCTTGTTTTACTCAAAGCTTTGTGTCCGTAACATATTGAAATCATGTCGCTATCGTTTGTTAAAAACACATTTAATGGTGATTTACGATCTCTTTGTAGATACATTTGTAATTCTGATTCACCATGTGGCAGCTCAATGACTTTATGGCCATGCTCATTACATATATCTTGAAAAATTGTCCGTATCAATTGCGCATCGAAACGGAAGTCCGCACGTGTAGTTTCTTTATTTGCGACACGAGAGCCATCCATATAAATTATAACTTCTTCTGGTATACGGCCAATGGAAGTGCCAATATTCATTAAAGTGTTATGCAAATAATCGTATGATGTTACTGCAATAGCTTCTTCAACGTTATGTTTGGTTAAATTCGATTGAATCATTCCCTTGTATCGCATCAATTCACCATCGACCATAACTTTATAACTTGACGCGTTACGATTGTAGATTCCATTTTTCAGAAATGGTATAATTTCAGGGGCTCCATTTTTGATACCCATGGTTTTATTTGTTAATATACACACACAATGCACGCTGTTGTTATTATTTTTTTTTCCTTACGATCAATTGTGCATACGTATGGATATGTATACGAAATAAACTTATTTTGTGGTTAATTTTAAATTGTTCGAATTTCCCAGAGGCTACTATTGTATTGAACGGAAACAACAAAAACCTAAATAGATGTATTATCATTATAAATATTTTATACTCACTGTTATCTTTGTTTATTTAAATTATAATATAGTATATCTCTTAATCTAAAACGTTTGGCGCAAAAGTTTCTGTGAACGAGAAATAATCGTATATATTTCATCTACGAAACCAACAAAAAATGAGTTCGTTCTTCTCATGTCAGTCTCAGTTCAATAACGGACCAGAGCAACGTAAATGCGCTTTTGAGGGTGTCAGTCCGTGTCGAGATCATGTATCACATTTGATATGTAATGCACATTCACGACTCTTTGGTTTAGTCCATCAACCGGCAAATTATTGCACAGATGCTGGTGATGTATGGTCAAAAATTAATGTCTATGCCGCATCACAAAATAGTTTGAGCATTCCATTATTCATGGACAATACATCTAAAGTTTTAATGAGTGAAATTAAAACGTTCACCATGACCGTCTGTAATCGGGTGCCAAGTATAAAAGTCGATGTTTTCCAAGATCGTATCGCGTATTTACTTGGTGTAAATATGTATGGAAATATACCCGATTGCAATCAATCGTGGCTATCGGAACCAAACTCTGCATTAATTGTTCGTAGTCGCAACGAAAATGTGCAATATTATAATAATTTGCCACAATTACATCGGATCTTACTTTTTTACGCTAATGCATCGAATATTCGAAATTCTAATACTGGCAGTACAATATATTTAATTCCAAATCTATCACTAACATACAATTCATCCAGTGATACTTTTTCGTTTGTTGTGCCTAATAAAAAGATTCTATTGAAATATACTGATAATGCCAATTGCATTGCTACACCCATTGTATTGGATGGCCGCCGTGAAATCATCTCCAATTCGAATGATCAGACCTTTAGACCAATTCATAGGCCTGTTATTTGTAATTTCTGAATATAATGTGTAAAATCTTAAACGTAAAAAAAATACTAAAAAAAATTTAATAGTATAGAATAAAACATACGCGCGCAAACACAAACTCACCTAACAATATAGATGTATCTATTAATACACACACACGCATACAATGCACTCATACATACATACATATATATTATTTTACTTACTAGTGCATATATTTTTTTTGATGCAAAAATATTGGTTTTTTTAATCATATTGTACAATTAGTATTATACCCACGTACGTTCTGAGTAAAAAAAAGAAATCGATAAGTTGAAAAAAAAATCGAACCGCATTAAAAATGGCAGAGAATACAAATAATACTCATAGCCACTTGGATAGACACACTTTCAATATGGACATCAATAAAAGTCCCGTCGATGTATCGTTTCATACATATTACTGTGAAACAACTTTGATTTATTATGAATTGGTGCCATTTGTTAAAATGCTAAAATTTTCTAAAGATAAAGATATACTCAGTGCTGTTCCCCGAGGTTGGATTAAACGATGCGAAGATTTTGCAGATGAAAAATTCGCAAAAGCTCAAATATTGCCTGAAACTTTATTTGGCGACTTTAATGCTGTACATTTTATTATAAGCGATAGCAAGCTTCGTGGAGAATTTATTGAAAAATTGACAGATTTGTGCTTTCGTAAAATTGAAAACACTCGAATTCAGCGCCTCCATCATAGGCATAAAAAATTATACGATTCAATTGAAAAGCATGCATCAATTTTAGATGTGATCCGTGATGGTTTAAAAATCATAACCGAACATCACAACACTCTCGAGCAAATTCTACAAAAATTATATCAAAAAATGTAATCAACTGCTATAAATATTATTATCCACACTTTATTATCTCCAATCTACACCAATCACTCGAATTTACAAAATTAATAATCAAAATATTAAAATCTTAAGCACAAATATGTTTTGAAAAAAAACAAATACATTTAATTGCACAGGTGTTTTAATATTATACATATATATATTTTTTTATACAACATACACTTGTATTTTTATAATCTCAATATATATTTTTTTTGTACATATACAAAATACCACAACACATAAATATATCCAAGGAGTATATATAGCAGTGTACATCTGAACTAAAACATCATTAATTCTCAACTTGTTCGTATGAAACGATATTATTGAAAAAAAATATTTTTTTTTCAAAAAAACGACATTAGCAAATTTAATTTTCTATATCATCTTTGTGTATATTTATTCAAGAAAAAAAAAACAACATTAATATGGAAACATACAGTAAGGTGAATAATAACGCAATTATTGATATTTTGCAAATATCACAAATGAATGGAGTGCTTTTGAATAACAATTGTGATGATGATGAAACCAATATAATTGAAGATATTTGTGATCCTAAATATACGGCATATGAATATCAAAATTTGTATCCGCCAAATTTAAAATTCTTGCAAACTTTCAAATTTTGGGGCGAACACTTGTCATGCGCTTGGTCAATCTATGAAAATGATCCAACGTGTGATCGTGCCAAATTTAATAATGCCCCAAAAAGATTTCAAGAAATTGTACTTTGTAATATTGCATGCATTATGATCGGAGATTCAATTGTATTGGATCGTATTGCCAAAGATATAAACTCTAATATCACAAGCATTGAATTATTAGCCATGTTTGCGGATCAAACGTCACGTGAATTGGTGCATAAAGCAATGTATTCTAAAATGCTTGAAGTATCAGCTGAAGCACACAATTATCGATCCGAAGCATTTCGTGACAAATATATGGGTAGATTTACCATCATTGCTGATAAATATAAATCTTCTGATATCCGCATACAAATGTACTTTATAATGATGTGTGAGAATATATTATTTGCACCAATGTTTCAAACGATTTGCTATTTGGCATCATTAAGTTATGCACCCAAATTATGCGATTTAAATCTACTAGTCATGCGTGATGAATATATTCATTATAAAAATGCTCGTTATCAATCGTCGCAATTCAAACGTAAAATCGATACACATTTGGCTCGCTCAATTTTAGATGAATTTTCCAATGCCACCATGGATTTGTGTCGACAAATCATTACAGATTACACAGATGGTGTATACAATATTGAACATGTTGAGGCCCATTTTAAACATGTTATTCATGGATTTAAAACGGAAAATGATTTATATTTGACACATGATGAATTTACACGCAACGATCGTTGTTATAATAAAAGTCCGGCTGAAACCTATATGAATTTACCTAAATATGATTCAAAAATCAATCATATGGAAAGCAATAACACCGTTTATATGGTACCTGGCAACAATGAAATTGTCGATATGTCTTTTTAATTATACACAAAAAAATATTTACAATTATTAAAATTATAAACAAAAACAATATTGTACTTGTAAAAAAAATACACCATAAATAAATCTATATTGTACTTATCACTAAAAAAATGACTCTTGTTTTTCTCAAACATCCTGCCTATAGCGATAACGTTTTCCCGGTCTAGATAAATATACATGTGCGCATTTGTATATGTATATGTATCACAAACAGCCTCCACCTCCTGTTATAAAAGGAGGACGAAATGTTGCTGAAATAGTCAGTCATTTTTTAAATAACCCACTAAGAGGCAAGTATATTGAAAACTATAAAATATCTTTAAAATATATATAAATATTGTTTTATATAATCGAAAATCTGCAGTGTTGCTATTCAATCTTGGAATTGTCAAGTATTGCATATTTGAATTGTATCCTTCATAGAATAAAAAGGATATTCGTCGAAATATGGACAAGAAAATGATTTTATCATTTATGATGCTAAATGCCATTTTACAAACAATGGCTGCCTCAAATGCTATTCCTGGAGGACGACCACCACTACCACGAAATCGCAATAACGACAATTCTGAATCTGCGGAATCTTTGCAAGATCAAGTCTCTGGTAAAATTTTTAAGCCATTGAAAACGGCAGCAGTTGAAATTGGAATGTTCTGTCGCGATGTACATTGTATTGCTGCTGAATGTTATAAACGTGTTCAACATCGAAAATTTGCCGCATGTATGGCTCAAGTGCGAGACTATACCACAATTCACTACGATGATTCAATGATTCAAGACTATGTCTCTACCTGGTTTCCCGATAACAAGGGTCTGAAGGCTGGCCAACAAATGCAGGTACTATTACAGAATCTCGACTATAACAACACTAACGCAGATCAAAACGTTGCTTTTAAAAATAATACGCATGATGATAATGATGATGATGATGTAATAACAGATGTTAGTATTGTAGAAACTACAACAATATCTTCTAGTATACAAACAAATGCATCAGTGTTATTAATGCCAACAAAACCATTAGTCGCAAATAATATGCTTCATAATCATACCGACGCCTTATATAAATTTCATTATAATGACACTTTAGCGCAAAATGTACAAATAGAACCGCTTTCGTTTGAGTTAAATATGGATATTCAAAATCTTAATGATTCGAAAATTAATTTACTACCAAATATCACCAATTCCTTGGATCAGAAAATAAAGCATAAAACGCCTCAACATCTGAAGAGGAAGAAGAACAACGCAACAACGTCAACTTCAATGGCAAAACCAACAACCCCAATTATGGAGCCGGCAGAAAATAATGAAATCACAATTGAAAATTTAAATAGTAGCGCCACAACAGTAAATGTTCCTATAATAAATTCAACAACTACAACGACTACACCATCAACTATTAGTACTAGCACTAGCACTAGTACAACAGAAAGTACAGTAGCGGCATCACAAATTACAACAACGACTACACCATCAATTATTAGTACTAGCACTAGCACTAGTACAACAGAAAGTACAGTAGCGGCATCACAAATTGCAGCAACGACACAATTACACACAACGCCAATACAATCAACTACAACGAAATTGATAACGTCCACAAAACCACCACCACCATCACCACCAACAACAACTACGACAACATCTACAACATCTACAACATCTACAACAACAACAATAAAACCAAACACAACTACCACGACATTTACAACGTCCACAACGATAAAACCAAACACAACTACAACGACGTTAGCAACAACAACAACAAAAACAACTAGACAACCATCAAACATAACAGAAATAACTACGCCAATACCAGCAACCACATTGTCGGAAACGGTAACTGCAATTTATAATATAATAGAACCTGAAACTATGAAAACTACTACTACTGCTGCAACTAGTACTACTGAGGCAACTACTGGTACTGCTTCCTCTACAACTTTACATATTGAAAAAAATAAAATTTCAAATAGTACTACTACTACTGCTGCTACTACTACCACCACCACCACTACAACTACAAAACCAACAAAGAATACACACTATACCAATAATAGTACGTCGACAATGCGACCAATAATTACAAATGCCACCCCAAGTAATAAACCAGTCGATAATAATATTCAGAGAACAGCATCTAGACAACTAATTAGACAAAAACCAATAAGATATCGTCAACAGTATGAATCTCGTCTAACAACAAATACAATTGAAGAATATACTGATTCAAAAATTAAAAATAAGCTTCAACATCAACAACAACAACAACAACAACAATCGTTCTTGCCATCAATGTTATCCATTAAAAACGAAACTCTTTCACCTAATGCAATCCAACAACGCCCATTACCGCCACCACCATTGCCACCTAAAACAGAAAAAATCTTGCATAATGTAACCCGACAACATCAACCACAACCACTAGCATTATCATCGCCACATAAAGAAAATGAAATTCAAATGGCAAGCATTTTTAATGTCCCAAAACGTACACGAGTACGATCACAAGCAACATCTACAGCTACATTATCATCGTCCCAACACAAACCATTAATTTCCGAATCTACATCTGTGTTACAAAATGTTACAAATACCAATAGTACTACTAACAACAATATGCATAAACTTTCTATCGATAATAAATATATTTCACAGTACCCCACAAAGTTCAATTGGAACAACAGCACCCAAAATAATAATTCTATGAGAAAAACGCACCAAACACCAAAATCAAATTCCAAGTCTACAACCCAAATCCCACTAACACGATCACAACCACAACCACAAGAATCAAAGTCCCCAATAATGCAACCAAGTTCATCAAATTCACAATCTGATTATCGAAACAATCAAAACGATATAACACATCGACTAGCGAATGCACGAAATAGTCAGCATGATCACGAATCGGAATACATGAACCCCCAAACTGTTGTTCATGAGACTTTAAATTCTGTAAGCATATATTATGTTCTCATTTTTTTCTACTATGCAATTTAATCCAAAATTAACATTATAGGATGACAAGTATCAAAATTATCAACCGCCCCAAGCATATGCGCCATCACGACCACGAATCTATCATGATGAATCCGACTCCAATAACAACAACGATCCCATCAATTTCAACGACAATATTACCACCGACGAAACTTCAAAATCTTCCAACCCATGGATATTTGCAATTGTTGTAAAATATTTTGATGCGATTTCATATGGGATTGGTGCCACTCTATTGGCGATCAAACTTTTCGCAATTTACAAATACAAAAGTTGCATTCGAGCAAAATGCTGCTGTTGCTTCAGTTGGTGTAAATCAAAACCAAAGAATAAGTACCAGCACACCTTTAAACTTGTGCCAAAATATGATATAAAAAGTATTGAACTATCAACAATTACATCGTCTAAAGAAGATGAAGCGCAGCGTACATCTCTCTTGTAAAACATATATATAAAAAAAATAATATTTTCCCCACCCTCAATATATATATGTACGCAAATTAAATGAAAAAAAAATGTAATAAGAACCATTCTCGAATAACTTGTACTCACTCACTCACATATACTTATTATGTGACCATTTTTTAATCTCAATATGTTCTTAATATTATACTTTTATACAAATAAAAAAAATATACATATATGTACATTTAGTATATGTATGATGGTTTAAATCAAAAAAATAAATATATGTTTTTTTTACTATAAAATAATGGAATTTACACATTTTCAGAACGAACTTTACTACAATATTCTGCCACATATTTGCCCATTCTAGAGTCTAAGCAAATAAGTTTATACTCTTTAGCAGTAACAAGAATATCACTCAATCGTCCGGGAGCATTTAAAATATGAGTATATTTTTGATCATATAACATTTGAAATTCTACTGCTAAAGATGGTATTACATCGCCTTTTTTATAAGATTTCAATTTATATCCATCATTAGATTCCTTTATAACATTATGAACCGTTGGTTTTGGAACATAACTTGAAATGAAATATGTTTCAATTGGCATTTTTTTTACCTGTAATATGACATATGCACATACGTTCAAAAAATGAAAATACTAAAATCTTTAGTTATTATTTTATTTTCAAAAATAGGTAAATACATGCATATACAAAAAAAATGCTTATTACTACGTACAAAGATAATTTAAAAATTCATATGAATTCAAGTTTTTTTTGTTATTTATATTTTATTCGTGTCGCCAGCTTTAAAATATATAGGACCATCATCATTCTCAGCATCGTTGCCATCATCATCATCATCATCATAACAGTCATTGGTGTAATTGTAATATTCATTATACCTATCGGTTTCGGTAGTTTCTCCAGTATCAGCATCAAATTGAGTAGAATTTATTTTTACTTCGTATTTTAATTGAGTAGATGTCAAGAATTGTAAATCTTCGTGTTCTGGATAATACATACGATATGTATTAAAACCCATGTATTTTACAAATGCCATCATATCAGGCGAAACTTTAGGTTTGTTATTATCCAAATTTTCAGCATTATCATATTCGAAATAATAGTTTATATGTTTTAAGGTTTTTAGAATTTCAACTTGATCGTCATTCAAATCACATTTGAAATGTGCATCGTTCAAATCGTTCTTGTCCAAAAATTCTGGTGTCATCAAATGATTTTGCATTTTATACATATGCTTATAATATTTAAACAATAAGTCGAAACATTTAATAAATTCAACACCATTTATTAAATCTTCACATTCTATATTGCAAGTTTGTATAGAGTCGTCACAAGATTTTTCATTACGAAAAGCGATTCGAAATATAAATGGTTTTATATACTTGGGTACATTCAGTGATATATTCCAATAACGAAAATAACGTTTTCGTGAATATTTAATTGGCATACTCTCAGTTTTAAGTTCATCCATTGGCACCTCAATTGATCCAGTTAATGAATAACGACAATTGTCATATATAAATTTTTCAGTAACAACTTTAAATTTTGCTGTAACCTCTGACAAAGCACCATTTTCATAATCCAAACGGGTCACAACATTTGCTCTAAAACTAGAACAATTTGAAACAACACTATCAATATGATTGTCACCACCATCATAATCATCATCATCGCCATTATCATTATTATTATCACATATTAGATAATCAGTTGAAATTTGATTTTCATTTATAAATATAGTTTGTAGATTTTCAAAATAATAACGTATTTTCATTAAAATGCGAGAATCATCGTATGGAAAACGCAAATCAACACATTTTATATTCGCTGAATATTCAACCTCATTCAAATAACCAAATCGCGAACAATCTACTGTCATATTTTTATTCAATAACAACGTATCAATCGTTGGTATTTGATTTATATATTCAACGAGTCCATTCGATTTATTGATACGAGAAAAACCAGGAATTTCATTAGTTTCTTTACGTAGTCTCGACAATGAATCCATATCACCGTGAAAAATATGAAATTTATTGCTGTCATCGATTGAGCTTGGTTTAAGTACATATGGCCCAGCGTACATTGGCGGCGAATCAATGGTTGCGATCTCAGTAAAATCCGGATTTGCGAGTCTGGTGCCCATTGTAAGATTTTTCTGCTTTTTGTATGCAACGTTCCCCAATCAAAGTAAAACTTCAAGCGTCACTATAGTTACAACGCCTATTTATATGAAGTGTAATTAAATTCCATTATTCCCCCAACCCTTTCGTAAATTTCATTAACCTTCAAACATTTCATAACATTACAAACTATATATTCATATGCACATACATAACAAATAACTACGTATTTAGATATATATATATATGAACCCATTTAGATGTAAATAAAATTTTCTAGAAAAAAACCACCTTTTTTTGTACCCTTTTTTTTCTAAACCAAATTCATTCAAATTATAATATAGTGGCTTGTATATTGTTTTAAAATAATTGAAAATTAACAAAAAAAAATATTTTTTATAATGGATATTGTTTTGCTTATTTTGGCTATAATATTAATTTTTATTCTTATTTCGGTATATGTTTTAAGTTCAGTGAAAAAAACTACAGATTTAAAGAAATTAATGGATGAAATAGCGAAACTTCAACCATTAGCGGAATCGTATACATTGGGTCGAAATAACAACGCTACTACTACTGGTAGTAATAGTAGTACTTTCAAGAATGTGTATTTGGATCAAAATAACGAACCAGTCTTACGAATCGAAAAAAATCCAACAAATTATCAAGCAAAACCAATAATTTTACAACCACACGGCGATATCATACATCACGATGATGGGAATGGTTATAAAATTTCTGGTCTCGATACCATACAATTTACATGTCCCGATAATTATGGTGGTGAAAATTGCATATTAAATCCATTATGCACACGCGACGATAGTGGCACATATAAACCGCTATCATTCACACAATTCAATGGCTTGGGATTATATTTAAATGAATATGCCTATGAGGGCATTGCTCGAGATAGAGCAATCGAAGAGAATCATCCAAAGATTCGAGTTCATTGTTTGGATAATTTAGGTAATTATAAATTGGAAACATGCCCGGATAATACAAAATTAAATTTCCAAACTATGCAATGTGATCCATATGATATTTGTGAAGATCATATTAATGGTTACAAACATAATATGAGTATTGATAACACCTCAAACACATTGAATGCAAATGAATTTTACATGTGTGAAAATAATCGTAGCGTATTACAAACGTGCGCCAATGATACAAAATATAGCGATGACGTTGGCGGTTGCATAACTGGAACACCATGCTTTAATCGTGGTTTCGATACAATTAAACTTAATGATACCAGCTATTTACAATGTAGTCATGATCGTGGGATTGTTGTTGATTGTCCGCTTGGTGTTATTACCGATTTAAATAATGACACCGAGGTATTCTCTTGTATAATAGCATCGTGTAAACCAGAAATCATAACCGAACATGTCGAATCTTTAGTATACGATTCGGGCGAAGTAACATGCGTTGACGACAAAGCAATAGTAAAATTGTGCGACACAACACCAATTGAAAAAATCTATAATTACAAATGGGCCGAAGATTTTCAAATCAAGATCAATTCATGGCCAAAAGAAATTTATAAAAATGGCAATTGTGTGCCAGCAACCGATGATATTATACATAATCCGATTATTCAAATAAATTGGTCTGCCGCTATGCCGCATCAACATCCATACAATATATTGACAGAGAAATTTGTATGCGATGAGAATACAACGAAATATCGTTGGGATTATTTGCGCAAAACATTGGATCCAATGCCAACCAATGATAATGAAATTATAAACTCGGCATCGCCATGTCAAAATGGGCCAATTGATGCAAATATTATTAGATACCCGTCAAACCGGTATCCCGAAGATACACCAGCATATATTATAATCACAGAGGATTTATACTTGAACACATATGAAAAATTACATTTATGGCCATATTATAATGCTGATACAAAATTATATACATCGACTAGTGTCGATTATAATTCTACGGGAATAATTATAGAGACCTCATCATCAAAGATTATACCATTTGGTTTCATTCTGCCCGATAATAAATCGCCAGGCGACGAATCATTACAATTGCATTTAGTTGGTTATCAAAAATTCATACCGTTTGTAAAAAAACAATATTATTTTATTGCCACTGGATTGCCGGCACGAGTTCATTTATCTGATCCAGAAAAATCACAAGATACCACAATAAATATACAATTCGAGGAAAGTGTAACAACTCGACGTGACATCACATTTGCTGTCGATTTTACAAAAATCAAAACACCAATACAAATTTTACCAAACATAAAATTCACAAATACCCACATCGAATATTATAATCAAATTATTAAAATTTCATACATGATATTTCAAATTAAACGTCAACCTTTATCATTAATGAGATCCACATTTATTCTTGGTGAAGGTGAAATTATTAAAGAAGATTTCAATAATGTCGAATATCCACAATTAAATTTTACATCAAATTAAAAAAGATTACAATTATATTATTTTTTTTGAATCATTACATCCACATATTAAATATTTATAGACAGTAATATATATGTATATGAATAATTTATTTGTAATTGATACTTGATGATTAAAAAAAACTACAAACAATAAATATTTAAAAAAAAAATTTAATATACTACGTATATTTACAAAATGAACTCAACAATGAAAGAAATTAATCGACCACAAATTGTATCAATACATATTGTATCAATTATTATTGCAATACTGTTGATATTAATTGTGCTCGTGCTAACAAACATTGAATCGTTTGATGTGCAAAAAAAGAATTACGATTTTCCTGGACAACAACAAGAATCTAGCCAACACAATTGCGATACAGAATTAATTTATAGCATGACCGACGAACAATGCAATGCCATTTGCCGTGAACCTGGTGTTTTTGTAACACGCAACGGTGCCTGCGTAAACATTCAAAGTTTCAATCAGACAGCGGTCGAAAATGAATGCAATCCAAAGAATGGGGTACTCGCCTATTTGCTTGGCGATCCAGAATTTGGCACAACAAAATTATTATGCCTTAGCATTGATCCAGGCGTGCAACCAGATGATATTAAATTGCCCAATACGTTGTGCATGAACGGACAATTGGATATAAATTATATTGAAGCATTTCCAAATTTAAAACATTGCACATGCGCCGACGACGAGATTCTAGCAACAATTCTAGACACGAGCACAATACGTACTCGTGGCGTATGCGTAAAAAAACAATCCCAACCCATATATGAAATTAATCGTTTACTTTACAATGACACATGAGTATGATTTTTTCCACCAACCCCAATATTAACCAAAAAAAAATATTACAATTTATAGTTGGTAATACTTTACAATGACACATGAGTATGATCCCCAATATTAACCAAAAAAAAATATTACAATTTATAGTTGGTAAATATAATTGAAACAGTAAATAACAATGGCATTTATAATATATATATAGTACATGTATTTTTTTTTCAATAATTTTTTTTATAATCGTTTACGTTTAATTAGACTAAAATTATTTGACATATCATTATTATTTTGAAGTTTTCTTCTAGATCCAATCATTTCATTTGTATTGTTGTCATCATTCTTCTGAATAACACCATCATCATTATTGCTATCCGATTGATTAGTAGTAGTAGTAGTTGTAAGACCATCCGATGATAATTGTAATTTTTCAACATTTTGATTTCTCTCCAATAAACAATTCAATTCATTCATTAACCAATCAACCGTACATATTTCAGAGTTTTCATATTTCTTATAGACTCTGGCACAAAATTCAGTAGTTTCAATGAAAATATTTGGTTGTGGCATCTCGATACGATACTTTTCATTTGCCATTTGATCATCCAATGTCATGCGTATATTGGTTTTTGCAATCGATTTGATATAATCAAAACTGGAAACATTCAAATCATATGCAGAATGTAGACCGGCAAATTTTGTTAATATTGTCGCCTCCCTGAGAGAATTATTCATTTCGGATGAATTTCGTTTAAATTTGTCCGGTAATAGAGGGGCCAGATCGACATTATTTATTAGAAACTCATGTAACCAAACATTACGATCATATTCATCGATGCAAGATAATGATAGCATAATGTCACGATATTTAATAACTTTACCCATAGTCATTAGATTTGGATCGACTATTTTTTGTACTGCAGCCTTTTGAAGAAAACGTCGAACACATCCCGGATAACTAATGACAAGATTGTAAATCATTTGACGAATACGCATTTTATCAGCAATCGTGGTCGCACATAGAAAGTCATAGCCCAAGTTGCCAAGATTTTTAAATGTAGCATTTGAATTATTAGATGGTCCAATGCCGCTGACATCATAAAAAATATAGTTTATCATTGTTGCGCGAACCTCGTCAGCGGTGGGTATACGATTCTCACAATATTGTGGGAAATTTATAATCGTAGACACTAAATGGGATAATTGATTTTTAATGGTCACCCTGGCTATTTGCTTTGGATCCATTACTCGAGACAGGGCCACATATAGACCTTGATAGGTCGTTTTATTAAGCATTAAATTTAATTTTCCACTTATGGTGCAACCCTGACATTTATGAACCGACATAAAATTCGATGGATATATTGGATAATTGTGTAATTGGCCTGTGGTCACATTTTGCATCAAAAATTCATGATGCGGTTGAAATATCACATCTTTATGCATACTCGATTTACCAAATGTTTTTTTCAATTTTGTCGAATGTAATTGCATCGTTACCAATTCTTTCTTTTCGTCGTATTCAATTAATGTCCCCAGTGAATGTTCTGAATGCCTTTCCACGAAATATGTTGCGCCAATCACTAGCGGTAAATATGGTAGAAATTTATCAATAACATTCATGGAGACCACATCAAATGGAGCATTATTAGTGTCACCCGTTATAATCTTTGATAAATAACGAGTTGTCTCGGGTATTGGCAAAAGTGTTGGTCCCATAGTCTTTAATTTTTTCTTATCACGAACCCTGGAGACATCAATTTCATAAAATGAAACGGGATAACCATTTTGACACACCATCATATGTATCGATTGTGCCAATTCACGATGTGTTGCCGCCAAATGTATATAATCATATTTAACAGGCTCCATTAATTGTCGCAAAAAGAACGCCGATACCATGGCAAATGCATATTCATCCAATATAGTGCTCGATGAATGTTCGGCAAATAATTGAATGACAGAATTATATGTTGCATCGCCGCAACGTTCGTTTGTGGTCAAAATGAATTCACGTTTGGTAAACGATTTGGCCATCCAATATGATGAGAGAATCGTATGTTTTGAATTGTGTATATTCTGCAATTGATTGCGATCCCCACAAATTATTGCACCAATTTTATAATATTCAAATAATATCAAAATGATTACTAAAAACGGTTTAGTCATCACAGTATATTCATCCAAAAAGAATACAGATCCTTCGACATCAGATAGCGATGCTCTACGCAACATTGATATTATTGTCAACATAAACTCATATGTATCCATACTGGAGGCCAATTGCTTATCCAATGCCAAATATGAATAATATTGCAAATTCAAGCATTTCATCATGAAACTGGCAACAGAATTTCGTCGTGTATTATAGCGAAATGATGCCAATAAATCATTTTTATAAATTATCGTATCAAAGTATTTCTTTTGATTGTACGCAATTGTCTTCAATACAAACGATTTGCCACAACCTGGGCCAGCTTGTATAATAATGATATCGTTTGCATTATTCTCAATATAATCGTAGATATCCCGTTGTCCGGCATTCAATTTCTCAACTAAATACGTTTGTTGTTCCAATTGATGATGGTCGACATTGTAGGTTTCATTGGTGCCCAAATAGAAACGTTGACCTTGTCTTGCAGCGATAGGTTGTAAACATATTGCATTTGTATTTAATTTAACTAAACTTTCATATTTTTCACATTGCCATTCCGATGATAGTTTTTGTACTTCTTTTTTTGATTCTATTAAAGACGACGACGACGATGACGATGATATTGATGTAGAAAATAATGAAGAATTCAAAACATCTAATAAATTTCCATTAGCATTTTTAACATTTGCTATTATTTTTGGTATTGGTGTTGCTGTTGCTGCTTCTGCTGTTGTTGCTGCTGCTGTTGCTATTGTTGCAAACTTATTAATAATAGACATATTTGTATTATTAGCAGTAGAGTTGATGGTATTATTAATGTTTGTTGCCATTTTTGTTACTATAATTATTCATTATTTTTTTGTGGTTTGTTTGAGAGGTTCGTGTGTGTTTTCTTGGAAAAAAATTATTGATCAAAATCCGAATACGTGTGCGCTCTATGATAATTGATCATGTATACTGTTTAAATGTCACATATAATATCACGGTTATATATACACACACACACTTTTTTTGATTTATAATATAAAAAAATGTAGTGAGAATATATATTCATATTATACTATAGATTTCATTTTTAATTCATCTTTTTTTTTCAGACTTTTTGATAATTTATAGTACGATTCTATGTTTCTGTATCCCACACCCACCACTCTGTTATATTTTGTATTCGAATTTCCTTAGTTTTGATTCAAACCAACCCAATAATATTATTTCCCTCACCCAAATCCAAAAGAAAAAGCTTAAAATGAAATATTCTCTTTGCTGCTGCTGCTGTATAGAGAGCGAGAATAACCATATATGCGCACGCATATGTGTACGGTTATTTTTGAATATCAAGTCTCACAATCGAAATACAACATGTGCTGTATGGCGGTTATATGTTTTTTTTTGAATACCAAATCTCATCACAATCGAAATATGTGGTACAACATTTTGCTTTTTTTAATACTAAATCTCATCACAATCGAAATATGCGGTACAACATTTTGCGCGCCATAGGGTTGTTTTTTTTTCGAATGTAGTACATGCGCAATTGTTAATTTTGATTCTGCGCTTGCTTACCAACACAAAAAAAATATTTCATCAAGTTTTTCCGCTACTTTTCGATAGATGCCGCCGCTGCTGCTGCTGCTGCATTATAATATATATGGAATAGTATCCCACCCCAAAAACATAAGAAGCAACCAAAAATACATAGTACACGATACTTTATTTATGGGTCATACTATATGGGGGGAAAAATAATTTACTTTTTTGTGGTGGTATATTATCATCTTCAATAGCTTTGTATAAATATCTATGGTATTTGTTTGGCATACTAAGTATATGGAAAAAAATAATTTACTTTTGTGGTGTAGTATCTTCAATAGCGTTGTATAAATACATATGAAGAAATGTCTATGGGTATTTTTTCACATTTTTTCATTCAAACATATTCTTGCATGTCTTTTTTTTCATATATCAAAATATACTATACCTACTACTGCTACTACTACGACTATTGCTGCTGCTGCTGTTACTACTACTGCTGCTGCTATGAGTATATTGGGTTGACTAGACTATTTTTTTTCTGAATGGCATACTATACTACGACTATTGCTGCTGCTACTACTGCTGCTATGAGTATATTTGATTGACTAGACTATTTTTTTCACATGTTGAATGGCATACTATACTACGAATGTCTCGGTATTGTGGTTTGTGGAGGATAGGCAGATAACCGTAGGGGGTGGGGTAACGGGTTAGGGATTCAGACTAAAAGTAGCTGGTTGAAGGTTATTGAATTCAGTCTGTAACGAACCATCGTACAGTTCACATGAAAGCCAGAGTGTATTATTATGTTACATGTTATATATTATATATTATATAGTTATCTTATCACATATACTTATCAGCTAATTACTTAATGACTTAATACCCATTAATACCAATTAAGACCCATTAATACCCTTATCTGCCGACAAAGGGATCTAGCCTCTCATTCTAACGCATTAATTTCCCATAAGGAGGCGGAGTTATCGCTGAGCTTGTAGGGAATGGGGATTAACTTTCGGGGTTGAGGTAAAATGGGTGTGGAAAATGGCAAAAATCGAGCTCGGAGTGAAACTAAAATTTTACTTTTTCAAAATTAGCAGCTCTTCACCCCCTCTGGGTGACCAATATCGACGTAGCGTGTGTTAAAAATGTTGTTATTCCATATAAAAAATTGAAATCGTATATTTCCATATGACTTTGTCAACTTTTGTTTTCAACATGTTTCGTTGTTTTTCCATATAAAATTTGTGAAATTTTTGCAAAGTCATTGCGAAAATTTGTATTTCTCAAAAGTGATGTGGTTTTGTTAAATTATTTTTGATCGTCCCAACGTTGTTATTTATATGGAAAAAATACGTAGTAATAACTTGACAAATTCGCCCATCACATTTTCAGACATTTAAATTGTAGTTTTTTATATTGAATAACGACATTATAATAGAGATTTTACAAAAATTAAAACTTTCTATATGAAATCAATGTGTTTTCTGTAATGTATATATTTAATAAGTATACAATTGATGGTTGGAAAAGTAAATTTTATATATGAAATCAATGTGTTTTCTGTAATGTATATATTTAATACATATACACTTGATGGGTGGGAAAAGTAAATTTTATATATGAAATTGATATGTTTTCTGTAATGTGTATATTTAATAAGTATACAATTGATGGCTGGAAAAGTAAATTTTATATATGAAATCAATGTGTTTTCTGTAATGTGTATATTTAATAAATATACGCTTGATGGTTGGGAAAAGTAAATTTTATATATGAAATGTTCAAAATTTTTTTTCACATTGACAAATACGTATACGTTCAATTTATCATACCGCTATTGCGATGGGATATGAACGAATTATCATTATCGATGGCATATACGATCATTTTATATTAAGTCATAAGATTTTTTTTCATTACACCATCGATATCGATGAATATGAAATTTATTTTTTGCAAAAAATTTTTTTAAATAGTAATGGTTGGTGGCAGAACTTGTCTTTTAAGAACATTACACAAAAAAAATATTTTTTTCTTAAATCTATAAAATATTGTAATATAATAATGTATTATAGGTAGTAGTAGTAGCAGCAGTAGTGCTCGTGGTAGGAAAATAATGTAATAATTCGAAAACAATGATTTTATCCATAAACTTTGTCTTTTGGACAATTATTGCTATTGTTATTATTTTCATTTTTACCCTATTAGTATATCAAATGATTCAACGTTCGAAACATTACCCATTTCTGGACAATGACAATGATGATGATACTTTGGATGAACAACTTATTGAGAAAATATTAGAACCACACACAAAATATTATAAACTTGCGTATAATAATAATAATAATTCTTCTGAGAATGACATTGAGAATGTCAATGGTGCATATGTGAATGCGATAAAAAAATTTAAATATATTAAGGATGACACTGCTGACACTGACATTTTAAATTCACAAATAAATACAACCGAAATGAATCAGAAGCATGTGCAAAAATTGAATACTATCCCAGATGATTATGGGTTCTTTGATGATGATTTTCATTCGATCGAAATGTAAATCGTAAATAATTGAAATTTTAATTATGTATTCTTAAAGCAAATATATAAATACATACAAATTTTTTGAAATGTGATATTATATATGGGTATTTGGTTTGTGATATATATATATTTATACTTATAGTATGCAGCGTATGTATGTATGATGTGTTAGTTATTTTTTTTTGATATGAACGTGTTTAAAATGTTCAAATATTTGAAAAGACTAAAAAAATGTTTCAGTTTTTATATATTTGCGTAAACATGTGGCGTACTTGTCGTTGTCATGAAATATAATAAATAGACTGTAAACTTTACTTTAGCTAATTCTTAAAGTTTCGCAGTTGGCACACAACACATACTTTCGAAAAACTTGAGTTTAATATTGATAATATCTTGTTTGATTTGACGTGAACAAAATATTAATTAACAATACGTATAACTACATTTTTTTTGTACGATGGAAGGTTTCAACAACAAACGTGAATTTAAAACGATTTTAATTGAAGGAAATATTAGTAGCGGCAAAACAACATTTTTAAATTATTTGAAAAGATACGATGACATGGCATTCATTATACCAGAACCCATTGATAAATGGTGCGATTTTAATGGATGCAATTTACTAAATGAAATGTATAATGATGTGCAAACGTGGGGACCATCGTTTCAATCGTATGTTCTTCTAACAATGATCTCATCACATATAATTGAAACTGAAAAGCCATATAAAATTATGGAACGTTCATGCCACAGTGCGATGAATTGTTTTGCCAAAAATATGATGGTTCAACAGTTGATGGATCCAGGAATGTATAATGTACTTAAAGAATGGTATGATTTTATCAACTGGAACATGGATTTGAGTTTTGATAAAATTGTCTATATTCGAACATCGCCAACTGTAATTTATAATCGTATGATACGACGAGGTCGTAAAGAGGAAGAGAACGTGACTTTGGAATATTTGACGCAAATACATGAAATGTATGAAGATTGGTTGTTTGGCATCAATGCAATTTATAAAGACAAAATATTGGTGTTGAATGGCGACTTGGATGAATCTGAGATTGGACCTGAGTATTTACGTATCGAAGACGCAATATTCCAACAATAACAACTATAATATCGGTTATTACCACCACCACCAACATATTTTATACACCTTGAGAAATTATACAATGTTAAATAACCACATATTTAAAAATACTCTTTATTCATGGTTGTATGCGATGAAAAAAAAATAAATGTATTTATACTATGAACATGTACAGTTTGTGCGTTTGTTGTTTTATTTGCAAATGGTGGTTTGGGGGAAAAAATGCCCTCCCACAGGATTTTAATTTAGACTTAACTGTTTGTATTTTTTTGTAATTTAGTTTGAATGTCATTGAGTTTGTTGAGAATATATTCACGATTTGATGCAGACATCTGTGTTGGCATGTTTAATTCGAGTACGTTTTTTATAATTTTTGGATTATCTTCGTAAAATTTTAATATCTCCTGATGGAAATGTTCAAGTTTTTGCAATTCTTCTGTTGTTATATTGGTATGTTGGAATTGTAATAAGATTACGTTCATAAGGCAATATAATATTTGTTTTTTTGTCAAATCCATAAAATATATGTCTTCTTTTCTAAAAATTAACGTTGGCAGATATTGTTCTCCAAAATCAATACCCATAAAATTTACATCATTGGTATAAACGACACGCTTCAAAAGACTTGAGACTCTAGTATAGTTGCTATTAAGATATGTTGCCAATAGATTGGTGATAAATGAATGAGTTTTTGGCTGCCAATCTAATTTGGTCTTCATATATGTCGAGCTTTTTCGTATATTTTCTTCACTTATGCTGATACATTTATAAGTTGCAGCAAAATTTTGTATATAAAACATTGGTCTTTTTGGACGATTTGTGTATTCTAAGGTTGAATCGACATTTATAGTTATCAAATTATGAAATGTTTGTAATCCAACAACTACAGATCCAAATGCGATAGATTTAATAGCTGCACGAACATTATCCGATTGTTTGATTTGTTTATAATGATTTATACACATTGAACATGGTAAAATAGAATCGATGTTATAAACAATTAATGAAAAGTTGAGATAATTATCAATATGTTTGAGTTCAAAAGCATAACTTAATAATATTGAGGTTAAATGAAGAAATTTCCAATAAACATTACCCCATTGTGAAGTTGAATATTTGTGCACATTCACATATAAAACATTTAAACGTATATTGTAAATACCACACAATGTTGTGATTAAATTTTCTAAAATTTCATTATATTTTACGGAATTTGCTCTAAACGGTCTGCTAAGTTCGTAGAATTCTGACAAAATCTCTTCATATTCAGATGCTATGACATTTATATTTAAATTTTTGAATTCTTCAGCGATTTTTTTAAGTAATTCATCAAACGGTTTATCGAAACGAGTACTATCAATTTTACTATCATTTGGTAAATTCTCATATAATTGCGTTTCTGATTTATTAGAATTTCCCATTAAAGAAGCAGCTGTTACAAATGACGTTGCTGCTTTTGTTGTTGATAGTCGTCTGTCGGTTATTGATCCATTTTCATTTGAATACGCCACTGCCGATGTTGATGGTTCCGGTGTTAAATGTTGCGATGTTGTTAGCGACGACGTTGTTTTTGATGTTGGTTCCGATGTTAGTACTGTTTGTGGTTTTAATTTTATGTCCGTAACTTTATTGTTACGTTTTATGGGCTCTTTAATTTCGACATCACTATTAAGACAATGGCACGGTTATATGGGGGGGGAGAAAAAAACCATTATTTTTTTTGAGCAAGTTTATGATTTATATGCGTTAATGTATGCATGCATGCATACATACATACCTATCAAGTCGTCTCTTCAAATTTGCGTTATATTGTGAAGATGCCATTGGCTTTATAGAATTTTTTCCCCCTTAGTATCTGTTTTTTTTATTTTGATATGTCACTTGTATCGCATCCTTTCTATATCACCGTAGTATCATGAATATACTATTTTAATTATAAATAAATAGTATTTTAATTAAATTATATATTGTAATAAAGAATATTATAATACTAATATGAAATATCAACATTTAACAACGATTATATATAGAGAGGTTCATGCAGTGAGACTTTTATTGTAAGCAACTAGTGTGTGTTTGATCGGTACACTTTTTATTTAAACCTTTGGAATATAAATTTTAATATAAAAAAAACCGTACTTACAATGAACCCTTTGGATATGAATTCTGGAAATATTAATAACAACAACAACAATCAAAAAAATAATGGCAATATGATGCCAATGCCACCAATATCGATGTCATCGCATGTACCGCAAGCATTTTATCAAGTTCCACAACAATTAATGTCAATGCCGAATATTCAGCAGCAGCAGCAGCAGCAGCAGCAGCAACAACAACATTCGCCTCAACAAACTTTACAAATATCACCATTATCAGAACAATCGCAACATATGCCACAAATTTTGAACAATTCTGCGGCATTTCCAATGCCACCAACAGCATATATTAATAATTTGATCGCAAGTACTGGGACAAGTAACTCTACAACAAATATGAACCAATTTGATGTTGTTAATATGACATATGATAATTTTAAATCTGAAAAAACGTTTCTATCTGATGAACCTTATAAAATGTTGGCTGAAGATTTTACCAAAGTAACAAAAATGAATCTATTGGATGACGAAGATCCGGATCTTTTATATACACTTTTCGTTCGGAATTCTGCATTTAATAATAATACTTATTATTTTGGTGCTTTGGCTAATTTATATCGCAATCGTTATAGCGATTTATATGAAAAATATCCAAGTTTATCGGTGTATATTGAGTTTTGTCTAGCGACAATTATATTTAAATCTGAAGAAATGTTACGTAGTAATTGCATCTCAAATGTTGTTAAATTGCCCAATAGTGGCAACACAAGTGGATTTAATAAATTGATACGTACGAGTAAAAAACGTTCAGCACCCGTCGATGTAGAACATGGTCCGAAAGTGAAAATAAGTAATTTGACTAAACATCCATTTTTCGATACTTCATCATATAAATCCAAACAGACACTTTTCTCTATCGGCAAATGCACCGATTATTGTATACCAGCAGATTTTGCGAGTCTATCTTTTGTATCTACACAAGGTACTGTTAATAAAATGGACGCTAAAGTATCACATCCCTTTGATGGATTAAAATTGACATTTCTTAAACCTGTTCTATGCATTTTAACTGATCGAATTTGTAAGACTTACAAATTTTCATATTTGGAGCATTTATCACAATTGGCCAATTTATTAACTAAAATGACTGGAAAAGGAATTTTAAACTCTCAATTTGGATTTGGAAAGAAGCAAAAACTCAATGTTTTGCGCATATCTTCAGGACAATTTGAAGATGTTGAAAAGGTTTCCAAGGGTTATATTATGACACTTGTAAATAACTTATCCATATTTCAATTGGGAAATAATACGTTATTGTGTAAAACTTATAGCGATTTGCTATTTAATTTGGACGATAAGGTCGAAATTACTCAGTCGGATATGATTATTTGTGAAAATTTAATTGAAGATCAATTGGCTAAATCTGAAGAAATTATACGTCAATATGAAATTGCAAATGGTATAATAGCAAATGATGGATCAGAGGAAATCAAAACCAATGATAATGTTTCTGATAACAACAACAATAATAATAATGATGATAATGTTGTTGTTAATGTGACTAGCAATGATGAGTCTAATATTGTTTCAAACATTAAAATACAAAAAACTGAGCCTTTGAAAGAAACTGTCAATGTTGTAAATGAATAAACTTTTTTTTATATTAAATTTACTGGAAATGTATTTTTTATATATATATTATCACTTATTATATTTTCTATATATATATGCATTCATATTTGTATTCACATGCAATATTATATTTTTATACTTCATGTATTATTTGTACTTGTATATTTTTAACAATAAAAAAACTTGTATATGACTTGAAATTGATATTAAAATTGTTATAATTTTTAAAATAGTCTGCAATATATATATGTCTATGTTATGTTGACGGCAATTATAATAGTAATTTTTACAATTTTATTGATATTTCAAGTTTTGAAAAATGGCATTAAGTTCGTTCCTGAGAGATTTGAAAGGTCTGGGTCGGGCGACTGTGAGTGAATCGGAATCGGTGATGAGGGGTTTTCGTTCTGAAATCAAACCACTTGAGGAAGCGATCACGTCGATGCCTATTCGTAAAACTGGTGCTGGTTTTATTGAAATGGGTGAAGAGTCGGTGGGATTTGTAAATAAAATCATGAGAGAAGGAGATTTAGCAGAAATAATACGGATATCTGAAAAAACTATACCATTTACAACATCTGAATCAAGATTATTTGAATCTTTAGTTGCTGAGACTCCAGAGCGTGTATATCGTGATGTGATCGAAGATGTGACTAAAAATGCTAGAAATTATCCACATTTGAATATTGTGGTGAATGAATTTCCAAATATTTCTAGATCTGCCACTCAAGATATTGCTAAAATTGAAAGTAATTTGTTTCGTAAACTAAAAACTGGTGTAGTTTTATCTTTGACAGTTGGTTCCCTTGTTGTCGGCACTGGCTGGGCATTGCGTGCAACAAGACAACGTGCCGGTTGTTTTATGATGACAACTATTAATAATAAAACATCGTCGTGTAAAGTTCAAGCTTATACATGTGATGGTACACCGGATTTTCTTTGTACAGGAACTTTGCCATATTTCAATGTTACCTTGGTGTTAATGAAAATTGCCGATTCTGAGAATAATAATGCATTGAAGCAACAAATTGCAGCCGCTGTTAATATACCAGTTGATCAATTGAAAGACAATTTAGACAAAGTTCTCGATCAAAGTTATAACACTGTCTATGAGATAATTAACAATGCAAAAGATCGTCCCGAGGTCAATGTTTGTGCAGAAAGAAATCCAAAAATCGAGGGCGGCATTATACCGCCGTGTCGCATGTGTTCACCATCCGCTGATCCAAAATCAACACAATATATCGATCCAAATAGTTATCCAGAAAATGTAACATTTCAATGTGTTACAAATCCATCGATTCTTGATACAATTACAGACGCGGCCCTTGCAACTGGTGCTGATCTATTCGAGGGTCTTAATAATGGACTTTTACGAACTTTAAAACCTCTGGGCATTGCGCTAATTGCAATTGTAATTTTGGTCTTTTTGATTTCAATAATTTTAAGTGTGATTCGGAAAAAAACTACTGAATCTTTTGTTGATAACAACAACAATAGTATTAGAAAACCATATAGATTATAATTCAAATAAAAAAACTTTGATATTTTTTTTTCTTTATATTTTTATTATTTAAAATTATACGTATTTTTTTTTTCGTAAGTTACAAATGGAAAATTAACTTGGTATTAATTTAAAAATAGTTGCTACATTTTGCTTAACAAAATGTATTTGGGATTGTTTCGTTGGCATAGTTACAGTGTTTGGATTTAGAATACAATTAAATTTCATATTTATTATATAGTTTATGGTTAGTGCCCAATTGGCATATATCCGTGGATCATCAAATATTATTGGGTACACACAATTGTCATGTATAAATCCAACAACTACACACATTACGTTTGCAACTTTAAAACATTTTAATTTTTCATTTATATCGCAACTGACATATGATGAATATTTTACACGACCCTGAAAATAAGCAAACCAAATAGCATTGCGAGGCAATACAAACCAATAATCACCATCATAACGTAATGATTGAACTGGTTTTTGAAATGTATATGGCATTGAATTGTGCTGTAGGTCATGACATTCGTTAATAATTTTGCAATTTTTCGTTATACTTGTAAATATATAGAAACTTTCAATTATACTTAAATCAAGTTTTGAAATACTTTCAATAAATTGTTCTGGTGTTATACTGGGAGCTCTCATCAAATTATTTATATTATTAAAGTTGGAAATTGTCAGAGATCCAGTATTTATAAATTTCTCACGTTGAGTTTTAATTCCATAAATCTTGTGTGTAGCCAAATTCATTGGTAATTTAATAGATCTTTGATTATATGCCAATAAAAAACGTTCAATAATTTCCAATTCTTTGATACATCGAAATGTATTCATATATAATGGATATTGTCCTTTAGAATAAAATTCGGCGAAAAACATCATTAAAATCGTTATACCAAAGTCGGGCAAGGATATATTTAAATCGATGCGACTCAATGCCATTAATTTTTCATCAACAATATAACCGTTCATAAGCGCAGTTGTATTATCAAGTGGTGTTAAATTCTCAAATGTTACAATTTTAGACGATTCCTTATTGAAATTTGATATATTTGGAATATCTAGTAGTACATTGGCATCTTGTTTTTTGTTATTTGACATCAACTCACAATGAATTCCATTATTGCAATTATATAAAAATACGCAAATCGATGGTAAATTCTTATTTTTAATCATCTTTAAAGCCGACATCAAATCTATAAAAATATAAATAAATATAAAAAGAGTATATATATATAATGTTTATTATTTTTATTACAGAAAAAAATCACCAAATAATATATAATATTTATTCATTATTACTCAAAGTTAAATACATATATGGATTTATATATTTAATATATATACGTATTGATAGAATTTTTTTTTCATTTACGACTATGCTCATATATCAGAATATCATTGTTATACATTGAAATGATATCTTCAAATGCATCATATTTTTCTACATTTGGAATAAATTTTAAATTATCATCGTTTTCATTTTTTGCTGGTGTATTTATTTTTGATGCTATCAATATATGCATGTCATCGACAGTTAATCCCTCTTTAAAAAAATCAACTATATCAAATGTTGGATATTGTAAAATTTTCCCAAACCATCGATAAACATGATATTGTGCCATTTGATAGTTATATTCTTTAGAATTCCATATATCGTTTATGGAATTTGTGTTTATACCGCGACTACGTAAAGATTCGCCAATTAAATCGACATTACTGCAAACTAGAAATATTGTTGGTATGCTTTTTTTATTTTGTGTATACGCGAGAGTGTCTAATAGGCATGTATCCAATGCCATATTATTTAAAATTGGCCAAATTATGGATTCATCGTTTGGGATTGAAGTTTCGGAAAATTTATACATCAAATGATGGACATAGTAAAATATCAAATTTGAATATACACATCGATCCCAAATTGAATTTTCACTTTTAATCATTAATTGAATGAACATATAGTCGATAGATTTTAATGGTCGATGATTATAATCAGACCCACACGATACTCGTGGAAAGATTTCATTAATTTTTAAATATTTGCGATTCAAATTCTTAGAAATTGAACTTTTGGTGGTGCCATTTTGACCATCAATTGCAATTTCCGAAAATTTATTCCAGCCATTGAGTTGTTCCAATTGAAATCGGATATTACTTCCAACATTTCTTATTTTTGAAGTTGACGTTGTTGCTATTAAAGTTGATCGTGGTGTCGATGTTATATCCAAATCTTGTTTTCGACGAGAATTTACAGAATAATAACATTTTGGCATTGATATGTTATAATTCATTATTGAAATTAGATTGTTATTAGTGCATTCTGTAAAAATGAATAAAAAGAAAATACAACCCAATATTAGATTTAAATGCACATTTACACATCATATACATCCATTCATATTGAAACACTCATTTTTGTCCCTAATTTCCATAATCCTTTTTTTATAAATAGTAATGTAGAACGTTGCAAGTACGATTAGTATAAAATCACTATCGCAAGCTACAGTGCAAACTAAAAATACCAGTTTTTATATATACTGAAAATATACTAACCTACTGGCCGATCATTGTTATTTTGCGCCATGTCGTTAACTGGAAGAATCCCCAATGATACTACGTTGTATGTGAATTTAATGCCGAATACGAAATATAAATATCCACGTGAATTTCGTACAGATATTGACACTGAGAGTCGTCAAATTGTTGTTAATCGTTTTGGCTCTGTATGGATAACTATTACTGGTATACCAGACTGTATTTCAAAGGAAGCTAATGAAGCGATAATACCAACTGGCGAATATAAACGTTTATATATATTCTCGGACGTTGAACTCGATGAAGCTATATTACTAGATCTTGATGGTTTTTATGGTCGCGAACCATATCCAATTCTTAATTGTGAAAATATAATTGGGACTCTGGACCGATATCCATCCATCAATTTTTATATGGTTAATGGTACACCGATGTCAACGTCAACATTTGTCGAATATCGATATATAAAACAACGACATATTGCAACCAATTTAGCATACAATAAATACACTGGCGATATTTATAATGTAATGTTACCCCGACCATCGTTACTTGTACTTATTATGCCTGATAATTTTATTCGACTTGGATTGAAACATGGATATTTTCATTTTGAGAATAATATAATTATTCGAGTTTATAGCAAATATATATTATCATCGAGACTCGAACAATCTGAAGATACAGGAGAAATAACTGTATTCTCGGCAGATAATTCACGGGTCAAAACAATTGTGGAACGTTTTTTTAATCGTCTGGGCATACATAAAATTGTCTCGAACGATGAGAATCAAATATATGGTTATGATAAATACATTACACTTGTTGTCGGCAAATTATCGAATGTTGTTATGCCATAAACTCAAGTTTATAATTATATTGTATATAGTTGTATTATGAATTACACAAAAAAAAATAAACGATCACCTATAAAATAGATTTCATTGCATTTTTTTGTTATAACTCTTATAAATTTTGCTAGCGAATTGGTGCTAAGGAAACAAAAAAATAATCATGAATTATGATAGTTTGCTTGACACTGACAGTGTGCCTACACATGAGGTAAATAAACACGGTGTCGTCATCAGTGTACCAACATTGTACATTAATGCCAATGAAGAATCTGGAATCGATCGAATAGTATCAAATTTACGAGTCATTAATTATGATAAATTGGTAGAATTAATGCCCATCGCTATTGATATTAATACTGTTTCAAAATGTATGGTTGCTGAAAAATGTAATTATTTGGTAAATTATTTGATTAAACGTCTGGATACAGAGGATTCGGCATCATTTATGGAATTTATAAAGTTTAGTTCACGTATAAGTAAAGATTTGGATATAGACGATGATTATTATGATGTAACTACAAATGGTCTTAGTTTTGATATAATACGTAAATATATCAATGATCCGTATACGGGTGTGCTGAAAATGGCCGAACCTATTGAATATATGGGATATCAATTTTATTCTCAAATACCCGAAGATGAAAATTACAATAATACAATTCTCAATATTAGACAGGCAACAAATGACACTGACTTTAATCGCATACAATATCATTTGACTCATTTCGAAAGAACTCTAACATTTACTCCCGGCTATGTGTATAATAGTACTTTGAAGTTGAAATGTCTCGCATTGTTCTATGTAGCACTTTATACTGAATCGAAACCGATCGAAGAACATTGTAGCAATGACTTGAAAGGTAATTTATTGGCATACATTCTTGACTGTGTTGTCCGCAGTAGAGTGATACAAGCATGGCAACGTGATAGTGCATCCCAGAAGCTAACCAATGACATAATAAAAAATTACGACACCCGTATACATATTATAAAATTGTGCCAATTGAAGACATCAAAGGAGCGAGCACAACATTTTATAAACCTAATGCGTCAAAATCCAGAATTACAAAAGTTTACTTCACATCTCAATTTCGAATCATATATGGAATGTTTACGGCGCACAAGTTTAAATATCGAAGGCGATACATATTATTTGCTTGGCAGTGAATTTATTTCGTCGATCGCCGTAAATTTACCAGATTTAGCATCACTGCAAAATATTTACGAAGAAAACCGTGGTTTATAAGTGACAAAACAAATTGTTATTATTTCATAAGAATACATGAATATATTTATTTTTTCCATAATACATGGTATATGATATAATGTTTAAATACAAATATTTATAAACGAGTAAATTATATATATATATTTAGAAAAATGTAATATAAAAATAATATTTTTTTTGGTTATATTTTTTGAAAAAAAAAAATGTATATGCACATTTGATGTTTCTTAAAAAATAAAATATTTTTTTTTGTAATTTTAAAACAATCAAGTCAAATTATTGTAACCATCGAATGATATATCAAATTTTGGATCTAAAATATTACGAATAATATTTCGACTTTCATCATTAAGTGTCATATTTGGTGCAGTAGCAATTTTCATTAGAATTTGAGTCAATAGATCTGGATTCAAATTGATTTGTTTATGAATATCATCCAAGATGGCAGATTCCTTGCGAACAGCATTTGGTTTGTAGTCAGCAACATCAGAGATTGGTCGGACACTGTAGATGCTTAGACGATTTAAATCTTTCAATTCAATAGGGATGACATTTTTAAAAATTCTAGCGTCCTTAATGTCGCCAACTATGCGTGTCGGTATATCATCCAATAATATTGTAGGGCCATCAGATTGCGCAACAGTTGGCATAATTGCAATCATATATGACACAGGTCCAGATATAGAGACTTTCGTTTTAATTACCAAAGTCTTTTCATTACGATCATGAAATGCCAATATAACGTTCTTATCGACAACACCAACAGCTGCAGCAGTCAAATTAGATTTATAATATATGTACGATGGTCCAAATCCAGAGTTCGGTTTGTGTATATAACTGCAATCGTTACTAAGTTTTTGTGGTGAAATTGTGGCCAAACGTAAATCCGGGACCATTTTCTGTATAAAATCCAAACGTTCAGAATATAATTCTGGTAATTTAGTGTTTCCATTTATATTGCATTGAAGCACATCAATGACTCGAATTTTAACAGCAAACATAATATCCAATAGTATGTAATCTGTATCGCCCAATTTTGAATTTTCTCTCATAGATACCGTAAATTCACGTTCCGTATTGGTAGTTGGCGCAACAAATATATTGCCATCGTAAATCATTACTATATTTTTTGTAATCAACACAAACATTTGCTTATTATTTGTAATCATTATTTGAGAATAATCGGGTCTATGTTTATATTCTGAATCTTGAGTATGCGGTTTTGGTGAAAATTTGATATTTAATGCCAATTCATAAGTATCGGATGGTATATTTATACGCTTCTCGACAATAAATTTCAAGGCTTGTATATCGCCAAGATCACTGCGTGACATGCTGCTAATAAATATATCGAATCCTTTGGCATATTCATACAAAATACCACCATTCATCAGTTGAGCAATGTTTTTGCCACGTTTATCAACTTTTTGTATAGAATTTGTGTCAATAAAATCAGATGGTTTAATAAATCCCAAATAGGTGGATAAAAAATATCGAAGCATCTCCTTTGGGAATAAGAACGTAGCATTTTGTGACTCGAACCATATAAATAATTTATTAATTACACAATTGTAAACTTTAGAATTAAATTGCTCGGTATGTGTTTCAGTGCCAGAATTTTTACTTATATCATCAAATTTCAAATATTTTGTTGCCGAACAATTTTCAACATATGAACTAATTGAACGATTAAAACTGATTTTTCGGGTTTCAACGTTAATTATCATTTCGGCACGTATTTCAAATAACAAATGAACAAATTGTAATAAACTAATCGACATTGTTGGTGCTTTACGTTTGCGTGATTCCATGTTAATATTGCCATTAGTAGAATTTTGTATATTTTGCGAGTGTATCGATGTTATAGAATTTGATGATGACGATGATGTTGGTGGTGGTGCCGTCAAAGGCGCTGTAAACATTGTTAGTCCATTGTTAACCATTGTTTGAGATAAACGTTGGTTTTCAGTACGAACAATATCAATGGGATTGATAATTACATCCTCAGTAGTTGGTTTATTTGTTTGTGAAGTATCCATATTATTTGGATTTTGATGAGTGTCATTCACTAGTGTACGCTCTTCAACAAATACAAAATCTTCGACACGCAAATCTTTTGAAATTACTTGATTGCTTGTTGGCCGTCCATTGTTGCTTGAACCGCAATCATCATCGTCATCGTCATCCTCGTCGTCATGATGATGCTGATTATGATCATCGTCGTCATCAGGAGTACCATCTTCGTCATCGGAATGATCAACGCACATTGTATATGCTTCATTCTTGTCATTCTTGTCATTGGTATCAAATATAATATCTGGCTTGACGACAATTTTAACATTGGCATACACATGATTATTAGTTTCTGCAACATTTTTGTCCTTTTCAGCAATTACCGCAGTTTCATTGCCAACAACATTCGTGCTGACAACCGATTCAACAGTTTTGACATTTTCATGACTAACATCGACACTATTATTGTTGGCATCATTGGCATTATCGTTGGTATTAATTTCCAGAATTTTAGGCTGTTCAGTGTCAGAGACTTTTATATTTTCATTACTAGTTGAATCATCATTTTTTACATTGTAACTTGTAGTTTTAACACCAGTGCCAGGTTCCATATCATTTTTCATGCCTGGATCCATATTAAAGACTAATAAATGTCGACAAACTCAATATTTAATGCAAAATAACTATTTATTAAAGTTATATTAAATTTATGTATACAATACACTTGACCAACGAGTACTAAAAATTATACGTTTATGTATTATTATATTTATAGAAATTTCTGAACATCAATTGTGTTCAAATCTGTACGAATTTTGTATAAACTTGGATGGCGTAAAGATTTATTTGCAGTTATTTTATCAGCTATTAAAGTGACTATCACTCGTGTAGGGAAAAATCCAGTTATCGGGTTGGACAATAATTTTAATTTAGTTCTTAATCGATAAGTCATTCCCGACGATACATTCGAAACGTGTATAAATTTATTGTTATGTCTTTCGTCAATACAAATATACTTGTTGTAATTGTTAATTGAAATGCAATTGCATGATTTCTCATAATAACCACATTCTAATATATTTGGCACACTATTTTTATCTTTACACAGACGATGGGCATAAAGTTCAAATTCTTCCTTGTTTTCTTTTAAATGTAAAGCTTTTACTTTTAGCCACAAACGTTCGTCGGATACATACGGTTCATTTATATTTTTCAACATTAACCCTTCACCACCCAAATTAACAATTATATTAAAATTCATCATAATATTCTCTCTATCGATGCATTTGCTGTATTTTGAAATTTTAACATGATCTGTTTCATATACACATTCTGAAAGTAAACGTTTTCGTTCGGACAATGCTCGATTGCGTATATCGAAACCGTTCATTAATTGAATATCAAAAATTCTATATTGTACTCGTAATGCATTGCGATGTCCAGTATCGCAAATTGGAACGATTTGTCCAAGGCTATCCAAATAAATCAATTCGCCATCAAAAATACAATTATTGATATTTGGTTTCAATAATATCCCATTTTTGAATATTGTAGATTGTCGTAAATTTCTTGTATAACATATATGATTCACATCATTAGCTAGAACAACAGCCAATAAACGTTCGCCATCATATTTTTCTTCAAAAATCCAGTTAGTTGCTAAAAATTCATTAAAATTGATTGGTTTCGCCAACATTGGTAGTTTCGGTAATAATATCATTGCGAATATATTATTATTAAGTATGCCATCGTTTAGTGTTGATCGGTTTTTTATATTTTCCATAACATTGGGCATTCGTTCTACAATTGAAATTCCATTTGTGGTTGAGTGGTCACTTTGTGTTGCGTTATCTGTAAATTGAAATCAAATCTATATCATATATGTATGTGTGTATGTATATGAAATATACGTATGTATAATTTCTTGCAAATACAAAATAGTATGTATGCACATAGGTACATATATATAGTATGTCTTACAATCATCGCGATGTTCATCCTTAGAATCAAGTTGTTTTGAACTTGTTGGTGTATTATTATTAACAACGTTACAATCTTCAATAGATTTAATAATAGCACCGTTGCAATTATCATCACCATCATTATCATTGTATAAATAATATGGTCGTTTTTTTATTGGTCTAGTTTTATAAGTCTTATTTAGTTTTATTTTGAACATTTTTTTTTTGCATTTGTATATCTGCTATGAATCACATATACTATATATTAAGGCTACATTTAATGTCTACGACATGCACTATAAAGCTCAGTGATATTTAATAATTCACACAAGTCTGTCACGGCTTTAAACAATTTAACAACTGAACATATTTTCTTACTACAACGGTTTTAATGCACAAAAATATAAACGAAATATAATGTACATGTATATAGACGCTATAAAAAAACATTGAACAAACAAATAATACCTATAAATAGTATTTACACCACAGCAGTATATATATACATTTATACCCTACAAAAAAAAATATTTGCATAGTTAAACATGTTAAAAATTTTATTTGATTTTTGGTGTAAATTGAAATAAACTACAATCTATACATTATATACGGATACCTGCATATATTTTTTGTACGAAAAAACCACATTTAAATTTACAATTCGAAATGTCGGAGCCAATGTCACTGGATCCCAGTTCAACACCATTAAAATCACCAAACTGGTTTGGATCAGAGTATATTGATGATTATGAAGTGCCAAATAGCTCGATATATTCATCGGCCACACTATCATGCAGTCATGTTGACTTTAAACCGTTACAATTTCAAAGTACTTTCACATCGGATACATATACGCAGCCTTCACGACATCGCAAACGTATATATGGGGATGAGTTTAAGGAATTGACAATGTTGAATGTTCAACCACAATCGAAATTATTAAAACTTGATCAGCCACAACATCAAATATTATCATCGAATGATATTGACCGGCCATATAATATGCCTTTACCACAATTTGTATCGATTTCACAATTGAACGATCACAATACATTAACAAACAATTCAAATGGTACATCTGAAAATATTATTACAAACAATGAACTTGTGATAAGTTCAATACAATCACAAGAGGAACAATTGCAACAACATCTTCAAATTGACTCTTCTAAAATACCAACACCAACTATAACTCAAAGAAACTACATAACAAAATATTTAGATTATAATTCCATACCTAAAATATGTGATAATTGCTTTTGCGTGGGTTGTATTTGCAGGTTTTCTTATTATTAAAAAAAATTGTATATATTTTCATAAAATAAACATTGAGTTTTCAATATAATTTTTGTTTTTGGATTTTTATTCATTTACAGACTCTATATATAATTCATATTCGTGCGTTTGCATACAAACTGGTATAATTATTAATTTATACATGGATTAAGGTGATATTGAAATTATTGATTTTATTATAATTTTTCGACAATGAACATTCATATTTCACTGGGTCAACTGATGACATTGTTAAAAATGATTTCTGTATCATAGCCTGCCCAGTCATATTCATTGACATTCGTGGTAAGTATATTCGAATGTCGTTTGTTTGCAATGAGTACGTCTTATTAAGTAAATATTTTAAAGTCTCAATCATCGAACCGATATGCAATTGTGTAGTTTGTTGATTTGGAAATCTATCGTATATTATAATCCCATCATCAAGTAGAATCACTTCACCTAAAGTGCTAGGGTCCAAACTATTTACCCGTTCATCGTCAAATATGGTGCCATTTAAATCAGCAAATTTTATATACATATTATTTATTATTGATATATGATTAAAGTAAATAATTCCAATCCGAATATAAATGATGTCAACTACTATACTATTATATAAGAAAAATACTATGATAAAAATAAAAAAAATTTTTTTTACAAGAACAAAAGTATCCACATATATGTATCATTATAAATCATTTTCAGAGGCGAAATTGTTGTCATTCATGTTATTCATAAATGATGCACCAGTTGAATCTAATGATAGATCGTCAAAATCAATGATCGCTGCTGTAGGAACATTAATTACACTGTCTTGACTTGGAGTTTGTTGGTTATTATCATTAGTATTATTATCATCATCATCATCACCATATAAACCAAACACCCTATCAATAATGCTAGTAGCATTACTCTCATTTAAATTTTGTTCGGTATTATTTATATTAGGGTCGTTAACGACATCGACATCCATTGGTTCGTTATTAGCTTGTGCACTTGGAGTATTTTCACGTTTAATTTGATTTTCTATAGTACGATTTATTGTGGCAGCTATTTCATTTAAACGCTCCTGATATATTATATCCTGAGGCATTAACGCTGCAATAATTTTACGAACACGAAATGCCAACAAATAAATGTCGGTGGGATCTGTCGCTTTTTGAGCCAATGATTCAATTAATACGTGAGGCACATTCAACGTAACAATATCGCTATATATTTTTTTCATTTCGTCATATTTTTGAGACGATTTATACGTATCATCGATAAACGTATTAATTGCGTCAATATTCGTTGCTGTAGATGATGTATATAATGTGGTATTCAAGAGACCTTTCAATCGACTCAAAATGTATTCATCATTTTTTCGTGGATCTTCGAATTTTACAGTATAAGGATTCTTTATGGATGGTATCAATGTTGCAGGCATTGTATTCAAATTATATTGTACTTGTGTCGAATTAATCAATTGCGATAGATTCTTTTGTACTCGCATCAATGGAGTATCTTTTTGTCCCAACGAATCGAAGGCCTCAGACAATGTATTTAAATTTAATTCTTTACGAGCACCATATCTCAATATTCCAGTGCTCAGTTCATTAATTTTAAATGTGATTTTTTGCATTTGATTTCGAATCTTAACATCAATACTTAACAACCGGGTCGTTTGTCTTTGAATCGCTTTCGATTTACTTGCATTTTGTTTGGCAACCGTAACCACATTTTCTGGCAAACCACCACCAACAAACGAACCGGTCGCACATGTAGATTCAATACGAGCCGCAATATTTGAATAGTCTGAGAAAGATTCACTCAAATCGACATTTAAATCGAGAAATTCTGAATACCAGGCATCGAGTGATTTTTTAGATTGATCGATTTTGGGTATAATCATATTTACTCGATTAAAAAGTTTAGAGTCTAAATCGACATCACCCAATGCAACTTTTAATTCAAAATCTGCTTCCATATCATATAGCCATTTTTTTATAGACAATATAACATTCTTCACTTCATCATTGATGACATTTAAATTATCACGCAACAAATCAATATTTAAAAGAGAAAAGTCTAAATTTAAAACATTACGATTTGCATTTTGTAAACCAAAAGTATTGCCATATGTTGGCACCGATGTCATATCACACGTTAAATAGCCACAAGCAAATTTTCTATCATTACTCGTTATTGGTATATTTAAATTGCCTGGATTGTTAGGAATGATATTATTAATGTTATAGCCACCATTCAATTTTTCACCCATTTTATATATGGTATTTTGATTTTGCATTGTGATCATTTTTTTAGAAAACAATTTTAATATATCTAAATATATATATATTGAAATTGTTAACTACTTAAAAAACCACTATTTAAAACAAAAATATTTGGTGGCATTTTAAATATATAGTGAAAAACAAATAAAACATTCAAAATTTATATATTACAAATAATCTGTATTTTGGTTTTTATTATAATGTATAAAAATATTTATATGATATGTTTCAACATTTTTTTGTTTAGAAATCAAACATTTCATCTACAGTACCATTAGTTATAAAATTATTATCCAAATCGCAATCATCCGTATGATAGTAGTTATTGGAGCCGTTTGTGATAGTTGAAAACATATATTTACGAGTTGTTGGTATTATGCGATCATGTTTCAAACCATTTGGATGCAAAATATTATCAACTTCTAAATAACCTGGTATCCGTGGTCGCAATTCTTCATCAGAGCCAGTTAATATTTTGCATCCCCAGCGACCAATTGAACGATATGTATGAATTGTTATATTACTTAAATTATAATCATGCTTGATTGTAGGCAATGAATATTTGTATAAATTGCACGTGCTCGGCTCAATTGTTTTAATTAAATAATTTAAAACTGTATTGAGAAATTTAGATACGCCAATCACAATTCTATCAGCGTCTGAATTATGGAACCATGCCATGTCAATATATAAATCTGGGTATAATTCCATGTACATTAAATTCTGCATAAACGTATAAAATTTCCAAGTAGAACGTTCGACATCACTATCGGATCTATTGCGATTTAAACGCATTTCATCGCATCGCATAGTATTTGTATCGACTATGGCAATTGAATTGATATTTGCTACTACATCTTTAATTTCACATTTTTCACGATAAACACGAAATCCTTTACGAAACGTTTCGAATTCTAAAGCCATCTCTGGATTATTTTCATTTGGCACAACATTACCAAATTGCGTCAAATATCTATCCATAAATTTCCACAGTATATGCCAATCAACGACATTCATCGGAGATCGATCGCTAAAATGCGGTATGGTGCCAAAACTATCATTAATACCAGCACATACGTATCCAATCATTGATGGTCCAAATGTATCAGGATTTTGAATTCTATGATTTCTTTGGACTTTTGTTATTGGACGTCCCGTTGCATTTAAAATCGATGATTTCATCGTGCATGATGTCCCATCAATCGCCAACGTATGATTTGGAGCATTCAATTTCTGATATTGCACTTTTTCCATACAAATTTCAAAAATTTCTTGTTCCGTTAGACCCATGTTTTTTTTGGACTTGCAATACCCAACAAATTGTTATATTTATATATATATGTATATTTTTTTTCGATTTTGAATTTCACAACCTTAAATAGAAAGATGTGAAGAAATATGATTAAAATTTGAAAAATATTTAAGAATATTATACTAACAGTGTTCAGTAACAATAAATTATAAACTATTTGCCATGATCGTTTAACTATTATATATATTGAACAAAAAAAATGTATATACACCATATATATATATTAAAAATATTATAATTTCAAATTAAAAAAAATAATTTATATATAGATAAATGTGTTATGGTGTGTGTGTGTTGAGAAAAAAAAATAAACTTTAATAATATGGCAACATTCACAGCAGAAGATATTAAAAATTCACAAAAATTTTCTCAATCCAACTACATGATACGATTGATAAAACGAATGCACGAGACACATCCACACTTGGCATCATGGTTGAAATATAATATACGCGATGCGACAATAAATGATTATTATGTACCAGCAACTTTAACTCATGCATGTAAAGTTGTTGAAATCGATATACCTGAAAATCTATGCAAACTATTATCTTGCAATGCAATGAAGGAGAAAAGTGAATGTACACCAGACGAGCCGGCAAGTTATTATTATGTTGGTGATGATGGTTACGATGTTCAATGCCAACCATCGTGTTATAACACAATAATTGACACTAGTCGCTACAAAGATGGAAAAAAAACACAAAATACGCCAACACTCATGTGGAATCCAGTACAAAGTGTGTGTAGACAAATTGATACATTAACGATGCGTTGGTTAGAAAAGCCATTTTATCGCTCCGATACAAAATACGAGTTGCGGTTAAATGACATGCCCACTGGATTCTCTCGCATCACTGATAACGAAAATCCATTTGGACCTGGTGTAACATATGCTCTCAATAAATCGTATTGCAAATATTATGACCGTACATTAACCGACGAAGGGTCATGTGATTTTACTAAATGGGAAAGTGTTCTAGATCTTGCAGTCGGTATGAATGCAATAAACACTGCAAAATCTGGTATACGTTGGTTGACCAGTGAAGGAATACCGTTCACATTGCCTGAAAATTTACCAAAATTACCAACAGAATTGGCCAAAGAACATACAGTAGATGGTTGGAAATCAAATATTAATAAAGATTTTATAATACCTGATTTAATTGATACATCACCAAGATTACCAGATCAAAAAAATTCAAACCCTAACAAAATGTCACAAAACCTTAATAATATGCGGCAACATGCTGAAATACACAATTCATCGGATTTATCAAATTTCACTCGACTACGCATGGGTTTAAATTCAAAACCGACCGATTTTTCAAAAACATCATCAGATATATCTATGGATAGTTTAAAATTTAAATCACAAAGACATTCACGAAAAAAACGTGATATTAATGATGGAAACTTGGACGATGGTGATGATGATCATAATGGACCAACTGAACGACCCGAATGGTTAGAAATCGTTAGTAAGGTGTTGAAAGTCATTTGCAAAAGTGTCATAGATGAAAGATTTTGGAAGACTGTCATTGTTAATGAAGCTATCGATGGCATTTTAAGTATAATTAAAAAAGAATGCGCAAAAATCGTTGAACGCATGACTGTTATTTTGGGGCAAAATATCTTAAAATTGACTGGTTCAATTGGCGAACGCGTCTTTGCCGCAGGTATTCAGGGGTTAGTATTGCGAGTTGCGAGCGAAACAGCTTTGCGTGTCGCAGCGAAGTCTGTTATTGCATTAGCAAAAATATTAAGTGCCACCGCTTCGGTCGTTGGTTGGGTATTAATTGGGGCTATGTTCATTGATTTGGTATTCACATTCTGGGATCCATTTGGCTATCAAAATCTTGTACCAAAAGAATTTCCAAAAGAATTTGCTCGTCAGGGCGAATTGGCATTGCGTCAAGCGTTAAGTAAACCCGATGTGACATATACATTCGAACAACTCGCATCGCTGGTGTTCGACTCTAAAGATTTAATGATTATACAACTTGAGAGCTTAACCGATAGTCTTATTTATTTGGATTCATTAGTCGTAAATTCAGAAGGTTCTCGCATTGATAAGGGTAAAGAAATTACAATTCAAGGTAATGGCGATATTGACGATTATACAAAAGTCGCAAATGAATCAATGACCGAACGTATAAAATTTAACCCCAAAACTTTCTATGATTATAATAAAAAATTTATGGTTCGCATTGAATTGAACACATATATTAATTACACGAGTGCGATTGCAATTTTAGCATCTGGAATATTTTTATTGATAAAATTCAATGTTATTTGTATGATTCTCATATTTATCGCAATAATTATATTAGCTATTGGTCGAATGTGTTTACAAATTGATTCGATTGTTGATATTTTATTAAAATATCGCAATAATACTAATCATTTCGATGTACCAGGTTATTCTCATACTTAGTGTGTGTTTGATTTTGAAAAAAAATTTAGAATTGTTAATTTTATGCAATTAAAATTTTTGACATTAAATATCATTATCAAGTATTTATAAATACCCACCCATTCATACAAATGTATCTTTGATGTCGAAAATGATCAAAAAAAATATTTTAAAAAATCTAAAACATACCACATTCTCTCTGATAGAATACAATGTGTGCTTATACTATTGGAAATGGGAGAGAACAATACAGCAGTATGAGGGTATTTCTTTTTTTAAATATTCAGTGAACCTCTGCACAATCTATGAATAATGTTTTTTTGTAGGCTATATGGTTGGGGGGGTTTTAATGTTAATTTATAACACGTGTGTGTTCAAAACTGTCATGTTGTTTTTTTTGTTTACGATTGCGTTTTAATCAAGTACTATATGTATATTGTACGTAATCGATACCTACATTTTGATATAAACATCAGCGTATTTTTTTTGGGAATGAAAGAATTGCAAAATTTTTGAACGATTGACATTCAATACAAATTCCATAATTCAAATTTGTATTGAATAATAACAATTGTGATGTATAGTTATGGAATAACTACGTATAATAGAAATTACATATTTCATATGTAAACCAACAATTTTTAAAAAATGTAGTTATTCTCTACTAAATATCGACATGCAATAAAAACCATACTTTTCATATATAAACCAACAATGTTTAAAAAATGTAGTTATTCTCTACTAAATATCTACGTTTTATAAAAATCATACTTTTCATATATAAACCAACAATTTTTAAAAAATGTAGTTATTTTCTACTAAATATCGACGTGTTATAAAAATCATACTTTTCATATATAAACTTTTGATTTTCTTAAAATGTCGATATTGTCTTTGAAATTTTTCAAAAATATATGGAATTTCTACATTTTGAAATCATTAAAAACCTATAGAAATCTCTTAAACTCAAAACTTGTATGGCAATAAATACAAAAATTAAAAATTAACAAAATTTTTAGGTAGTTATTTGAACACAAGTTGTGAATTTTCAAAATCCAATTTCACTCGGGTCTCGATTTTTGCAATTTTCCACACCCATTTCACTTCTACCCCGATAATTAATCCCCATTCCCTACAAGTTCACAGATAACTCCGCCTCCTTATGAGAAATTAATAAGTTAGAAAGAGAGAAGAGATCCCTTTGTCGGCAGATTAGAAATTAAATAGCCTTATTAAATAATAGAGGGTGGGCAAGTATCATTATTATAGGGAGGGGGAAAAGGTGATATATGCTATATATAATATATAATATATAACATGTAACATAATAATACATTCCGGCTTTCATGTGAACTGTACGACGTTTCGTTACAGACTGAAGACTCTACACCAAGTATTTTGAATTAACTAATAACAAATACATTTACATATACTCACATGTATACATATACATGTTACACACATACATATAACATACTATATATATAAAAAAAGGTTCTCAGCAATTACCATTGCATTTCATTTGCCACAACACACTTCCAAACACACACGCACGCTCTCTAGTTGGAACCACAAGAAAATCTCAATGAACATTATTTTGTCAAGAAGAAAAAAAAACCACAATGCTTTTTGGCTCTTCCTTCTACTAGAATTTACATTTATTAAAAATAATCGACAAATGCATTGATAGAGGTTCGTATTTCTATTAATTTCTGTTTTTCAAAATACTAATTTGCTTGAAAAAGATTGCTATTGATTTTTTGGTTATGGATGGGGAAAAATTGCTTGGTATATTGTGTTTTTATAAATAGTAGTAATAATGGCTACAACTAACAATCTTCCCAATGGACGGGATATCCAAAACATTCCATCGTATAATATTCGTTACGATGTGCAGGGTAAAAATAATAATAATATGGACTATGAAGATGATGGATATGCCTGCCAAGTACTTTCAAAAATTGCTATTGCCGTAATTGTCATCATTTTCATTATTCTAATTATTGTGGCGATCACTTCAAAATCTATGCCAACCATATATGTTGTAGCACCACCAACAGCAAAAAATCGTAATAATATGAATGGAAATTCTGACATTGTTGATGGTAGCAACACTATTGCTGCTGCTGCTGCTGACGATGATGATGATGATGGTGGTAGTGGTAGCTATGACGATGACAATAATGATGGATCTAATAATAAAATACAAAAAATTAATAAAAATAAAATACGTAAAAGACGACAAACTAGAAAGAATCCCATTGATAATTTCAATATCAATGATGACACCAACAATCGTCATGGAGACAACATTGATGGTAGTATTAACCAATAACATTTCTACTGATTTTCACATTATTGACAATAACACAAAAAAAATACACAATGCATGCATATATGTATATTATAAATACTAACATTATATAATATTTGTATTCACGCACACACACATAAATAAATGCATACCATTTGAAACTTTTGAACCATTTAAAAAAAAATCTACAATTTTGCTTTTCTTTATAATTTCCGTGTACCAAAGACATGGCATTATTTTGATATAATATATACACAAACATTATAAATTGAATACATCAACTACTAAAACCCCACCATCTATCGACCAAAATAACTCCAAAAAGAATCAATCCATCTTATTAAACTTTTCAAGAAAATATTTTGAACATATTAGTACAATACACGCTGCATATTTATAACGAGCCACATGTAATATAATATATATATATTCACCTACATGTCTGTAAGTGTTTTTACACACACACACGCACGCAAGTCACCCCCCTATGTGAATATGTAGATTGCATATAAAAATTTATTGTAAATAATGAGAAAAAAAATTTCGATGATATTTTCTCATACAAAATATTCATAGAATTTTTTTTTATTCTCCTTATATTAAAAAATATAAATTGAACGTACATATATATTAAATTAAAATGTACGATTGCTGACGATGACTACGATAATTATGATGCAGATGGCAACGAAGAAGATGATGACGAAAAACATATTGCACACCCGACTGCTGCTGCTGCTGTTACCACCAACAGTGACAGTTACAACGAAGAATCTATGGATCCAGAAATGGAAGCTTTGAAAATGAGAATTCGAACACTTAAGCCATTGGAATATCCACGAAAATTGAATAGACAGCCAACAAGATTACAAGAAACTTGCACAAATCGTCGATATAAAAAGCCTCAGCATTTTTATTCGTTATTGCCACCATCGACGGCAGTGTTAAATGATGCGATGCCTGAATTGTCAGATATAGTCAATGGCCCATCATCGTCGATGCCGCAGAAATCTGGTAAGACGAAAAATAAATTTAAATCGGCATTGTCGCGATTCTTTAATGTTGGCGGTGGTGGTGGTGGTCGCAACAAAAGAAAATCCACAAATAAAAATAAAAAATTGACAGTTGACGATATTATTGTAAATACCGATTCAATAATTCTTATGAAAAATCCCAAAGATGTCAATGCTCAAAAACAACAGCAATATTTGCCAGCTATAAATAATAATACTACAACAGCACCATTTGCCAATAATAATAATAATAATGGGCCACATTCACAATTATTGAACATTATTCATTCTGATGATAATTTTAAAATTGCAATGGATATTGCTGCTAACAATGAAATAAATAAAAACAATAACAATGCCATTGAAGAGAATATCTATCAAAATACTATGCAACGTAAAATAGCAGCTTTGAATTTTATAAATGCATCGGCACCATCGTCATCATCATTAGTAACGGAAATGTATGATTTTCCACCATTACCGCCACTACCAACTGCCACTGATATTACTAGCAGTGGCAGAGACGACGACGACAACGACAACGACAACACCGACAACACCACCAATAATGTTGACTACGACGAGGTTGCAAATTTAATTTATGACGCTCCACTAGATGATAGTGGCCATATTAGTAATGGTATTACTGCCAATGCTACAGATGCTATCTCTGTTAATAATACCACCGGTTATGATTATGATGATGGTGATATATATGAAGAAATTCTGACACCTAACAGAGGGTCGTTTAATTATTCTGATTCAACGTTTGATAGTGTAACAGATGACGACGACGACGACAACAACACTGATGATGTTGAACCCATTGAATCGGTAACAACTATTGCTAATAATAAAGCGACTACTACTACTGATGATAATGATGTTATTGCTACTGTGACTGTAGAATAGAAAAAAATATATTTTGAAATTTTTTTATATGAAAAGAGACCCCTTTTTACCTTATTTTGTTTAAGGGGGGACAAAAAAAAATCATCTAGCCTTTGAATATTATACAAAAAAAATAATTAATGTAGAAAAAAAATAATTGAATAACGTATATATTATATGCTTTATAATGGTTGTTTTTTTTTCTCCCTGTTTTAATTTTTTTCGTTCTATAATAAATGTATACACGATGTGAGATTGGGTAGTTGTGGTGGTCGTAATAAGTAAGTATTAAAGCGTCGATTGTTTATACAAGATATTGTCGTATGGTAGTTTGTAACGACCATCTGTTATTTTTGTATCATAGCCAATAACGTTAAGATTAACATCGAAATAAACTCGTAAATACAATACACCTTGTGGTAGAATTTTGTTGTTTATGACATAAATTTTATCTGGTTTATATGTTAATGTGCATGATTCGTAGCTTAAACGTTCCAATGTTGCGGCATGCACAAATTGATGGCATCGTCTATCGTAGCGGCATAAGTAAATATACTCTTCAGTATGACCATAGCCTATACATAGTACACGATAATCGGCCATTTCCAAATTCATATGCAAACAATCTAAATTACAGTTATTGTTTAACGATACAACTTCAAGATTTAATATATCAAATGTATACAATAGATTAAAAAGTGAATATGAATTTCGATGATGATCTATAAATTTATTTTGATTTTGTATAGAGGCAATCGTTTCATTTTGTTTAGAATCCCATTCGATTATACTTTGATGTAAGGTTTTTTCGCATAAAATGTGTTTGCAATTTCGTTTATAGACTCCAATAATAGAATCGTATATATCACGATTTTTTTTATATTGTTTATATATTCCGTTGATAGTGCTCAAGTGTTCGGGTATTAAATGAATTTCGACACCGTTGGCAATATATTTAGCATATGCGATTCGTTTCTCAAATGGTGTACTTAATAATATTGTTTGTTTATAGCGATAAACATCAACTATGTACATTAGCCAGCCATGTCGGTATTGCCAATAACGCCATGATCGTGTATTTTTATAAGCATCCGTTGGCAATACGATTGCCTCAAATGTGCATGGCTCTTTTGATCGGATAGTGTATGCGAAATTTGGATATAAATCACCAAAACGATTATAACACTTGGTCTCTGTTGGACTTGAATATACAATCAAATGTAATCCATGGAAATATGGTTGATATATATATTTTGAAGATACCATCGTTACATTCTTGTTTTCTGATGATTGACGACGTAGAATTAGATTTTCCTTTGCCATCCATCGATTCAATTCAACGGTCGGATATTGTCGGGCTTTTGGTATAACAAGAAAATGAAAATTTCTTGGATCATTGTCGACAGTTTGGGAGAACGATAAATTTTTATAAAATTGTAGAAATTGTTCGACTATCGATTGATTATTTTGTTTGCCATTTATATCGTTTCGATTCATTTGAAAATTATCATTGAATAGTAAATATTGAATATTTGATAATAATGAACTATATTCATATGTGCCAAGATTATGATTTAGAATCTTTTCAAATACATATGACATATTATTATTGCCATTTCGCAGTTTATTCATAATTGTAGTTATATTTATATCTTGTGAATTATTTTGTTGTTCTATCGAATCTATATTATTTAAGTTATACGATATATTTGTATTTTTATAATTGTATTCTTGTGTATATTTCATATTTAATTGCTGTGTGAATTTATTACCATTATTGCGATTCCAAAATATAGTAATTTCACTATTTACCATCGCACCATCATTCATATTTATTAAGATATTTGATGTTTTTGCAGAATTTTGATTATATTTAAACAATTCATTTTCATTATTAAGTTTTTCATAAATATTTCCATTATCCTCAGATCCATTGTTATTATTGTCATCGTTGGTGGCATTTCCAAAAATTGTATACTGATCAAAATCATCATGATCATCAAAAGTTCCATTGTGATTGTTTTCATTAGAATCTTTGTAATTTTGTCGTCTGGTAAACATTTCATTGTCAAATGTGTAATAGTCAATGCATCGTTCGATTCGCAAAGTTTTGAAATTTTTCAATTTTATTATCAATTCATTTTTATTAGCATCATCGTGATTATCTAGAAATGAGCAACCATCGTTACTATTTATGCCAAAATCATTGTCTTGCGAGTTTGTAGTTAGTTTTATGCGTTTATTTGTTGTATGGTTAATTTGGTTTTGAGCATTTCGATTGATTGTCGAAAATGTAGCTAATTGTTGATTATTAATGTGTATTGCAAGTCTTTTACGAGATTTTGTTACATTTTCCAAGACATATAAAAATTTAGCAAATTCAATTGGATCATAGGATCGAACAATTTCCCATATTTTTACACTCGACGGTTCATAATTGGTGTAAATGGTAAAAATATCTGACATATTCAATGTCGGTGGAGCCATAATAACTAAAAAAAACTTTTAATTTTCTAAAGAAATTCTAGTTTTCTGCAAATAACTATTTATCAACTAGAGATTGTGTTATATTCGTATTTTTTTTCTGTTATTGTTGCTGTTTGATAATACCTACTTGTACAGACCTGGGTACAAAAAAAATGTTTATGAAGTGAGTCTAAAGTGCTTTACGCACAAATGTCAATGTATTAGTAATTTTCATTCATAAATTATTTATTATTGCATGTGTGTGTGTAAATTTGTCGTATTTATGTGTATAATATTTGTGTTAGTGTAAGTTTCTATGGATATATGTGTGTATGTGTGTGTATCCACGTGCAGTAAATGTGGTAAATCAAAACTTGCGCGCGTAAAGAGCGTAAAGAGTTGTTTTCGTAGTATTACATTTAACAGGCATTCAGAAATTATAGTGCGCAAATGTCGTTCCCTCTCTTTGATAATAAATCCATTTCCATCCATTAATGTGGTTTGTAATATGCGAGCACGTGTAAAATAGATATTTATATATATATATGGGGAATGTATGTATATATGTGTGCATTATCAATTAAAATGAACACATTAAATATATATGTCTAGTATATACAATTGACATACGTATGTATATATTCTATATATACACATATGGTCTGGTTGCAATATCGACTTGTATATCATTTCTGTTGGCCGATTGATCGAAGGATTGGTTTATTTATATATAGAATCACGAGCTCAAATCTTGTTTATTTTTTTTCGTTTCCATTTCCCCACCACCCACCACCCATCATCGTCATCATCATAGTCGTCGTTCAGGGGTTTCTTCGTATCAATCTTCGTTTTTTTTGCAAAAAAAATAATTGGCTATAACATTTTTTTTATGATCTTTATTTTGCACATTTACGATGAGACAATCTCGTGCAATTCAATTTTTGTTGAATCGAAAATAAACTTTGCTATAAATACGTTATTTTTTTTAATATAAACAGTTTGTGGATTCATCATATCGGTGTAGCTATATAAATTGAGTCTTGACCATAGTAGAGCCGCATTGCGTACTTTAAAATGTGGTGTATTTAAAGTGTATGGCATGAAATTTTGTTCGAATATCTCGCATCGTGTTAAATACATTGGTAATTGAGCGTAAATGTTGTGACTGCCTCCAAGTATCAATGTTTTTTCAGGCACGTTTAATTGTTTTACCATATAATAGTGTAATGGTGGGAAATCTATTAAAGTGTCGTTAGATTTTATATACCACAGGGCATTCGGATTTATTATAACAAAACGATTGTTAAATTCTTCCATTTTGATTGTATTGTTGGTGAGGGTATATATATGTATGTGTGTGTGTTGTACTATATATATATGTTGAACAAATATTTTATATAAATTAGTTCGATAGTCTCTCTTTCCACATATCAACAATTACTATTATTTTGAAAAATGGATACAAATAAATTAAAAATATTGAATTTTCGGACTTCTGTATGCCAAAAGGAGCTTGTTAATCGCTTTAACAAAAGTCATAATTTTTCGCCTATTAATTCGTATAAAAAAACGCAACCAGAAATAACAACAGCAGAAACACTTGTCACACCGGTAACATCAACAACAGTTTCAAATATGAATAAAAATTCAATATTAAAAATCGATGACTCGACAATGGACTCGTCAAGTTTAAAACCTACAAACAGACGTTCGAAATCATTAGCATTAAAAACTACACGTTTGTCAATAAAAAGACCATTGGATGCACCAATAAATATAAGTGGCTCGTATAAATTTGTAAAAAACGATTGTGGTAACAAAACTTTGACTAAAAAAAATCGTATAAATGATGATGATGATATTGAAGATGATTCCACTACTGCTACTAGTAGTAGTGGCAGTAGCAGTGATAGTAATTCCAGTAGTTGCAATAGTGAAAATGACGATATTCTTGATGACTACACCAATGATGACGATGATGACGACGATGATGATGATGAGGAGGAGGATGAAAATGATGGCAATAGTAACGATATTGAAAAGGAAGATTATTCCATGGAAAATGATATTGATGGTTCAAATGATTGTGTATATGATTTATATGAACGACATTTTCAACGTGCAAAAAAGAATATGTATCAAAAATTTGATACTATTGGAGACTCGGATATGCCATATTTTGTTTCGGTCTTTAATGGTTTCGATGCTGTCAACGATAAAGTGTGTACGAATTTTGACATTAAGAAACTTAATCGAAATGTTACATTGTTTGAATATTACACTATATGTAATTACTTGGATGCTCCAGAATTTACAATTGATTTACTAAAAACAACTAAATACGATCATGTTGTCAATGCAATAATATCATATATATTGTTTTGGAGTAACGATGATATTGACGATTATATTAAAAATAATCCAAAATTTACGAATTTTTTCAATGCTCTGAGAATGGTTCGAGAATTAGATGGCGGTCAATATGTGTTTGATTACAAGGGATTGCCATTTATTAAGCAAGCATTTAAAGTTTTGCGTCGTCATTTTGAACCTGAAAAAGTGACAAGATCTCCGTTTGATTGGCTTGGTATTATGGATCATGATTTTATCAGTCATTTGGATCGTGTGTATAATTTGATATATGAAAATAAATTTGATTTTGAAACTATCAAAATGCTTGAAGCTGACATGGAAATACCATACAAATTGCCCAGCATCGATATTAAAAAACTACAAACGTCCAACAATGAGAACCAATTTAAATTTATAACTGGCCAAGCATGCTGTTGTAAAACCACAATTTTGAACAAATTACTTGAATTGGGTTGGAGAAAATTTAGTCGTGGTGATGTTGGATCATTTAGTGGTAAATCGAGTAGTTCTGCAGCAATTGGTAATTTACATGCAGCATTGGATTTTACATTGACTCGTCCAAATGTTATTGGCGATCGTGGATATATTGATAATGTTATTTGGTCATTTATAATGCCGGCATGCAATCCAATTGATTCGAAATCATTTGTTTATAAAATGCTGTCATTCCTAAATTCTAATTTTAATGAGCCATCTATTGCTCAATATATTTCACAAAAGGGTCTAGTGTTTATTGATCCTTATGTCGACTTAAATCGTAATAGGCAATTGAATCGTTGTGAATCTGGAGATGCACATCGTGCTCGGATCTTTATGTATCCAATAGCACAGTTTATGGTTTATTATACGGTCGCTCGTTTATTTGGATGGAAAATTCTTTGTGTACCATACGATGTTGACCGCAATTTTGATAATGTTAAATACGAACAAAACATTGATTTAATTCGCAATTATTTTGGAACGCCCAAGTTTGATGATATTATTGATAAACAATTGATTAGATTTGCAAAACCATATAACAATTATACTGTCGATACACTCTATCCTAAAATTGTTGGCATTTTTAAATAGTTCTTTTTTTCCCAATCATGATTTCATTTATTGTAATTTACTTGATTTTTTTTGTACAAACATGTGTTTATGATGAAAAAAATATTAATAAAAAAAAATATTAAACTATAAAATATGGGTTATAATTTCTTTTATTGCATTTTATTTAAAATGGTTTGGAAAAAAACATGGGACTCAATATTTGAATATAAGTGTGAATTTTTTTTGTGTGTATAATTATTTTGTTGGGTGGGGAGGGTTGAGAAATTGAAAAACTTAAAATTATACAAACATTTGAGTTTTTCCCGTAGAAAAGAAATGCAGACTTGTATATATACATATATTTAGATTTGAGTGTAACCCTGGCGAGTATATTTAGTATTATTTATCAACAATATTCGTATTGGTGTGAGTGTGCGATTGTTGAATTGTATATAGTATATTGTATGCAAGCTTACAGAGTCTGTTTGCGCACTTTCGATTTGAGTATAAATACTTGATACATTTATGCCACTCTGTTCATATTTTAGTGGTCGCTTGCATACGTTCGCTATTTCTTATATTTGGCATTTAAAAGCAAATAAACAGTGTTAATTTTTTTACTGACTTACATTGAACAAAAAAAATTGAAACGTTTTTTTGCACGTTAACCTCGACAATCGTCTACACATAACATTATCATAATGAGTTTTGTTCATGGAGACGATGATAGTTGCAGTAGTAGTAATGATAATGTTAGTTATAAAAGTTTTAGCAATGAAGAGTATGATGATGATGACGACGACGATGATGATTACAACGATGATGCTGCTAATATTAATACCGATATCGAGGATGTCGATGATACAATTGACGATGATACTGACATTGATATTGCTGAGCAACACAAACCAGATCGGAAACTTGTAAAAAATGAAGGTTATAAATTTTCAAAATTTAAAAAAGTGAAATTATCATTATCAAAACGTTTTAAATTTAATTATTGATTTTGAGTTGGATGTTGTACTTTCATATTATCACAATGTTGAATGATTATTTCTTGAATTTTCAGTTGAAAATCAATCAAATATATCAAAATCGAATAATGACGATGATGGCGATGCTGATGATGACAACGATGCTATTGATGATAATACAAACTTTAAACCTATAAACTCAAAAATCATTAATCAAGAAACCCTGAATAAGTCGAAATCTACAACTTTTGTTGATGCATTGGTCGACGAGCAACCAATAGTTTGCAATTTAGATCGTATAAAGACTCGATCATGTGAAGCAAATTTACAATGCGAAGACATTAACACTAATACTGCAATTAAACATTTAAAAGACATTTCTGATGATGATAAAAAATCGGCAATTACAAATTCTAATGACGTGCAAATATTTGATGATTATACATTAATTGACTCTGAATATACATCCAATAACTCGGAATATTTGCAATTTAATTTCTCGTCTAGAAATATATTAAAACGTGCCGTGCCTGGCACATGGTTGTATAATAAAATTATAACTAGTACGCCGATATTGGCGACAAAGCTATTAACCATGAATATGGATGTGAGATCTATTGAATTTGCTTATATGGATCCAATAAAAGAAATTGAAACCAATAAACCCACATTGCCAATATAATTTAAACGTATAATAATGTAACATGACATATGTAATGTTGTTTTTTTTTATTAATTTTATTTACATATAATAAGTTTTTTATGGATGTGTGTTTCTATATGATATATATATATTGTATGTTGGAAAATGGAAAATAAAAAAATATACAAAAATGTAATAACAATTGTATTTATTGTATAGTAACTGGGTTATATATATAGCTGAGCATATTGTAGTTTAGACTTTATAACCGTTACTTTGTTTGTAACCTAAAGACAAGTATATTTTTTTGTATAATTTGAAAAAAAATAGACTTGTAAGTGTATCTTGTAAAAACGTAAAATTCCACACAATGTATAGTGGAAATAAAGAGTATTTTGCTCTAAAAAGGCAATTGATTGACGAGGCAAAACTTAAACTCGACGCATTGCCACGTGAATCTTTTTCGAATCGATTAATGAACTCGTCACATGTCGAGATTGATGGAAATAATGATTCTGATTCGAATTTCAATGATATTATAAAACGACGCAAAACACTTAAAAACTCACAATCGTTTGAAAATCGATTAAACTTACAAAAATTGCCGAACGTTGCATTTCCTGGAATAACTTTTGTCTATGAATGGTACGATAATAATGATCACATTTTCGGATATGGATGTAATTCTTCGGGCATCGCGTGTTGTATGAAACCAAATGTGACTCCAGGATTATTTGTGATTACATCAAATGTACCAGTTTTACGAGAAATTTGTGCCTTATACGGCCATCGCATTGAAGTCTATAATATTATGTATAAAGCAAATAATTTTGCTATATGGGATTTATTTTCAAATCGTAATGTGGCAAATGATTGTTATTTAGTGAAAATTATCACAATCACAGTTGTGGAAGCGATGAAATTATATTCAAATTTTAAATATAATAAACATTCATATAAATATGTTGGTGTACCCCTGTACTACGATGTGACTAAACAGATTTTATTTGAATTAATGATAAGACGAATTCAACGTCAAGTAAATTTGAATGAGACTAATATTGATTATACTGTGCCAGATACTGTAATGCATTGGTTTGATGAGAACTTAATCATGTATGAACAATATCCAGCTCCAAATATACCAATAATAACATTTGATATTGAAACTGTTTCGGATGATCCACATCGTGTTCCAACTGGAGATGCTATTCAGGATGTATTATATTCGGTGTCGATACATCATACTCACACAAACATATTGTATAGTTTAATATATTTACCATTACGTGATCAATCAGATGAGATGTTGCATGACAAAATTATAAATGATGGATATGATGTGGTGCCAGATAAAAAAGTTGATAGTACTCAGTGTAAAAATAAATTGGAATGTTTTTCTAATGAATACGATCTATTGAAACGTACTATGGACTTATTGACTCTTGGAAATAAACTTCATATACTTTTAGGCTATAATTCTATCTCATATGATATAAAATATTTGCTTGTACGTTGCGTATTTTATAATATATACGTTGATAAATTCATATGGCGTGAAGGGTATAGTTTTGGCATTGAGCAAATGCATTTAGATTTATTTCGTATAATTGTGATGCGATATCGATTCAAAAGTTATACTCTTAACGAGGTTAGTCGAGCAATTATGAAAGATTCAAAGACTGGTGTCAGTGCTGTCGCTTTGAGATATACGTTCTTTAAAATGTTAAAAACTCAAAAGTTTTTCAATCATGATGAGAGTAATGAAAATTTACCATCAATACGTGACACCTTACATTATAACAATGCTGATACATTGTTGGTTAGTAAATTGGAGTCGCGTACAAGATCAATACAATTTGTAATTCAAAGAGCGATGGCATGTCAAGTCCCCTTAACAGCGATGACAACAAATTATAATAAAATGCAATATAAATTATGGAACGAATGTTTTGTTGTTGGATTAAATATGAAAATATTCTTGACTACATTTAAATCGGATGTTGCCAATATAAAATGTCCATTGGCATCGCAGTATTCTCCTAATGATATAATTGATTTGACATTAAATCTTTCAGATAAATTAAACGCTAACGATAAACTAATGAATTCAAATGCTCATCAGTCAACTGTATTAGCATCAAACTTGAATAATTTGAGTGGTTTTGACTCTAACGCTCATCAAATAACTACGTCATTATCACCAACACAACAACAACAACAACAACAGTCACAGCCACAACAGTCATTGTTGCATACTCGTTATATGAGCGTTCCTGAGAAAAAGGCCAAGTTTCCTGGTGGTGCGAATTTTTGTTTGGGCGAAATTAATGCTGATAATGTACAAATGTACGACTATGTAACTGCCTATCCACTATTAATGGATCGTAAAAATATTTCTGATGAAACTTTAACAATATTTCCAGCAAGTATATTGTTAATGTTATATCCAAGTATTGTAAATCATCATGAGTTTAAAACGTATGATTATTTAGCACATAGTGGTTTAACAAAAACTGAAACAATTATTTTATATTATCAATACATTTATGATGGACTATATTGTGGCGCTGAATTTCCATTTATTCAATCTGAATTATATCGCAGACAAGATTCGCCAGTAATCATAATATGGGAAGGTCGCAGAGGAGTTTTATCAGAAATTGTGGCAAAATTTAATGAGACACGAGCAAAAACAAAAATTATGAGAAAAACTTTAGATGAAGCCTATACGTTGGTTGAAGAAAAAATTCAAAATTTAATTGAACAAAAACAAATGATCGATGAAATGATGGCAACAATGACCACCACCACCACCACCAATGTGGACTTGGAAATGGAAGAAGCAAATGAACCACATTTAAAAGAGACCAATGATGATTTGGATTTATTTGGATTTGATGATGATGATTCTCACGATAGCGGTAACGTCGATAATGATACTAATGATGACAATATACGTAATGCGAATAATAGCAACGTTATAGATTCCAATGGAAAACTTTCGGAGAATGATATATTTGATACAAATTTTGGTTATGATGACAGTGATGACGAACCCAATGTTGATATTGATAAAAATGCAAAAGTTCAAGATTCGACAGATAACGATAATGATATATTCAATTTCGGATATGATGATGATGATAGTGATAATGAGCTTAATAATAATGTAGATTCGCATACAATTGACAATCATGGCCCAACTACTTATACTGACAAAGACCATGGGACTACTAATGTTGATGATTGCAATGGCGGCAACGATGATGATGATGATGATGGTGGGGTGTGTCATTTTGACAAAGATGAGAATAAAAATAATAACTGCATTGATTCTGAGAGTGGTTGCATTGCGGTCAATCATAATTGCAATTGCATGTGTGATGAAACTAATAACAATAACAGTCGACAACAGATTGATTGCGTGCACTTGTCAACGGCAGCTGATTCAATTTCCACATCGAAAGATTCCAAAATCAAAACGTCGTTTCATTTCGAATTTGTGAACAAATATATCGATGTATATGACAATCAAATGTGTGTTATAAATAATGACGAGTTAGATCATTGTTCCGATCCAATTAAATGTTTATATGAAATTTTGGAAAATATCATGATTGAACGCAGTACAATAAGTAATTCATATGATTTACAAAAATCTATTGTATCAAGTATATACGGATGTGTTGGTAAAATGATACATGTTGTTGCTGCTGGTATAACATGCATGACTCGCAACGCCTTATTGGCTTCGGCACAATATTGTCAAAGTCTGAATTACGAAGTTTTATATTTAGACACTGATTCAATTATGATTACTGGCTGTACCGATGATTTATCCAGTGAATTGAATAGACGATTTCCTCATATGGAAATGGAAATGAAAATGGCCCGTAAATGTATGTTTGTTAAACGAAAAACTTATTATAAATTCGATGATGGTATTCTAAAATATGGTCAAAATGTCAATGGTCCAAATTCATGGAGGCTATGTGTTGAATACTTCAATTCTCAAGATAATATATCGACAAACGATGATATTTACACATCATTTTATCAATTTTATTTGAATGTCTATGCTAAATTAAAATCATTTACCAAAGTTTGTCCAGAATTTTTAGAATTATTCACACAAACTATTAAAACCAAGGACGATTACAAAACAATGACTGTTGCTGCAAAATTTAAATCATATCTATCAAAACATTATCCAGCAATAGCTGGGTCAAATAAACATAAAATTTTCTATTATTTGGAGAATACTGTTATGATGCCATGTTTGAGGCCAGAGCTTGATATTAAATCTATCGATGATATACGCAATGTTAATCTTTTTAAATATTATCAAAATATGTTTACCACAATATTTAATTTAATTAAATTCCATATAAGAAAAAATAATGAACCATATAAAGTGACTATTTCTAGTAAATATGTGCTTCTAATAATGCTTAAAGCTTATTTGGACGCCTATGAACATGTATTTTCTACAAATCTAATTGATAAACCCACTATTGTTGAAACTACAGATGCCGATGAAATATTTTGTAAAGAAATCTATGTAGAAACATTGTATGATAATAATGATTGATATTTTTATTGTAAGTTAATATTTGAAATAAATGTTTATAACGTATGTTTAAATTTTTTTCTCGATTGAATGTCAGAATATGAGAATATGGGTGGGTGGAAATTTTCTAATTATAGACATATATATTATATATGATATTATATATAGTACATGTATTTTGATACATTGAATGCGTGTGTAGATTTAAAAAAAACTACGTTTTGTTTTATTACTAAAAAATAATAATTATGAGGAGGAATTCGTTGAACATTATATTGTTATTTGTAATCGTTTGTTCATTGGCTACCATGACTTTTGGTCAAGATGGTGGTGAAGGTGGTGACGGAGGTGGTGAAGGAGGAGGTGGTGAAGGAGGAGGTGGTGAAGGAGGAGGTGGTGAAGGAGGAGGTGGTGAAGGAGGAGGTGGTGAAGGAGGAGGTGGTGAAGGAGGAGGTGGTGGAGGAGGAGGTGGTGGTGAAGGTGGAGATGGAAATAATACAACCACAACAACAACCACAACAACAGCAAAACCTCCTCCAGACCCAACACCTAAGCCTGGCGATGAAAACAATGAAAATCCATGGGAAAAAATTGCATTGCCAGATTATCAGGATCATTCGATAACAGATTATCCGGCATCACCATCTAATAACCATTTCAAATGGTATGTGTTTATTATTGCTTATAATGATCCAGCCAAGATTTCAGAGGGCAAAAATTGTTCTGGAGCTCTAGTCACCTATAATAGTGTTGTGACCGCGGCCTCGTGTCTATATCAAAATGGCACTAATGAACGATTTAAATCGGCTACATTGTTGATTGGCGGTGTTCAATTGACAAAATCGATTTATAATGTGTCGGTGCCATTGGTAAGAAGCGCATTAATACATCCTAAATATGATCCTACCAGTAAATCGATGCTTGGCAATTTAGCGATCATTAGCATGTACGATGCCCTCGAGCCACATAAATTTGTTGAACCTATTGATATTGCACAGAGTCAACCAGAGAATCGCCAACAAACTTACCGTTTAGCAAATCATGATTACTTTGGTACAACCCAACAAGTTGTAGACAATTTGGGATATAGATTCATGTTTCTGAATCAAAATTTCTTATGTCGCTGGTACTATGGTCCGGAATTATGTGATGGTTCGATACTTACGGCATATAGTAAATTTAAAAAAGATGGCATTCTATGTCAAGTTGGTAGTGGAGCCCCTTTAAGTGTTCATACAACAGCTGATCCATATAATAATGCTGAAATTATTGGCATTTCATCGTTTGTCAGTGAGAATGGATGCAATGGTTCTCCTGGAGGTTTCACTTCGCTCATACATTATTATGATTGGTTGGAAGCGAATATTTAAAGCTTTAATATAAGAAGACCAATCATATTTCATATGTTTTATATGCGCACCCCAAAGGGATATTTTGTATATATATTGAATTTTATTCTATAGAAGCGTATATTATATATTGACATGTGCGTATGTATATTAAAAAAAATTCGTTGATAATTAAAAATCTAATATTGATAACCAGTTATTTTTTTTTGTACTGTAGAATAATTTGAAATGTCACAGACGTTTTTTTATATATTAAGGTTATTTTTTTTTGAAATTGTTTTGACATCTGCAAGTGATTGTTTGGAATAAATTGAAATGATGAAGAATAGACTTGTCATGTTAAGATAGAAATTTTGCTTGATTGTATAAATAGATTCGAGCATCTAATACGTAGGGTGTTTTAGAATTGAGACACATAATATTGTATGTTGACATTTGAGAAATTACACAAAAAATGTCAGAAAAACAGAAAAGATCGTTAATTGAAAAAACTTTATATCCTAGTAAGCGAAAACTTGGAGTAGTAGATCGATTCTCAGGAAATATACGTAAAAATGGGAAAAGGTCTAATGGTCGTCATCAAGTTGTTGATTCAAAAAATATGAATAAAAAACAATATTTAAAGAGCCGTTTAAATGAATATAGACGTGATAGATGTAATATTGCTAAGACTTCTGATAATACTAATAATTATGAAGATGGCTATGATGATGAAGATGAGGATGATGTTGATGATGATGGCAATGAAGTGGTGTATCCAACGAAGAATGCAATTGGATGCAATAACTATGAAGATGATGATGATGATACTAACATAGACGAAGAAGAAATTGATTGTGATGGAGACAATGATGATGATTGTGATAATGAATGTGACGACGACGATGATGATAATAATGACATGCGCCGTATTGATGGTAGACAAATGGCGTCTGGATTTAATGATATGGACAAAAATACTAATAGAAATATAACAATTAACGATTCTGCGGTTATAAAATTGCCAGGTGGAAGCGCAATACCGATGGCCATAAAAAATCTTGATTGCAGTATAGGCGAAGTGCCAAGCGAATATGTTAAATATGTACGTGACTATATGGATATTTTGTTTAGCAGCGTAGCATTTGAAGCTAGCAGTTTAATACAAATGGATAAAATGGAAAGTATATTTGCGATACCTGGAATAGTGAATGCAATTCTAGAATATAATAATATATCATTTGCAAATATTAAATATTGCAAGACTGCCGTCGAATTATTTGAACCAATTTGGTATACATATAATATTGCAAAGAGTGAATTGGTTTTATACTTTAATGATGTCTTATATGATAGGTTTTGTATGGAAAGTGATGATAAACCTGTGTTATTTACAAGTGGTGTTGTACCAATAGATTTATTAAATCCATATGAGAATGATCCAAATCATGAAATGATTGATTCAGCAATGATACACGCTGCCATTGCAGCAGATCATGTGGCTCAACATATTATTTCTGATATTTGTCAACCAGATAAGCCACAATGTGCATCGATTCATGATAAATTCACAGATTATGGCACCACATTAACGTCAATGTTCTTTATTGAACAAAATAGTATACCAATGCCAAAACGTGAATATAATAATTATATGACCATGACTATGAATTATCCAACAATGTCAAATAGTAACTATGGAATTTCAAATTCTACACAAAACTTATTAAATACAATTCTTACTCCTCATCAAAATTCTAACCAGATAAATCAACAATCAACAACATTGTTACCAATGACAGACACATCTCAAATTTACGATAACAATAATATGCCCTCATTTAGATACACCGTTTGAAAATATGCATAATATTATAGAATACTTTGAGGACACTTTAATTATATTTTATTTTTTTTGTGTTTTAATTCAAACTAAATGTGTTTTAATATAGGAATCTTTATTGAATAAACTACAATTTAATATATATTATGATGGCTGCTGAAAACGATATTAATGCGATGTCAATAGTCGATGATAGACATGTTATACTTGATGATGATGATGATGGTAACAAAAATATATCATCGGTCGAAATTGTTAATGCCGCTGCTAGTAGTGAGACTACTACTACTACTACTACTACAGTTGTTGAATCGATTGAAGAGTATTTTACAATTGAAGTTCGATGTCAAGCAATGAGAAAAACATTTGGATTATTTGATCATTATTTTTTAGTTTTTAATGGATATGAATATCATTCTGGATGGTATAAACGAGGTAAAATTCTCAAAGATGGGACAACAAAGGGATCTCATTTAATATCATTGCGTAAAATTTGTAAAGCTTGCTATTATAAAATAATTGCAGAATTTTATGTAAAAGAAGATTTGCGTATATTCAATGCATATTTTCCATTTATAAATTGTGAAACTATATGTATGGGTATTAGCATACAATCATTATTATTCCTAACAATACCGTTTATGTGCGTGTTGGTGGCTAAAGGTTATTTTCTATACGCCATAATATTGTTATTGATTTCCATCATTTTAGTTCTAGTTCATAGTAAATATAGATTTAGTCGTACAACAAAAACCAAATGTGATCATTTATTATAATATTATTTTTTTTTACATCAAATTATATTAAAAATACTCGATGTCGATTTTAAGAAGAAAAAAAAATAGAAATATAGTTTTTAAACAACCATTTCATAATAAATTTTATCGTGATGCTTATAATCTAAAACTTTAAATTGAGAAATGTGTAAATTTTCAATCATAGTATTAAAATCAACATTAGTGTCAAAATTCATTTCAATTTTTGGATGTTCATATGGGACGCGCGTCACTTGTTCTTTTGCGGCATCTATATGGCTTTCATATATATGTGCATTGCCAAGTATATGTATTAAATCACCGGCTGTTAGATTGCATGCTCGTGCCATAATATGCAATAATAGTGCGTAGCTAGTTATATTATATGGTACGCCAAGCATCATATCACCGCTACGCTGATACATCTGTCCAGATAATTCTCGCTTCTCGGTGTCTACATGAAATTGTATAAAACTGTGACATGGTGGCAAGACCATTTTTTCCAAATCACATGGGTTCCAGGCACTCATCATAATGCGGCGACTTGTTGGGTTTTCACAAATTTCCTTATAAGCATTATACAGTTGGTCAACGCCTTGACCACTATAATTAGTCTTGGCATCTATATATTTTGCACCAAAATGTCTCCATTGAAATCCATAAATTGGACCCAATGTTTCATATTCAGTATAATTGAATAATTTACGATCGTTTAAAGCTTTTCGACTGCAATTTGCTTTCCAGATTTTAACATTTTGTTCTTCCAAATGTCGTTGATTCGTATCTCCGCGTAAGAACCAAAATAATTCCGTCGCTATAGTTTTGAAACTAATAAACTTTGTAGTAATCATTGGTAATGTATTGTTGCGTAAATTAAATTTCATTTGATGACCAAAACTAGAAATCGCATCAATTCCTGTACGATTTGGCATTCTTGTTCCATTTTCCAAAATGCTGGCAACTATATCCAAATATGCTTTCGTCATTATAGTAATTTAAACTATACTCGAGTATAAGAAAAAAAACACGTGAAAGAGATGTGGTATATAGTATGTGATTATGTTTACAAAAATATACCAACTTGTAGTTTTTTTGCGTAGTTTATGCGATAATATTAGAATTTATCCAAAGTTATTTTTTTGCGTTCTATTTTCACTTGAGTGACTTGTCATCAACAGTTGTAGACGATATGACTTTGAATATTTATTAACAAGATGATCTTATATACATTTATTTTGAGGTCGTTTTTTTAAAAAAAAATATTCCAGTAATTTATTCATGGAAAATGATGAATTTTTAATTATCGACTTTACATATAAGAAGACAAGAGTTTTTTTACAAAAAACACAAATATTAACCTCAAATCGTCGACTGTGTGTATATGCATATGTATGAAATGAAATGTGCGTTGTTTTTCCATCTAAAAATATGTTTTTAATCAGATTTTATGTAGTTTCAATTTTTTTTAATTAATGACACCTATGGAGCAAATAAACTAACAAAAGTTGTCACAGTTAATGATATATAATGTCTAAATTCAAAATGATACTATTGAATTCAAATTATACTGTAATGTATGGATATGTGTATGTAGATATTGTGAATACGTGTGCAGGAATTGAAATATGTTGATATTTTTATAATATCACATAAAAACCGTAATGTTTATATAAAACAATAAGAATCTATATTTATAATTGCATTTGTTAATGGATCGCTATTATATGATTTTTTGAATTTAAAACATATTAATATTGTTTTTGAGGAATTTTAGAGTTTTTCCTGGTCATACGGCTTTATCATTTATAATGTAGAGTTTCTTATAAAAATGGCCTCTAGTCACGATTCAGACTCAGAATTGTTTTCACCTCGAGACAAGCCCAACAAATATAGTCGTAGCTGAGATTTGTTGAATAGTTGCATTTTTTGGACGATGACATATGTATACATTGGATCGAGTGTTTTTCGCCTGCGAATAAACTATTTCGAATTTTAATTCAAAACAATTAAAATATAAATTATAATTTCGATACAAACAAAATATCTGAAACGTCCAAAGAACTTGTAAATTTTTATAAACGAAATCTACAATAATGGATCCAACGAAAATAAAACTACCGCCAGTATTTAAACCGCCAATAGTTTCAGCATACTTATTACAAGTACCGTCCAATATGAATGGTTTGAAAATTAATTTTAACACAAATGCAGAAATATTAGAACAGAAGATACAATATCCAACATCAACTTTAAGTTTAATACATAAAATCAAAACTATCGCACCGCCATCATTAACAAAACCATCTACGAATATAATGAAAAATTTTGTAAATAAAACTAACAACAACAATATGATGGTGACAACAACAAACATGACTATAAATAATGCAACTATTCCTAGTATTAATAATATCAATGCCGATGATGGTATAACTCGATGTAATAAATTTGAATTGGGTTTATTCGATAAACATTTACCGATTGCCAATATGATCTTTATGTCTACGTATTTAAAAGAATTTTGTATTGGTTTTTGTGCATCTATAATTGCCAGCATATGTCTACAACCATTGGATGCACTACGAACGATTCAAATTATCAACAAGGCTTCAATTTTTGATACACTACGATCTATGTATTATAGGCAAGGTATTGGTCAATTTTATCGCACAACTACAATTAATGCTTTAGCATATGGTACAACCTATGGTATATATTTTCCTATTAATGAATATTTGAAAACTAGTAATCCGTTTAATGTCGAAGGCGTATATATGAAATATTTTATGGCTACAATACCTCCAACATTGATAAGTTTAACTATTGTAAATCCATTATGGGTAATCAAAAGTATTCAGGCAGCATCGTTTGATAATAATTGTAGTATTACCGATTCAGTCAGATATATTTATAAGATTAATGGTATATGTGGATTTTATTCCGGATTGTTATTTGGATATTTGAATAGTATTAACGGAATTATAACTTTTACCATATATGATATAATGAAATATCAATTTGGCACTGCAACCATTTTACAATATATTATATATTCGAGCATTGCTAAAACTTGCGCGTATTTAACTACATTTCCCATTTTATCATTACGAATTCGTCAACAAGCAAATCAATTATCATTTTTAACAAATATCCGATCAGCGTTAAATGATCCTATAATTGTACTTTATTATGGTCTAGGTGTAACCCTATTGCAAAATATCCCAAAACTTGCGCTCACGATGACATTGTATGAAAATATTGTAAAATGTGTATGAAGTAAATAATTATACCGAGTTGTGTACTTACGTATATTTATTTGCTCGTATATATTCAAAAAAAAATAAATTCATATCACGGATAATTTTTATTGTAAAATGTGTATGAAGTAAATAATTATACCGAGTTATGTACTTACGTATATTTATTTGCTCGTATATATTCAAAACAAAAATAAATTCATATCACGAGTAATTTTTATTGTTGTGCGTGTGTGATTTTATATAAATGGGTTGTATGTGTATGTGTGTGTATAAACAATGAATTTTTATTAGGTAATATTATGAAAAAATCCTGTAACATGTGTTAAAACAAAACTAAAATACTCGCGGATATATATGTGTATATATATATACAATAAACTTTATACGCACACTGTATTACAAAAAAATGTTTCATTAATAATAAATTATATTCTATAATATACAACATAGATTTTACTACAAAAAAATATACTCGTAAATATTTGAAATGGTTTTTAATTAATCATAATAGTATACTTGCTATATGTGTGTTGAAAATTAAATAAATGGTATATATGAAAAAAATGACAAAAAAATACGTATATACCCATGTATTATGAACAAAACAATTTGTTATTTTTATTCTCGTCATAGGTGGCTATTCTTTTTCGCACCGTTTCACCATCACCACCCATTAATCAACCGCATCATTTTTAAAAACTGTATTAAGGGAGGGATTTTGTTTTAAAAACTGCTGCCGGGCATCAATTGGGTTTTATAATATTGTAGCCGTTCTTGAGGAACACTAGAATTGAAATAATCATGTTTACGCGAAAGAAAATGGCAAATAATAACTCTATATCTAGTTTTGAGTATCAATTCGGAGATCCACACTTTTTAACAAATAAATTGCGAATTTTAAATATTTCACAAAGTAAAAATGTGTACGACTATCAGTTGAAGGACCATTTTTTAAACCATGAGACATTGCGACAGTTGCAATGTAATTGTGCGAATCATAAGCACAATAAAATGCCATGCACTATTGTGACCGGACCTATTTGCCTGAAATGTAAAACACCAACATCTGAGGTCATTAATTTCCAATCGTTTTTATTCCATCCTGAGCTAGCGACAAAGCATCTACTGTCTTGTTGCACTCATGTACATGAGCCACCGTGTCGACGATGTATAAATTGTCAAACTAACATGCCATGTGTTGTTACAACCCCATTCGAATGCTCGGTATCGACAGGTTTGTATTTGAAAACAATAATAATTACCAAATGATATTATTTTCTTCTTAATACACATACTTATATATATATATTGTTTATATTTTTTTCTCAATTTTATATATATATATACATCATTATTCGACATCAATCTTTGAATTTTACGCTCGTGTTATTTACTACACCCACATATATCTATCTACATGGACACATAAAGATACCGTATGTCATTTGGACAATTCGAAGTTTACCCGTACAATTGTATCTAATACTGCACAAGTATATCAACATATATATAATACAAAATCTCCATCGTTTTATTTCTGTTTTAAACATGTACATTATCATAAAAAATACCCAGATATTGAATGTAAGATACAAACATTTAAATGTTGTCAATCTGCTGTATTGATGAAAGACTTCGACGAATGTTTTGTTGTCACTGTATTGGGGCCAACAACAATAAGTGGTCGTAAACCAACAAATAGTAATGGAATCAATAACAATGATATTGGATATGTCGCTAATAATAATGAATTATCGAAGGCTAAAGAATATTTAATATTTGATCCAAGAATTTGGCGCGAACAATCTTACAATCATTTTATGTCATTTATCAGAGCTGTAATTACAACACCATCAGCAATTTTAGAACGATACAAACGCTACGAATCATCGAATTTTTCAATATCGAAACTTAAAAAATATAAAAGTGGTAAAGATTCAATTATACGTCGATCTATTACTGGCTATGAAACAAATGGTATATACCAGACATCGACAATATCATGTTTAATTCCCTACTATTCGGTGGTATTGCCTCAAAAAATATATGATCTATTAAAATCTGAAAATTATGATTTGGATTTAGTGATGGTTAAACGTGATCCATCTATATTGCCGACATGCATGTATGTTTGTTCAGTCATTCGTAATCCGGATCCAAAAATTATATGTACAACAATTTCTGATCAACAATCTAAAGGATTTAATCAAGATCAAGATGGTGATCGTAATGCTGAATATTTTCTGTGTCGTAAAATAAATGGATACGATTCAACAAAATCATATGATTATAAAGTTGCAAAAATGGAAATGGCTCAAGCTTTTCGTTGCAAACGTACTCTAATTGGCACACCAAGATATTTATTATCGGAGACAAGTTTATTGAAAATCGAACGCTTCCCAAACGATTTCTTAAATATTGAATTTTATAAAAAAACTTACAAACGTGGCAAGAAATTTATGAATGAAGCTTCGGCTGGATATTTAAGTGATGAATACGATGAATTTCAACAGGCGTTGATTGAACATAATTTAAATGAAAAAAGTGAATATATAACGGCAAATGATATTCTATTAAATACTAACAAATTGTCAAGCATTGTTAAATCTGGTTCAAAGGGTACACCAGAATTATTAAATATGCTACTAAATAATATTGACTCTTCAAAAAGCTTAACATTAAATGATCGTAAAAAAGAAGTGCTCACGCTCTGCAATAAATATATAACCTCAAGCCAAGATTTGAGTCGCAATGGACGCAAACAATTTGCCGCATTATATGCTGCTCATGATTTAGTGTCGTTATTTTCCAACATTTATATTAATAAGTGTTGTTATGCAAGTTATGATGGTTTTGCCAGCGCTGGAACTTTATTATTTAACGAATCATCTCTTGAATTATTTTTATTAGACCTAGTGTCATTATAAGTGATATTTTTATAAATTTAATATTATATACTTGTTAAAAAAATCTATACACTTTTTATTATATTGTATTCTTGAATAAATATACATCCTGTGTGTGTATATATCTATTCGTTGCTTTAGGAAAAAATAAAAGATTTGCAAATGTCATTTTTATTCTTACCGTCTTTACTTGCTTCCTATAGTATTAGGTGCAATTTGTTCGATATTATACGTGCGCTTATTCGTGTAAATGTAAGTATACTGGTATGTATATAAGGTGTGTGTTGGGTAAGTGTATTTGTCTATGATGTATGCTAATATAAATACTCTGTTCAATTTGTAATAATATAATATAATTTATATCAAGTGTTTGGTTTTTAAAAATCTATAGGGATAGTGGTGTGTATTTAATTATACACTATCCACATGTAGTCCAGCAATGATGACACGCTCGTTGGATATTGTTGTTAATCCACCTACACCCCAATCTACCAAGCAATATATTCAAAAATTTCATTTTGGTTATAAATTTAAAATATGTAATATATTTGTAAGTTTTATTCAATGTGTACAAATTTTTTGTTTTTTTTAGAATTTTACACAAGATTTAATTTTAGAGTCAGAAATTAATGTAGTATTGTCATTAGAATTTTCAAAGAAGACGGCTCGCTTATGCTTACATTGTCGATGCCGTCGGCAAAATATTGGACTATTTGCACAATCAAAACATTGAGCACATACGACACAAGCACGCACACTTTTCAGTTGTTCCAGATATTGGGTATCATTTTCGCCCATAATAATGTAAAGTTCGGACCATGGGATTTTTCTAAAACAAAACTTTTGCATTGTATTGTAGTCATTTAAACGTACTGACCAATACCAGCAATTTTCCGAACAATTGCACAAATGCTCTCGATACAAATGTACATATAACTTTCTTGGCCATATCGATTTTGTCGATATACGGCAAATACGATGTGTGCCCTCAAATGTATCAGTAGTAGCATTATTAGAATGATTATCATTCGTAATATGACTTAGTTGGCGTTTATTTTTATTTTTAGAGCGACGTGTTAGTCCATTTAAATTGTCGTTAGTTGATTTTCTAGGCGATATTGTTGGTATAAATCCATAATAAACACATTCGTTGCCTTCTATACTGCATTCTGCGTATTTATATGATATAATCTCGCCACCAGCTACACGAGCACGTAATATCGATCGGTTGATAGATACTCCCATACCATATGAGACATGTATTGCAAAATACCATCTGGACTGTAATAAGGGCTTCATTTCAGACGGGATCATTTCTAATTCATTTTCCGTTAGAGGTGCATTTGTTATTACATTAAAGTCTTTCATTTTAATTAAATACATTGACGTTTTTGAATAGAATCGAGTACAATCAATTTTATAATCTTTACCACAATTTATCATGAGCGGTATAAATTTCTCAGTAAATACATTTTTTTTAGATTTCGGTGTTGTAGTATCGTTTTTTGTTTTCTTTTTTATTGACTTTGATTTCGATGATACCGATTTTGGTAATTCCATTGGTGATGTCGATACAATTTGTTGATCTGGCGGTGTTTTATTTAAAGATGATATTGTTGATATTGTTTGTGGTTTCATTATTTTTATTATAAATCTTTTGTTTTAGAGAATATTATAAATATATATATATACACACATATCCAATATAATTGTATAATATGATATACAGTATAAATATGAATATTGAAAATTGATTTCAAAATAAAAAAATAATCGATATAATTCTATTATTGAAGATGTAGTTAGTGTATGTCCATCCAAATACAGTACATCAACTTAAGTTGATGAAAAGAAATCAGTTTTAATTCGTATATCTCCGATGTCGGGACCATCAATTAAAAATCCTGGATGTGTTTTTACATACGCTTGTATGAATGTATATAATATTTGACTTTCAGCAAAAACCTCAGTAGCCGTATCAAGTATTAAACTAGATAATTTAAATTCCGACAAATTATTGGTTGAATATAACGTTTCAAGTTGGACATTTGTCAATGGCTTGCGTCTAAATGTCATTAAATTTTTATAAGCGGAAATTAGGCATTTTATTCGAACCTCGCTGCCATTATACTCACAATCACATCGAGTATCTTTAAATGCGTCCATATTTTGAATGTTAAATATTTTGTTGCGTACTTTATGTTTTTACGATTCTAATAAATCGAATGAACCATTGCTTCTCAATGAGTTTTTTTATTTTTTTGTTTTCTCTGTAAAAATCGTGCTGAATATTCTTTTTGTTGTTAAAGGTTCTTGATGTAGTTCTGCTTACGTTGTCGTTTGTTCAAATTAAAAAAAAATATTAATGCTCATGATTTATATACATAATATACATGGAGATGTGTATAATATAAGTATAATATTTATTATGTTACTTTATGTGCTGTAAGAAAATAACGGCTTGGATAAAAAATGATGATAGTCGCAAATAGTCTCAGTAAATGTTGTTTTTTTTAAATGCAATGATATTACGTTACATTCTGATACATTGAATCAATTTTAAATAACCCCCCCCTCGAATGTTACTTTTGTACTATATATTATTTGACGAGTATACATGTATGCATGTAGCACTTATAGATGCCAAAAAATAAAACATCTATTTCGTTCTTACATATATTTACGTACACAATATATAATATGAGTTTGATATTTTGAGTTTACAAAAAAAATCTAAATAAATACAATCGAGGGCATATGAGATTTTATTATATTTAAACAAGGGCTCGATGTAGTAGTGAAACACTTTTAGTATTTCTCTAGTGGCATATATACTTGTTATTGATTTTTAATAATCTCCAATTCACATTCATATGTGCAGTACTTTATTTGGAAATGGAAAGGAACGTACACGTTTGTGATTACTAAATCAAGTTTGTGAATCAAACTTGCAAATTATAATTTACATTTAGATTTTTAAAAGTGCAATTTTTTTGTGGTTCTTTTTATGTGGTTGTACGTTTTAATTTCATTTCAAAATGTTTTGGATTTACGCATTCAATTATAAAAGCTGAAATATTTTTTATGATTTTATTTTGAACCTGGTGGATAATTAGCCTAAATTATAATAATTTTCAAACCACATTATTAAGCGGATTTAAAAATCTTGACACAAGTGTTGTTATACGATGGCTGTTAAAAAATATAAACAATGATGGAGACCAATAAAAATCATCGCACCCTCTCCCACACTGACAATACATCTATTTCCCCAAGTATTTTTTTATGGTAAGTGTTATGGTTTATTTTTTATACGTATATTTGTGAAATGGCTAAATGTGAATATAGTTACTGTATTTTATATATATGTATATACGAACACATGTATTGTATTTTCCAAAAAAAATGCACTAAAACACAGGGCATCTTAATTGTTAATTTTCTCAAAAATCTCTATAAATGCTAAAATTTCAAAAATAATACGATTTTTGTCACAAAAAATACAAAGATATATATATATAATAAGGGGTATAAAAAAAACTTTGAACATAATAACTATAACTTTCATTCTTTATGAAGAAAATATCCATGGGAAAATATATCATTTGTCATGTTATTTCCCAAAAAATATTGTTGCGTACAACTATTTTGTCAAAAAAACAAAACTTTATGACATTCTAAACATTGATCAAGTCGTTGCGCGATTTAGAGATGGGTGCGCGATGGCTAGAAAATATTCAGGGGGTATATGTGTAAGTATATGTGTAAGTATATTACAAAAAAAAATACATCGACATTTGAAATGCGCGCAAATATACTCTAAAATAGAAATGTGGTTTTTCTATGGAATAACTACATTTCGGTATCTGACAACTTGACTTTGCACAATTTTGCTGAGTAATTGTTATTTTTCCGATAAGCGCAACGTCAATATCGACATTGCAAAAAAAATATATGGAATAACTACGTTGCAGTTTTGTATGGAATAACTACGTAGTAGAAAATTGTGCTGATAAGTGAGAATTTCCGGTTTATTTGCAAAAGCTACATTCACAATTTGTTGTATAGTATATCGACATTGTGTGGTTTTTTGTATGCAATATCGACGTTGCGCATTTTTGCTTACAAAATTATAGTATATTTTTTTTGATATGGAATAACTACGTTGTATATTAAATAACGACATTCTAACTTGTAATCGCTCGCAAGTGTGTATATTTGCCCACATGCGAAAAATTCCCAGTCTGATTGTAGTTTCCTCTTCTATTGAATAACAACGTCACGATATGGTATATTCCCCACAAAAGGCATTGTGTGGGTAGAGATATACATAAGTAAAATTCTGAAAATAAACGTACTGTATATACATATGTTTACGTTTGAATTTGAAAACGCTTGCGTCTCAAATTTTCTACAGAGCACACGAGCGAGAATAGGATATTGTTTTTCCCATAACTACATTATCACCATCGTCATCATCATCAGCACTAGAAATATCGTAGTTATTGTGTATGGCAATAATGATGTATACCCCAACCTCCATTGCCGCCCAGTTTAAATGTATATTATTTAATAGCTTTGAAGGCGACAACCTCTAGCATATAAACGAACCACATTATATGGTATATCAACTAACAAGTAGTGCGCAAGCTCGGTATATGTTGTTATGGTCACTATCAACTAACCAAAACAAATCATGCGCACTAGCTTGCAGAGTCCATATATTTCCGGGTATATGGTATATGCTATGCGCGACTAGAGAAAAATACACAACAAAAAAAATCTAAAAAGCTATTATAAATTATATATATGTGTGTGTAGTAGCAGTCTCTTACTTATAAATGTTGGTCAGTAGGTTGGAATAGAGTAGAATGCAAAGAAAAAAAAACTAAAAAGCTATTATAAATTATATATATATGTGTGTGTAGTAGTAGTAGTAGTCTCTTACTTATAAATGTTGGTCAGTAGGTTGGAATAGAGTATAATGCAAAGAAAAAAAATATTTAGTATCTGGTAGTGAGGTTTCCGTTTGAGTAACATTTAAACCCCCCCACCAGACTTTACACTCTCGTGTTGCTATTGCTGGCTATACTATGTGTGCTTATTTGCTGGTGAGATATACATACTAGAAAATTTCCTCTGGAAATGCCAAGCAGTTCGACCAATGTTCGAGAGAGAGATTGAGGGGAAAAACAAAGCAAGCTGATAACTTGAATAGCGTGGGGTAGTTATATGATTGAAACTTTCCCCGTCGACTTCTATCGAGTTGGGGCATATATATAATTGTGCATGTATATATGTACATATACTATGGTTATGCCACGCGCGTGTCGTTTTTAATGCTAGAGGCAGTCTGGTCACCCTCCCCGACTACCAACGATAGATAGTGAGCGCATATGCACACATGCACCACTGTGTGTGTGTATGGTCACTTGTTGTTTTAATCAGTAGCGTGTATATTCGATAGAAATAAAACGCTTCGGCAAAAACGGCGCAACCCGAACGTAGAAATGGTATATAAAGAGAATGTCGACACAAGTGTTTGCATCAGTCAGTCTTTAACAAGTGTAGCCGTGAAACCTCGCCAACCAAATAATAAACACTACTAGGTCTCTAGCACAATAGAAAATCCTGCAATAGAAACACTGTGAGTATAAAATTATTTAAAATCCTGCGACATTTTAGAGGTTTTGCGATAGAATCCTTAAGTATTTGATAATTTTCAATAGAATTTATAGAGTGTTATCCTTTGTTTGGCTGAATTTAGAATGAGTGTATAGAAACATTTTCTGCCAATTTTTACCCAATTGTTTTACCCAATTGTTTCTAGTTTAAAACATATTCGTAATTTTTTCCCAGTTTTTACCCAGTTTTTACCCAATGTTTACCCGATTTTTACCCACTCGTTTTTTCTGTATTTTTCATACATTTAATTCCGCATTTGTAGTGAATTCTAACTATTTAGCTATTATTTTTATAACAATGACCCTCACTTACTAGTCTAACACTATTCCGAGGCTTGCAATTTAATAGATCCCATTGGTATACTTGAGTAGTTTTAATTTAATTCGATATATCAAAAAGTATACATGTCTGGATGGTCTTAAAGCAAAAAAAAACTTGTGAATTAAGCTCTTGATACTTGGAGATTATTGACATTTCGTACATACAGTATATTTATTGTAATAATAATAATAAAAAAAAAAATATTCCTTGTCATAAACCAAGTTAAAGGCTTTGTCCAATCAATTATCAGGGGGCAATTCAATTATCACCCAATTAAGTCTACACACGCGCGACGACTTGATGATTGAGTAATTTTTTTTTATATTATTTTAACGCGAATTTCTCATATATATATAGAGTGGGAAGATTCGTAAAAAAATTATTAAAAGTCTAGTTGCAGTTCCTAGTGGTGTATAAATATGTAAACATTAAAAAAAATTTTAACATTTTTATTTTACAGGGGGTGTACATTCATTTTTGATTAAACAATTTTCATAATGAACACGTTCCAATGCAAAACCTCCACTGTGAAGAAAACTTCAAAGTCAGCATCAGCGAAGTCAATAAAAAAACATCGTTCGAATGTAATCAAGAAAACTAAACTCAACACCCTGATGAATGAATTATCGCATTTACAAAAGCCATCACACAACATGCATATTCAAAATGAAATGCCTCTTCAGCAACTCAACAATTGTAATCACAATTCCAACACACTGTACCAAAGTCACAGTCAGAATCAATATTTGCAACACCAACAGATGGTTGTATATACCCAGCAGCAGCAGCGTCAACATGAGATGCAGCAACAAAATGTAAAACACCAACACTATCCAATAGAGCATTATTCAACAATATCAAATATGGCTGGTGTTGTTAATAACAACAATCAGCAGCATATTCACCAACAATCAGAGCAATTGCAACATCAAGTGAAATTGATAAATAATATTCAATATAATAATATGCAGCAGTTTGATAATAATAATAATACTTCAATTATTAATCCACCCATGCACAGTCAGTTGGATCCATATACTGCTCAACAATCTAAGCAACAACAACAACAACACCACCATCACCAGCAACAGCAACAGCAACAGCAAAATCAGTACCAGGAGTCGACACAGAGTGAACGAAATTCTCGTCCAATTATTGAGTCTATAGTGTATTTTCCAAAAGATAAACCCATGTTGAAACTTCAACAGAATTCAAATACAGCAATAAAACCGAATATGTCTACATCTGATACTGCCAATAATGCTGCCGTCTTTACGACTAACGCTACAAACACTGCTCATATTGATGAAATTGTACATCAGCAGACATCGCCAATAATAACAAAAACTAATTCCATTGAATTTGAAGAAATTGTGGGTCGTAAAGATAAAATTGGCGCTCTCTTGGAATTGACCGGCATTAAAAACGATATTACATCGGACATAAAGGAAAAAATCTTGGATGAAATTACAGACATTACAGACGATTCAAATAACTTAAATGCCGAACCGCCCTCGCCATATTGGTTTTTTGATGTGAGCAAACTTAAAGATCCCGAACCGAACAAACAAAATGATGCCATTTCTAATATATCATTGGTCGACGATTCTGGAGTAGTTGTGATAATGTCAGATGACGATGACGATGACGACGACGACAATGATAAAGGCAAACAATTGGCGGCCACAGAAGTTCCAGAGTCAGTGAAAAATACCATACCAGCAACAGCAACAGCAGCAACAACATCAACAACACCACCACAATCACCTATTTCACAAAAACAACAATCAAAGAATTCATCTGTTATAACTGCAACTGGTAAAAAATCACAAGTCGATGAAGATCGAAATGATTATTCTGAATTTTATTATATCGATGACATTAATACAAAACAAGCATATAATAAAATCCAGGAAAACCAAGTGATGGCCATTGATGTTTCTGCAATAAATAATAATAATAACACTATAAATACACTGAGCACAATCGATGATGCAGTTCAGCAGCGAGTGAATAATGAAATTCCATGCATTTCGTTAATAAATCTTCAAAACGAAATTGATAAAACTCAAAATTGCAAATTCGATATGCTTAAACAAAAGCCTATTGAGTCCGCATCAGATACATCGTCAATTATATGCAATACGGAGAAAAATGAGAATTTGGTTACTGAATTTAAGGTTAGTATATTGATAAATGAATTTTTTTTTATAATATAAATATTAATTTCTTTCTCGTTTCTCTTTACACAGATCAGTGAAACAGGTTATGATCTTTTGTATCATAATCACATTTATAAATTCAACAACCAATACGATGATAATTCAAGTGAGAATTATGATAGTGACGACGATGGTGACTCTGACGATAATGGGTCTGCTATTAAAAACATAGCAAAAGCGGATTTGGCATCACAACAACAACAGCAGCAACAGAATCGACAACAGCCCACAACTCTAATTGAAAATATAAATACCAATAACAATCTGACCAGTAAAAGTAATACTGTTGATTCGGGTACTAACTTTGAAAAAATTGTAAATACGTTAAATTCATCGCCCAAACACTTGAATAAACCAACAGTTCAAGTGCAAAAAACTAGTTCAATTCTACCAAAAAAACGTAAAATTGCATCTCTAATGGAAAATAGGTCGGCATCCAGCGACACCACAGCATGCTCACCGCCACCGTTTAAAATGCAACGAACATCTACACCAATAATGTCTACATCTCCACCGGATCGCATCGATACAATTGAACAAAATTGTGATGATATTGTACCCCTCGATATATCCTGTATTAAATCCACAGATGACGAGCCGTCGAAATTGGAACGAGTTCCAATGAAAATTTCATTTGGTCGACCAAAATGGAACAATCGAGTCGATCATATGAATGACATTGATGAGAATGAAGAAAACAACAACGATGCCAGCACTATCGATGGGGAGAATAACAATAGCGTTGTAAATTCGTATGCTTTTGAGACCGACGATGATGATGTCAAAGATCGAGACTATGTGTGCAGTGAGAAACATTCGTCGTCATCGGGATCTTCGTCATCTGATTCTTCGTCTTCGTCATCAAGCTCGTCGTCGTCATCGTCATCTGGGTCATCGTCTGGAGGCGAGTCTTCGGCTGAAAATATGAAAAAAAATGCAAACGAGCGAAAGCGTAAAATAAAAAAAATGCATATTAAATCGCCCAAGAATAACAACAATACATCCAGTGTTAGTGCCGATGAAATATCAAAAGTAGCAGTGTCACGCAATAAATCGCCTATGAACAATAATGAAGTAATAACGGATAGTGACGATGAATTAGAACAACATCAACATGAACTATTTAATAAATCTGTGTCGCGTGATTTTGAAAAACCCAAACCAACAACAATCGTTCGGCGTCCAATTTTATCCAGTTCAAACATCGATGAATCGAATGAACAGAAAGTTGTGTCTGCGGTCATTTTCCGTGAAACTGCGCCGACTGGCGAATATAAACGTCCGCGACAAATGACGGGAAATTTGCGTTTAGTAAAAAAAAGTTATACGCCAAACATGTGCTATTACAAAGACAATAATGAAATAAACAATCATGAGGTTCCAGTTAAAAAAGTTAAAAAACAAAATGTGCAACCCAAAGATTTTTGCAAAATATTATATGGTACACAAAAACCAAACACTGACTCTGAAATGATTTATAACGATAAAAATTTAAAATCATTGGCAAAAATTGTAAAATCTATCTTGGTCGAACAAAAGAATCAGACCAATGAACTCGAATTGTCAGACTTGAAAGGTGGCAATAATATGCATAAATTGAGTGATGTTCGTGTAATTCCATCAAAAAGTGGTGATATTCTGCGAAATTTGTCAATGGAACATTTTAATCATGCCCACCATTTTCGTGCGGTAATTAACAATAAAACTGTATATGAGCCCAACTACACGCTCGTATATGGCGCTGTGCCCCATCATATGTGTGAATTTGTGCAATATATGATTAAATCCAATTACAACACACCGAACATGTATATGTATGACGGCGACTTAGAAATTCAAGCGTATTGCTATTGGCTGTTAGTATCGCAAGATTTAATAAAATGGAAAAACGACTTGAGCCGAGCCCCATTGAAACGATTGTTGGAAAATGCCTGTTCGATGATTAATGACCACGCTCTACGCGAACGAATTTCTCGATTTGCCAACTTTAAAGATTCGCGCATTACGGCAGAGTGTTTATTGCAAATCAAATACAGATATGTCGACATCATGGCATCGCTAAATAATTCAACTAACGAAGCTACATACGAATTGGCAAAACTCACATGGAACAACTTTATGGCAAAGTGTGGTATTCATCATTATTCTTGCCCACATACTTTGCATGAAATTGCTGCAAATGCGACTTTGGTGAAAGCTCAATTGGAGGCAACTTTGAATGATTTAAAGTTGCAAAATGAAGACTACGAGTCGGGTATAAAATTCACAGTGTCCGAGACTGAGCAATTATTTGATTATGTCTTGAAATTGTTCCCTAAAAAATACAAAATACGACCACTGCAAATATCAACGTCGAATGCATTTGTACATTTTTGCAAAATGTTTGCATTTCACATAATACAAATGGGTATTTTGAATGGAAACTCGACGAAAATCACAAAATATCACGTTGCCGGTTTTCGTTCGCGATATATACAACTATTAAGTATTAATGCACTGAATAACCAAGTACCGATATTCACAAACAAATTCCGTAGCATTCGTAACGTTATACAATCGCAGATTTTAATGTACTACATGGCAAATAGTAGCGGATGTGAAATACCCACCATTAAACTGGAACAAAACGCATCAGAATATCTGTTTGAAACTATCAACTTGCTATTATTAAAATGCATCGAGATATTCTGTGTATTCACTAAGGATGAGGTTTTCCAACAAGACGACTGCATTACGGTCCTTATGTCGAATGAAATTGATGGGATATTTGAACGGCCCGAATTTACAAGTATCAACAATATAGACGCCTGGACACACACTGACGATGCCGATCTCAATGAATTCAACGAGACGACTGGTGTTTTGGAAAAATCGTTTTACGACAAACATCTTGAAGAAGAAAACAAATTGCGCGAACAAATGGGGTCCGATTATAGCTGTGACGAAGATTTCGATACGATTGAAATTTCTGATGACGAAGTGTTTGCGTTGAAAACTGAACTACAAGATATAACCAGCATACATACTCGAGAGTTAATTCATCTTAAAGGCGATAACAATATTACAACACAATACAATAACAATAATGCATCGTTAGCTGGTAGCGATAGTGAACTTGACGACGACGACGATGACGGCAAAGTACATGCCGAGGTTCGTAATAATAAAAATCACAATAATGATGCCCGAAACAACAACAACAACAACAACAACACAGAAGCCAAAAAAAACAAATGTGTCGTAACAAAAAACAAACCCAAAGACGATATCGGTAATGAGAATATTATAAATATTAGTTATGAAATTAACAATAATACTATAACTACTATAGCGCGTCTTGCGAACGACGCTTCCGCATCATCACCACATGAAACTGAGAACCTTACAAATTCAACTAAAAAAAATACAACAAAACCAAATGGCGAGCGTAAAAATAAGAAAAAACCAAAAAAAACGACTACAACTGCAACATCTGATGAATTTCCATCGCCACCGGAAATCATGACTAAAACTGCGTTGGCGACTATAAATCGTTGCGAGCGAAAAATTCTTCGTGAACTATGTGAAAAGGAACAACATTACAAACCTGCACGCGATCGCATCAGTAGCCGTACCAAATGTTCCATGTGTTATAGACGAAGCACCGACAAATGCATCGTTATTGGCACAAAAATTAAGGTCACATGTTGCACTGCTTGTCATCAGTTGTTGGTCAAAGATCGAAACAGTGAAAATCCTGTCTACGATCACGATGAAATTGTGCGACGCATCGAATACCAATATAAAATGCCAGTCGCATTTGATGTCGACGATCAATTTATTGAAAAATGCGATTTCAATCACAGTCACACTTACAAAACCTACAATCGTGCAAGCGGTGGAAAGTCTCTATCGAAGCGTTTACGCAAATCACTTGCTCCCAACTCTGACGCTGGCGAAGAAGACATCAAAAATAATAATAATAATAATAATAACAACACTAACGATGATGTGCAGATCTTGGATGCATAAAAGATGTCATTCGTATTTTTTCTTTTTTTTTAAAATTCTTTATAATTGTTATATTACAAAGTATTCAATGTATATAAAAAAATAATATACTGTACTACATTCTACATACCAGATTTATACATTTAGTATATATATATTTTACACTTCTATATATGTATATTCACACAACATACTCGTATATTCAATATTCAAATGCTCTATTGTCAATTTTATTATACTTTTTATAAGCAATGTTTTTTTATTGTTGTTATATACACACATACTATAATTAAAATAATTATATATTACAAAATGCAAAAAAAATATATATAAAAATAAAAAAAAATGTAAGCCATTAGGCGGAATACAGAAAAAAACATTTTGTGTTGTTTTTCTTTTCATAGAATTCTTTTTTTCTAAGAATCCAGCATTCGAGATAATCTATGTGCATATACATGCATATATTGATCGTATGAATATACACATGTGCATATTATATATCAATTTCGTTTCAATTGTTGTAGTTATTTGTTGGCTAGTTTCATTGTTGACAATCGTCTCTCAATATGATCATAAAACGAGTTTTTTCTGTTTACAAACGCACACCATGTGTGCATGTACATACGTAAAAATACATTATCATTATTAAATGCATCTAGTATACTAGAAATGAGTATAAATATAGCGCACCCCAATCGATTTTGCATGCCATTGTAATATAGCAACAAAGTCGAGCCGGACTAGATTAATATTCCCGATTTCGAAAAAAAGGGGGTGGGTGCGTTAAGAAGTGATAACTCCCATAAATAGATAGTCACGCAGACAGTATCTCCATATATATATATTGGTTTTATATTTGAGTCTTTAAATCATTTGTCATCAATTGTTATAACAAGAAATACAATTTGAATTTTGTAATCATAAGACATATATTTTTTTAAAAAAAAAATATCATAATAATATACGCAGAAAAATGTCAAAGAATCCATATTCAAAATATGACAATTATAATATGGGATGTAGCGGCAGCGATAAAAGATCATCGGCATCAACATCATCTTCGTCCTCATATGACAAATATTCCAGTAGCAAGTCTAACACCTATAATAATTACTACAATAACAACAGTAGCGGCAATAGTAATGGTAACAGCTACAACAACAACAACGACAAACAACAATCTGTGACAAGGAGAAGTTTACGTAAACGCCATAATATATATAATCAACCATCGTCTACCCAATATACTAATAATACTAGATCTTTTAAAGAAATAAGTAAAAATGTCGATATATTTATGTTTCGTCCCAATAATCAATCAGTAGATCAAGGATATTCCTCTAATTAATTATTAAGTTTAAACTAGAAAAAACATTAAAATGGATTTAAACGTTTGGGGACTTAACATTTTTGGCCGCTATATTTATTAGTTTTTAAAAATTATGGTTGCTAATATATGTATGTTAATTTAAAATGTATATAAATATTTTGAAAAAATAAACTCTGAAACATTTATCAATTTTTTAAATAAAAAATCAAATAATACGTTTGTTTATATGTAATTAACACTGCATTTTATTTATTACAAATTGATTTTTATGAATTGACACCAAGTGCCTGCAAATGGAATTATAAATCTAATTGAAAAGTTCGTAACATATGAATAGTTGCAAAAAATTCAAATCTGATCAGAAATATACTATATTTTTTTACAGAATTCAACATTTGAACTTAGATATCTAATTAAAAGTTTCAGTTTTTTTTTGTACTATGATTTCAGGCAATCGCTCTGTAATGCAATATTTACAATAACATATATGCAATATTTATATTAATAATTTGATTGAGGATATCCTAAATAATTATAGCCAGTGAATATTCTATTATTTGGAAATAATATATATAAAAAAATTACTACAATTATCACAATAAACATGACAGAGAGTATGCGTAAGATTATAAACCAGACAGCACTTGCAATAGCATTAAATGATGTTTTAAATGTTTCAAATATCTTTGAATTAGTCTGTCTATCGTTCAGTGGTCCATCATTTTGTGATGGTGGTAACAATATCCGAGTCGGTGATGGCGTAGAGGATCTCATGTTTATTCTTTTACAGAAACAACTATTTCAAGCATATACCCAGTATAACTAGTACATATACGTTGAACTTTCGGGCACTGTGTTATAGATTCCAATTAAAAAAATAGTTCCTAGAAATGAATTTATATGTTAATTAATAAATTTCATAGGACAAGATGAATGTAATGCTGTTTTTTTAAAAAAAAACATCTTAATGACACGTGTGTTTACAAATGAACAGGTTATCATCATATACTATGTATGGGATAGCTAATACGCTGGGTAATTTTTTTTCCTAAAAGTTCAAATGCCAAAATGCTTACTTGGGGGGAAACAAATAATGCCACGTGTATATAAATAAGTATGTGTACATTTATACAAAAAATATCATATATGTGCATACAAATTATATAATTTTTTTTAAAAAAAAACAAAGTATAATTAAAAATGTTATATGAATATACACATGTATGTATGAACTTCAACTTTCGCAGTTCAATTCTAAAATAATACTGATTGCATTTTAACAATTTTACCTATAATCTAGCTATGGTCTAATAGCAGCGACGTCAACGTAAGTAACAACAGCGAACCACTGTTCTTGTACTTAAATGAAAATAAGCGCGCACACACAGACATACGTTTTGAAAAAAATACCTGTTATTTGTAATAGAATTGATGAAGAAAAAAAAAATAATACTACATTTACATATATGCCAGAGACTTGGATCGCAAATGATATCAGTATTGTGCATGCATGCATGTGCGCCTAGTATGCATATACGTATACAATATACCCTATTGTTCACAATTGTGACCTCTTGAATGTGTTCGATAGGAATAAATCCATATATTCTAGGTTGGGGGGCCTATTTTTTCGTAGAAAAATACAAACACTTCAGCATGTCTCATATGTATATATTTGGTATTGTGATTATCGTAACAAAAAAATATATTCATTTTTTTACACGTGCATCGATTTGTATGTACGTATGTGTGTTTACGGTCAACAAACAATTACCCCCATATTATATACGCCTCGTTTATGAATATTGCCTATTTGATATGCATTTAGAAGTAAAAAAATTGTCATTTTCATTTAATATTTTATTTTCATAAGAATTTTAACATTAAAACTCTACTATTCTCAGTATACGAGTATATGCAATATACAGGCAAAAATAAATCATCTATAGATTTTCGTTGTCAAATGTCATTTACGAAATATACTTCAACGCGTGACGAAGTGTTTCCTTAACAGAAGGTACAATAAATTTCTCATATTCCGGTGACCAGTTATACAGTGAATCGTCAACGAGTGTTGGTTTTTGAAAACGAGTTTGTGGAAAATAATTATATAGTGATAATAAATTTTTTGTGGATTTTTTATCAATGCAATTATTACTTAGAATTAAATCAAATGTTATAGCATTATTTCCAGTAATAAAATATTGCACTTTATCATCGACATGTAAATTTGAACCATGCGAATAGAGAACAACCAAATCGTAGGCATCTCTAGCATATTTCAATAACTTGTGTGAACATTTAAACGGTCGTCCAGTATCATTATTAATCAACGTATCATCCAGGTCAAAAACGATGATTGATTTCGTTTTTGTGATAGTAAATGCCCATTTTTTTGCATGTTCACATGCCAGATACAAATCAGAATCCATAATCCGATTAACAAATGTCCCACATATAGTTAAGACTTCGTCATTTGGCCAAATGATGTAGCGTGGTCCATTTCGATTAAATCGATAGATCGGTATATGTCGTTTATAATAGAAACTTGTGTTTTCAGGTTTCGAACTTGTATACGGTGTTTTCAAATTTGGTTTATTATCGGTATAATAATTAAAATATGGTTCTAATTGCACATCAGTAAGAATCATAGAATTTTTATCCGTTATTAAAATTGGTCGAATATCAAGTATAATTTTTAAATCCGCCAACGACACAACGTTATAATATTCCGTTAAATTTAAATTCAAAATCGATTTAAAATATTTTGGATGTACAATTAAATCTGGTTTAGATGGGTCCGACATTATTACAACTGGTTATTAAAAATACAATTTAGTTTATGTACTATATTTTAAAATGCAATATACTACATGTCCACACAATGATTGATTAGCAAAATGCTTGTAAAAATAAATTTGATACCCTTATATATAGTCTGCTGACCAACGACATCATTTCAACGCTATCAATCCATTCTTATAAATATTCGATTTACAAAATATCTCTTTAATTTTTTTGTGGAATATCAATTCATTAGCTGTAAGTACATATACATACACTATATTTTTTTTTCAATCAATAAACACAATTTGTATTTAGTCTTAACAACGAAAAAAAAAGAAAGACTCTCTTTATTCTTGATATATGTATGTACGTACAAATATGCATATTGTACAAATATGCGTCTACATTATTAATAAATATATACATATACGAAAACAGAAAAATAACTCGATTGTTAACTTTTAATAATAAATCGAATGAGATAGTGTGTGTGTGATATAGATGAGTGAAAAGTAAACATAAATAGACATAATGTATAATTTACAATCAAATAGTGCTCGATTCATATATACTCTTAGTGGTATCGAACCACAAGTTGTAGACGACCAATCAAACGATGTTTTGGAAGAAACTCAGACTAATAAGTCACGAATAAAACAAACGTCAATATTGGAAACTAAAACTACATGCGATGGAATGTCTACATTGCCAATGTTAAATTCAATGCAATCTACAATTGAAAATACCATAAATCCAACAAAACAACAACGACGATATTGTAAATTAAATTCGAATTATTATTTATTAAAAGCTCCAAGATCTGATGAAAAAATACGATACACTGAATCCGATATGTATTCAATAGTACGAACAGTGCTATTCATGTATTGTTATGAGATGTCACCAAATGAATCTTTAAACGAAATAATTAATACTGGAGAAATTAGTTTTGATTTAAATCAAACGCCCAACTATATAAAAACAATGAACATGTCCATAATGATCCAACTATTAGATAGTTTGTTTGGTAATAATTTTTCGTATGTCGTTGGTCGGGTTTTAATTAAATGTCTAGATGAATATAATCATTCATGGCGATTCTATCCATATATGTCAAAAATTATTTTACCAAGTGCTCGTGATTTTGTGAAACTTGCTCGTTTCATGAACATCACAACATTTAAATACTCAAAAGTCACACAATTCATTTTAAATAATAGTATGGATCATAAAATTCCATTACAAAACAATATTAAATTATTAAAATAGTTGATATATATAGATAATCGATATATGTTCCAAAAAAAAATACATTTTTATTAGTCTTTAACAATTTTTTTGTACTACTTCTACAAAAAAAATGAGTGTCTCTATCAATTCTTATGAAAGTATAATTAAATTGGCATGTGAATATTATGACGCCGATATGCCTATATATTTCTGTGAAGGCCATTATAATATAACTTGTGATATTATTGCGTTGTTATTGCAAAAACAAGAATTTTCAATAGTTCGCACCAATATTAAATTAATAGAACCCATAATGGAAGACGGTGGTGTAATTTATTTATCATTACCTCTAATTGCGTTATTAGTTAATACTTTGGTTGAATTACCAAAAAATTCTATAGAATATAAAGAAGATTTTAACATATTCGATGGTTTGAATATGATAACCGAAGAAAAATCATCACGAAACAGTTGTTTCACAAAAGCCAATAGTAGACCTAATAACATTTCTCAAGTATTAAGTCGTACTCGAGCTGCAGATAATTACAATAAAATCGCATCATCGGTTATTGGTGAAAATGTTTATAATTCAACAATCGTTGACGATTCTGATACTTTCCAACAATTTAGCCCAATTGAAACTATACGATTTACACAAGTTTTACGTATAGTCTTAATGTGTGCACATTTCTATCAACATTATACTGAAAAAATACCATATACAAATCATCGTGAATTTAAAACATTGGAGATTGCTAAACAAAAAATTAAAAAAAATAAACGAAAACTTTAATGCATATATATATGTACAAGATGTCATTACGTAATATTATAAAAATAAATCACGTAATACACACATGTGTGCATACGTATAGTATAATAAAAAAAATCTGTATAAATATCTCAACTTTAAGCTAGCAAAATTGCATTCAACAAATAGGCTCGAAACTATAAACATCATAATTGAATGCCACTAAAAAAATAAATTATATCACATATTTTAATATGGTCAAACTGTACCTAAGGATTCTATTCTTAATAGTTTCAATTAATATTGCGATAATTGTTGGTTTTCCAACTAACGATATTATCAACATGGATTTGCCACATTCTAACAAGTCTCTAACAAACGAGGATTTGAATTCTGCTATTCGAAATTCTCAACGACGAGTCTTTGGCCAACGAAATGAAAGGATCGAATTGCCTGGATCACCAACGAAACCATCGTCAACAATATTTCGTGGTGTAATTGCTCATCATTTAGATCCATTGACCATACCCTAGAAAATATCCACATTATGAACCATCAATTTACCGACAAAAATGGACGACAAACCATCATTTCAAATAATGATTAATATACAACAAATTGTATACAAAAAAAATTATATTATTCATATACAACAAAAAAAGACACTCATATGTAAAATGTAAAAAAAAAATTTATTATTCTTAAGATTACAATGTGCATATATTCCTAAATGGAAAATTTCAATACAAATAAAATATATTTTTGATTGAAAAAAATATGAATTTTTTTTATTTCCATATATATTATAATATAGTAATTACAATCTAAATATAGTATATTGGATATTATTAATTAATGCCCAAGAATTAAAATGCTAAAAATTGATAATAAACTTGTGACATTTGTCATATTTTGTAGCTTGGGTTTGCCAGTATTTGGCAAATTTGCTTCTAAATTGTCATATATCAAATCGAATAATGAAAACTATCTCGATTTCCCTTTGAATGCAAAATATGATTCTGATTATGAGGATATTGTGAAAAATAATATCAATATAGAATATTTAGATTACGATGACAATGACAATAATAATCGTGGCGATAAAATTTTCAATGGAAAACCTGCTATTACTGGAATGTTCCCATCACAAGCTCAATTAATTATCAAACTTGACGATGAAAGAGCATTTCAATGTGGTGGATCGTTGGTCGATAGACATTGGGTTTTAACATCGGCCTCATGTTTGATCTTTTCAAGCAATATTAAATGGATTGTTGTCGTTTTGGGTACTCACCTATTGGACAGCAGTTCCAGAACATTAACAAATGCTACCAATATTGTTATTAATTCAAAATATTTTGACATTCCGGACAATCCAAATGATGATTTGGCTCTAGTGCGAGTTAATGGAGTACGATTCACAAAGGAGGTGCAACCAGTTGTATTGAAGGCTAAAGACGAAAATTATATTGGAAAATGTGCATATGTCACCGGTTATGGTGATGTTGGCTTGGCACAATCAGAACACAAATTATATTATGGTACTGTACTAATGGCGGCTCCCGATGCCTGTTTTGATACAAAAGATGGAGCCAAAACATTGTTATGCGCTAAAACTAGCAAGCTATCGTCCACATGTCCCGGAGATGAGGGATCACCATTATATTTGCGTGACGATGACGGAGATTGGGAACAAATTGGCATTGCCTTGTATAGAACAGTGAATAGTTGTGAAGATTTAAATCCAATTCCATTCACTAATGTTCAATTATATGTCAAATGGATTTATGAGACCATCGATAAATATACATCAAATGACCCAAAAACATGGTCATTTTAATTAAATACTTGTTGTCCTAGCTCACAATGATCAATTGACATGTGAATTTGCTAGAATTTCTTTTGGGGGTATACAAATAAAACTTACAGGTCATATCCTAAATAATTATTTCCAAAAAAATTAAATATGTGTAAATGTGTATAAATATTTTTTTATGTATATATATATATTGTATATATAGATTATATATTTGAAATATAAACAGCAAGATGATTATACATTATATAAGTTTGTTTGCTTTACTTACGTTTACAATTTCAAACGCTCTTGGTGCTACTACTAGTATAGTTCCAACTGAAAAATATACTAATCAACACGCTATTTCATTTATTAACAACAACAACGATGATGATGATAATAATCGAATTTTTAATGGGCTTAAAGCTCCCCGTGGAATGTTTCCAAGCCAAGCACATATTTCTATAAAATATGGTTCGGGGCTCACTTTATCTTGTGGCGGCAGTCTAATTCAAACAAATTGGATATTAACGGCTGCTCAATGTGTAGTCAATATTAAAAATAAATGTGATCTTGTATTAGATGTTGAAATCATTTTAGGTGTTGTCAATTCAAATGACAATAATCGTGTAGTACGAAAAGGTATCACAGTCTTACCATACCCAAAATACAATATAAGTGCACCTGTATATCATGATATTGCTTTAATTAAAATTGAACCTATTGAATTGAGCCAATATATACAGTTGGCAATATCGCCACCGCCAAGAATCGAAAATCGTGATCTTATTGGTAAAGAGGTTATTGCTTCTGGTTTTGGCAAAATTAACGATTTTATGCAAACTAACGAACTTCATTGGGGTCGTATGTACGTACTTGATTATGAAATATGTCGCAATTTGTACAATCAAACCCTATCCGATGCCTTCTGTGTGGGTACCTTTGGTGCCTCGTCACCATGTCCCGGAGATTCTGGCAGTCCACTCTTTTATAAACCTGATAAATCTGAAAATTATGTCCAAATTGGAGTCGCATCATTTGGTCATCCACGATCATGTGCAATGGGTTATCCTGTCTTCTATACTCGTGTACCCGGCTATCTTGATTGGATTCACCGAGTTATTAATAAGTAAATATGAATTCACAAAAAAAAATTCTATATGCGCTATTGAGTTGTAATTATTTTTGCAAAAAAAATAACAAAAATGCAAACAATTTCTTATATTAGAAATATTTTTTTTTGTACATTTTATATAGGCATTTTTTTACTTGACTATCAAAAAAAACATTTTATAAAAGTAAAGCGGTGCCTGTATATGGATTTGATTTAGAATCAATAATATTATTAACATTATTTTTAGACAATGTCACAATTACACCAATCATAATTGAAACGATCATGACCAAAGCTATAACAAATATTAATGATTGATTGACCATCGAAACGATACCTAATTCACCAAATTGTTCATATAGAATTTGTTTAAAACGATCATCACGAGTCACAGTCTCTTCAAATGTCGTTAAATCATCCAAAGTGTTTGAAGACGATGCTAGCGCCATTGTATTCAATTGTTTATTATGTGAAAAATTACAAATGTGTTTTGTAATGTAAAAAAAGGTCGCATTTGTAATTAATTATTATTTGTAAGTTAAAGCAACAATACGTTCAAGCCATGGTTCTCTTAATGTCTGTTGATATGCATCTAGTTCCATGTTAATATAGCTATCTTTTGCGAAAATCAACGCAAATAATGCAATGGCAAATATCAACAATAACACAATAAATAGCATTTTAAAAGATCATACTACCTCTACAGTACGAAAATTAAATGAAATTGAATTGAATCGTCGTTTTGATAGTTTACCCGTCAATGTTTTAGAGAATTTGATACGTCGCAAACTACCAGAACCATCAAAAAAACGAACCACCCATATTAATAATGGTAGTAGCAGTCTTAGTGCCGATGGGACAACGAAAACAAATAATAAAATACCATTATGTTTGAAAAATGCAATAACCTCATTAGCTCTTATGGATGAGAAATCAATGTCTCAGCGAATTAAAATCTTTATCGGATATTGTCGTTATAAAAATTTCAGTTATAATACAACTAAACGATATTTTAGTATTTTAAAAAATAATAATTTCTTCAATGAATCTCCCAATGAACTTATTAAAATAAATGAAAATCAAAATAAAAATGACATATCAAACAATGATAGTAGCAATAATAATAATAATAATGATTCTGATGATAATACTAATCAAATCGAACCGATAGATCATTTAAGACCAAACAAATTGTCATTTGTTAATTGTGGTCTACAACATATTAGAATTGTTAGTATGTCAAATTTTAAAACATTTATTGAATATCTGCATAACAATTTTAGTATATACACAGCACCAATATTGGTGGCGGCATATACTGGTTTGCGTACATTTGAAATTTTACAATTTAGCACGTACACAATCTATCAATTATTGAACCAGCAGCAGCCGATTGCTATAAAACGCAAACATACTGTTATAAAATCTTACGATATCGATCCAATTCTATGGCAACCCATTTATAATTCGCATCTGAATGCTTTTGTAGAACAGTTACGTGATTTATACTTAGATGACTATAAAATTTTCCTCGAAATGCAAATAAATACCAAACTGTTCCCAGTCACACCAAAAACACTGGGAAATCGTATCAAAAGCTTATATTTCAATGCGGTGAATAGCATTGCTCCAAATGGTTTTGGTATACACTCATGTCGTAATATGATTGCCATGCTTATGGCAGAAAATACTGAGAACATTTTTGCAATTCAACAATTTCTACAACACAAAAATGTAAAGACCACACGACAGTATATCAAAGCAGATTTCTCAAAGACAACCCAAGAATTTAATCGTTTAACTAAATACGAATTTAGCAATATTAATAAAAAATTGAAAAAAATTAATACTTGAATACTTTTCAATATATATATACACACATATGTAGAATTCACTTGTTTATATATATATCTGAGAGTAAAAACAAAACAAAAAGTCTCATCTGGCCAGTCATCAGACTATGACAATTTAATTTTTTTCAAAAATATAGTTTTTTTACCACAATAATAAATAAAAAGCATGATAATGGCTTCAAAAAATAAAATTTTATTACAACCGAAATCATTATATGATACTTGTGTTGAAAAGATTGCGAATTTAACGGTGGCATCTAAAGATTTCGAATTAACACAACTGGACCCGTATTTACCCTACACCATAATGAAAGATGTGACGACAGCCTGTTTACATGGAGAACGAAACTTAAAATTGCTTGTAGTGAAATCTCTCGGTTTCGAGTATATGGAATTTATGTCATTTATTGAAAATGACAAAATATCACTAACAGATATGTTCTGTGAATGCTTTTTCAATCTACACGAGTTATTGGACAATATTCCATATTGTTTTTATAAACCAATACTCTCTATATTATTACTTGAGGAAACAATATGGGAGGAATATTTTCATACAATCTTAAATTGCACCGACGAAGCAGAGATTGGTGATTGGGATTGGAGCGCATTAACACCAGAACAAGGATATGCCATTAAATACTATCCAAATCGAGCACCGTCTTTTTGCGATGAATATTCTTGTATCATATCATCAAAATATACCAATTGTGATGAGGCAACATTCTTATGTGGACTTTGTTGTAATTTACAAGATACTTCGCCAAGTCATCTAATTCATGTCACAGAAGTGACAAAAGTGCATTTTGAAGATTTGATTCAAAAATATTTCCAAGATGAAACTCAATGGTGTTTTTTATGTAAAACTCAACCACTATTTGAGATTTTATTCGATTTCAATGAAAATTTAAATGTTTGCTACTATCGCACTGATATAATCTATACTAAAAAATGTACTGTAAAACGTAGAAAGATTGAGACCAGACCAAAAAAATGTATAACATTTTCAAAATAATCTTTCCATTGTAACAACCTGTAGTATTTTAATATATATATATATATACATAAAAAAGGTGTTTTGTAAAAATCTGTATGAAAAATGTATTTATTTTATTTTTTTAATATAAGTATATATTTAAATATATGTATACATATCACAAAATGCATTATAATTTCTTAATAAAATATCTATCACATGAAAAAAATAAAAACGCAAATATATATTTTTTTTTACTTTTTTAAAAATCAAATCGTATTTATATTTACAGCAGGTATTGATAATTTTTTAAATTTCATTGGTAAAATATTGCCATATGGCCTATGGATAATATCCGGAGTAATTCTATAATTAAGCAAGCACTTATAATTAATCAATGGCGTACATATGAACATTTTTGTATTTTTCATTTTGTGAATTGAAACTTTAAAATTGTGATTAATTTTAAGTAAATTTATCAATGTAGGACCATGGCCAATGAATCGCTTAATATTTTGCGTCACTTCTATAGACCATTGATTGTGTTCAACAAACAATTGCACTGCTGGCCATTGCAATAATATTTTTATATCGATCTCTTTTCGTAAAGTGCATAATTGAATTAATATTAATTCACTCCATTCCAACATTTCTAAATTATGAAAATTGTTGATATTTTGACATGCAGCCTCGATAATCGAATCTGGTGAAATTAGAATCAATGCTCTATACAAACTCTTATTGTTTGCAGAGTCTATAATATATTGATTATACAGATTATCATTTGTAGCAGAGTTTTTATTTGTAGTTTTTCTATTTTTCTTGGTCACCATTCGTCTAATTGTCGTTGGTTTAGATGATGATGCTGATGATGATGATGTTATCGACATCGAGGACGGTGAAATTTTTAATTTTTGACGTTTTGTTACATTAATCTCATCATCGTTGGTGTCTTCATCTTTAGTACCACTACTACTACCACTACTGCTATCCCCATCGTTATAGACAACATTAGTATAATTGCCACAATCATTATCGTCTGTATCATCATCATCGTCGTCGTCGCTCTGATTCTTTTGTTTTTTTAATTTCATGTCAAATCCATGTGTAATATCATTTGAGTTACGTTCTGTATGAAAACAATCGTTCACAATTAAATCCTCATTCTCGTTGTTGTCATCATCCTCAGTATATGTAGTATCACAATCTTGTCGCAATGACAATTTATCACCTCTATGGTGTCGACGCTTTCGACTCTTATTCATTACTGCAGTATTGGCTTTCAATTTAAAATGATTTATTTTTTTTGAAATCGAATCTGATTTCAATCTTATTGTTTTAGATTCTTGATGATCTACTATCATATCAGAAATATTATTTTTTTCGAAAAATATCGATTTACACAAGACGGGTTGTCGTGTAAAAATATTCGAACGTTTCAATGATAGCTCTATTTCTAAATCACTTGAAGAATCTGCATTACATTCAATTGACATGGTTGCGATTTTTTTTATATATTTATATGGAAGATTTTTTTTAATTTTAGAAATAGTAGCTCTTGTAGATCTTTCAATAAATAACTAAGACTTTGTTTAGAAATTCATCTCGATTATAAATATACTACCAATTTTTGACTTGATATAAAATACAAACGATCAAATAAATTTTACAACTATTTTTTCAACTTTCAGATTACAATTTAATCCCTTCAAATATATATATTTAGTATATACCTAGCAAACAAAAACAGGCATTAGTAAAGATGAAACTTAGTGAACATGAATTCAATTTGATACGTCCATTACAATGGACGTTAGTCAATCATGGTTCAAAGGTTTACAATACCACGGCCAATCCAACGCAAACGCGTTTATTTTGGTTCGATTTCATGCGCCAAATATTTGCACCAAAATTTAAAAAACAATATGGCATCACACGTGTCGATAATTTCGATAGTACTCAACCCGTGTTATTAACTGATGATTTAGAATTACGATTACCAACTCAAATTGAAACAATTTGCTATTTTGCAAATAATATGGATACATTGCCAATGAAATTCTCAACACATATAACTAAAAGATTGACATTGATCATAGCCATCATTTTAATTATATTGATAATTGGATGTGATATTATATTTGGTGAACGATTACCATTAAAACATATAATTTGAATAAAAAAAATTTATAATTTAGACACATAACATCTAAGTAATTGTATTCTTATGAATTGTATAATCATCAGTAGAAACAAAAGATAAAACACCAGAGGGTATAGTGCTCTGTGACGACCATTGTAGACCATATGGTCGTATTTGATGTAATTTTTGAAATTTTTCATTATTGAGTACCAAACCTCGACCCTCAGTTCGCACACTAGTTCGGACCAGAAACTCACAAGTATCCCAAAATTCACGATCCCAGAGAAAACTTGATGGGCAATCACGAGAACCCGGAAACATGAGACCCAATTCCATATATTTATAATATTCATTTAAATAACAACTATATGTTGGCCATGTTCCTTCACACGACGGTGCCACAAATTGATTTTCATTTGGTTTTATCAAAAACGAACCTTTGGCGCCCAATGTTAATCCAGCTGGTGGTACCAATGCAATTTCAGTGTCTTTAAATTCCTCATTGAATTTCAAACCTTCAACAACTAACGCATAAATTCGTCGAATTTTATTTATATTATCCGAAAATCGTACTCTCATATATTTTCCAGTGGCAAGCACACCATCAATGCTAACATTTTCATCGGCATTTGTAGGTTTGTAATCCAACATGCCAGTTGATATTGGATAACCGTAGTCCGTTAAACGACATTCGTTATTAATATTATTAAATTCTGCAGAATCGATCGCAATTGTTGTATCATGTATTGAATTTGTACATGGATTTAATAATTTTTTTATTTTTAAATTTCCACGTACCGTAGCATTAAAATTTTGTATATCCAACTGACGATCAGAATTAAATGTCACCAACGATGTCCAATCATCATATTTTTCATTTGCCTCTTTAATTGTCATTTCACGGCAAACTGGCAAACCATCATCATAGCGCATTGATTTCGAACCCATATCACACTTACAATTAATATTTGCTAATGGTTGATTAATATCATCAATTTTCCCATTACATATATAAACTGTGGTACAATTTCCTAGAATATGATCGTTTCCAATGTAACCAGGATTTTTACAATTACATAGCATGGCATATTCATTAGTTGTTGGATCAGTTGTTACTAATATCAAATCTCCGTGATTGGCGTTACAAGAATCAGCAATGGATGTTATTGCCAAGGCATATCCCTCATTTGGTAATGAATTTTTTGGAATTATTGTTGTTTCACGATTTTGAATATATTCAATATCTTTATCAAAATGATGACATCTAACCACAAGCTCTTTACAACCAAACAACGTTATTGGATCATTAATATCACATACATGTAAATGCTCGATATTACAATCATGTCGATTTTCAATTTCCACGGTCTGTGGATATGGATCATATGATATATTTGTTGTAAACTTTGGAATATCAACATCTTTATAAATCATCGGTTTTAGCTTTGTTTTCGATGCAATAACAATATAAATTAATATGCATATAACAAATATCAATAATATACACGATAAGATTATTGAAAAATTCATAGTTATTTAAATCTTTTTTCTCAAAGTCAAGAACATTCCACCCACCTATTAATATATAGGAATTTTAATTTTTTTACATATAGTGTATATATTCGAAAGTACCTCCCTCAAATGCTTGTCTATACTTCTAGTTGAATATATATAAATGAGTGAGTGTACATTTGCATTTATGTATATATGAACAATGTTAAAGCTATTTTGTACGTTTGTCTATATAAAAACTTTTTACCATTATTGTTTCTCATTACACTTTTTTTCTGTTTTTCCAGAAGCCAAACTTAAATAATAAACAAAAACTTCTGACAAATATAGTATATATATATTAAACTGGTGTCAAGAAACTATTCACAAAAAACTTGTGACATCCATAGCGCGAACACATACTAAAAAAAACCTATGGATAAACAAACTAGAATCATGTCGCCACAAAGTGAATTTACCTCGGCAATAACTTTCCAAGATGTCCCCGACCAGATGACCAGCCCATATTATCCAAATAACCAACATCAAGATCAATCAAAAATTAAGCAAATGATGGCGAATGTACTGAAAATGAAAAATGAATCTAAATATGTATACCCAAGCATCGCAATTATTGTGACATCCATATTTGTTATATTATTGTTATTTCAAAAAATTTGTATTGGTGTTAAAATATTTGCAATTATAATTTTATTGTTATTTATTGCGTTCACAATATATGAATTTAAACGTTAAGTTTTTTTTATTTCGAATTATTATTTTTTTTTATTCAAAAATATATACAATCATTTTCAGATTATTATTGAAGGGAGAGGGGCGACGATACGTATTTTTTTCAAACAAAATACTTTTTGTATTCACAACGATCACCGAATGCTAGATCAGCACATTGGCATGCATATATCGCACGATCGTTGAGTATCATTTTGAAACATTTACCCTTGTTAAAGCACAAATTTTTTGCAATAATATGCGGACATTTGTTATTTTGATTTATTTTTGGTTTAAACCTATTGAAATTCTCTATACTATGATTGCCAATATTCAATATACGAGAGTTTTTTGCCCAACGATTTCGATTATGACGATTGATTTTGGTTTTATTATTATTATTATTATTATTATTACAATCACAGATGCACATTTTTTCATGACGTTGAGATTTTTTGTGTTCGTTTCTATCGATATCCACACTTTTGTGATGATGTTGATGACTTCGATCATGCCAATTTAGTGTATTAATTTTTCTATTGGCATTTTTGGACTCGTCAATATATTCATTAACATGTTCATCATTATGTCTTGTAGCTCGATGTTTTCTATAAGTAATCGATGACATTGCGCATTTGAAATTAAATTCAATTATGAACAAAAGCATACATATACAAATCCAATTTCGAGAGAGCAACATTTTTTTGTGATTCTATTTTCTATTATCTAAACAAAAATTCGCATTTTATATGTCAATCTTTAATCTACAACGAATACATTTCATACAATCAAATATAAACTAATTCAACTGTATATTTAATTAAACTACATCATATCATGGTACAAGGTAAATAGACTAGCAATCAAAACACCATTATAAATATAAGAATATAATTAATTTTATTTTTATAAATATACACACACACAATAAAAAATTAAAAACTTGTATGCATAGTTTTAAGTTTCAAGAGTGCATATGATTTTAAACTAGACTTGGGTAAAACATCATCATCATAGACAATTATATCGTACATGTAATTAAAATCTAATAGCGATACAAATATTGGTTCGCAAATATTAAAACTTAATATATATCCCAATTTATATAGACGTTGCCGATCGACAGTGATGGTTTCATTTGTAAACGATACAATGGCTCCGAGTGTTAACAGTTCATTGAAGGCCTCATGGATTTGGTCCATAGTGATGACAGTTCTATTGATTATACTCTGTGTCGTTACAATGGCAATTTTAGCGTGGCATTGTTATGCATCATACATGATCATGTATTATCCTAGAATACAAAAAGATACAATTAGTTCACCAATAAAAATCATGGAATCCCTCAAATTGTTATATACATTAAGAAATGCCACCTAATTCAAATATACATATATATATGTACATATAAAAATATACACATAAAATTATATTTTTTTTACAACTTACAAGAAATTATTCTACATTTTGATTGTGAATGCTGTATATCATCATCATCATCTTCATTGGCATCATTATCGTCACCATCATTAAATATAGAATCGGGTAGTTGTATGCCATCATACTCATCATCGTTATTGTTGTTGTCATTGTCATCGACATCATCATCATCAACAACATTGCCACCAGTAAGTATTGTAAAGTCCGAGTCATTATTGTCGATTGTTGTTGTTGTTTTTGCCGCAGTAATAATATCGTTATTTTTTGCCTTTTTCTTTGGACATAAAATTTTATTACGTTCATAAACAATTTCTGGATTTGCTTTAGCAATTACATCGAAATCAACATCATAACCGTGTAGTCCCAATATATGAACAACATTCTCATACACATCATCGCTTCTCAACATTTTACTTGTATATGATAAATTTTGTGAATCAAAACCATTAATGTTGGTCAATGTGTCGTTTTTAACTTTAATAATTTTAATATTTGTATATGGATGTAAAGTATGTAAAACTAAATCAACGGGCGCTATAATAGTACCATCCTCGCCAAATGCCAATTCATTAGACATAAACATTGCATGCAATTGACCCGAAGTAACTCGACCAATCAACGATACTTCACTATAAATAATTTGTGCATGAACTCGTCGACCATCACGAGTCACGCCCCAACAATCACTCAAGTCTTTTTCCATAGAAATTACATTTTTTTGTCCAAAAGAATTTGCAACCTTAGAACCAATCATAACATCAACTTTAGTTTGACCCGTAATAACAACTGTAATTATATTCCCATTACAAATATGGCGAATTTTTAAATTATCATACATTTTTGATTTTTTAGGCAAAAAATTAATCAAATAAAAATAATGACTGCCAATTTTTTCGGGTCGTAAAACTTTCGTATGTTTACTATTTTTCACAAAAACCTCATGTTCAGTCACCAAGCATCCAATTAAAGTCTCATCATCAATTGTACCATATTTTTCATCAATTGCAATAAATTTTGCATCCTTTGGCTGTTTGACCGTTTTAAATGTAAAATCTACCGTAATGCATGCGTTATAATAAACGGATGGTAAACGTTTTAAAATATTTGAATCTATAACTACACCGTCTTCAATGCATCCACCATTGGGATTGCCAAATGCGGCTCTTAATCTTAAATTCCAAATATTTGGTGGTCTATAATGATTCGGGCTAAATATTGTAGAATAATATTTAGAAACTTTATCCATGCTGCTTACATTGTATATTCGTGTAAATGGGGTATTTGTAATTTTACAATATTCGGTTAACAATTGATTTGGTGGATACATTCTATATAATGCATGCATCGCCTTCTTTGGAGATGTTGTTGCAAATTTCTCATTTCTAAATTTATTCAAATTAAAAGCCGAATCTAAAGCATTAAAATATTTATGAAATATCTCAACATCTCCTTTGCCAGGCAAAACAGCATAATCTATTTGCTTATTAATTTCCTCATCAGTGATATTTATATAGCATGTTACACCCAATGAATTTTCAATCAATTGTTTATGCAATTTAGAGGTTATTGTGGCTACACTACCCTTAATATTATTAATAGACACAGTGCTCTTTGATGGCGGTGTTTTAATAAGCGATGATATTGATAATTCTTTAGCCGTAATCGATAACATGTCAATTTCAGGATAAGTTATTTGAAAATGTGTAGTTTCTGCCGGGGAAAAAAATGTATCGTATTTTTCAGAGTATTTAATGGGTATATTTGCTCGTGTTGAAAATCGTACATATGGTAGATTATATTGAGTGGTTACATGAGGAAATTTACTTTTAACATCAATCAAATCATTTAATGTCCATTTTTTCAAACAATTAATCAAATAGCCATTTATAGTTAAAATTTCACCAACACCAGTCGATATACCCTTAATGTACGTATACAAGTCCAATTGATTCGTTTCTTCACACATTATAACAAAATCAGATAATACATTCTGTTCGCCAGCAGATTTCAAATCTTTAGTATTCAATAGACAATAATAACCAATAGCATCATTTGGAAACGACAAAGCGTTTGAATTACGTACGGCTGCATTTGAGGCACGTATAACATTGGGTAATAAATGTGCAGCCTTGTTACTGCGACCCTCATGCATTGTATTATCATAATTTTGCGGATAATTGCGACACCATTCTTCAGTCTCGAATGTATTCTTTTTACTTAGAGCCTGAAAGAGGCCACCTTTCTCAAAAACTATAGACATTTTTTGAATGCTTGCAATTTTATTTTTTAAACGACGACTCAAATCATATTCCACATAACGATGCACAACAACGGGACCATTTAAGATTTGACGATTTTTTAAATCATTCATAGAATATGGATATTGCAATATGGTGTCAAACATTTTTATATATTCAGATTGCAAGACTGGCGTTTTAAATGGATTCGAATCTTGCAATAATTGAGCCCAATCACTACGATCGGATGTTTCTTGTTTAAAAGTGCACGTTACAACTTTATTTGAATAATTTAATGCCAAACCATCTTCACCAATATATGTATACCAATCGATAGATTTTAACTTTTTCGTTTCACGGACATGCATCGACAAGGCATCAAATGTAGAAAAATTCGAATACATTTTTAATAGACCACGCAATATAACCAAACCCCATAATGGTGCGCTTGCTACAACTGCTTCGCGACCACGTATACGAAAATCAATATAACTGCCAATTATTATAGGTACAGATTTATGACTAATGCGATTTCTCATAGACGATTCATAGCATAGACATGCCATATATGAACCACGATTTAAAATTACACTTTCGGTAAAAGCCTCTTCCGTACGATAACTATCATAGCATGTGCAATCAATCATTAAATTTTCAAAATGTTTATTATACGAACAAAGTAAATACACATTGAACATCATTTTGGTGGATTTTTTTTAAACTAAAATTTATATATGTGTGTGTAATGATGGACTACTACGTCTATTCTATACTTGCAGTTAATCCCAAAAAAGTTGATTGCGGAACAAACAAATGGATCATCATATCAATGAACCATGTAAAAAAGATCATTAAAGAGAACGCAAATATAACCAATATTGGAATAATTAACATTGCAAATTGAAAATTACGTTTAAAGTATGATATATCGTCAGTTGTTGTTGTTGTCGTAGTATTATTATTAGCAGCAGCAGTAGTAGTAATCGTAGCAGTTGTGGTGGTTGGAGCAGTACGTGATGTTAATTCTGTTGATTGATGATCAGGTAATTCAAAAAATTCGGATAGAAGTTTACGAGTACAATACTGAGCCAACAACAGCGCAGATATATTAGCAATAATTCCAAATAATGCCATAGACATCTAAACGTAAATATATATTATTTGTTAAATTTCGTTTTTCATTAATAATCAAATGTAAAAAAAATTCGAAAATATTTTTTTACTGTCAATTTGAATATATATATACACATGTATATTTTTTTGATGATGATGGCAATGACAACAAACTAATATGATTGCGCAAACACACACACGCAAAATGGCACTAACACATAGTATCGATTATCTTAGTACATTTGTTGTCGTTGAGAATCCTCGTTTTAATGTTTACTCGCTCAAAATAACCAATTGAATACTATTTTAAACAAGTTGTTTTTTTTGAAATTTTTCAAGAAGCGACAATAGAAAACGAATGCTCGTCACATACTAAATGATCCCTATGAAATATCAAGCTATTTATAATGATCGATCATCCTCAAAAATATGCACTTTCAACATTAAATCTAAAAATTATGAACAATATTCCAATCAAAAAAAAATCTAGAACCATTAAAATTACATTTTTTTTTCGCTACATGTAAGTCTATTCATATGAAGGTGGGGGAACCATATAATTTAATTTCTTCACGTTTTTAATAGAAGAAAAAAAAATGTCAAACATATGGGGTGAGTGGTGGTGGTGGAAACAAATAGTTATTTGTTTTCATAGCATTTTGATATGAAATCTATTGAAAATGTAAGTACCGTTGTATTTAATATGCAATATCGACATTAGAAGTCTAGTTTATAAAATCGAACAAAACTAGGGCTCCTTTTTCTATTTTGAAAAATATATGAAATAACGTTGTATTTCATATGCAATATCTACATTATAAGTGCAGTTTATAAAATCGAACAAAACTAGGGTGACTTTTTCAATTTTGAAAAATATATGAAATAACGTAGTATTTAATATGCAATATCGACATTAAAAGTGCAGTTTATAAAATCCAACTTTGCTAGGGCGACTTTTTCAATTTTGAAAATATATGAAATATCTACCCAAATGAATAGTGACAAAACCATATATAAAATATCAAAATTCATTTTTTATATGAAATAAATACACTTTTACGTATAAATACGAATTGAATGAAACCATATCGTTTGTAACAAATACAAAAAATATATGAAATATACACATTTTGGAAACGTTCATTTCTATACTCACTTTGGCAATATTTAAAATCTCAAAAAAATTTGTATGGAAAAACAACGACACAACGCAAACGTAACGTAGTTATTCGATTTCAAGGGGGGGTGAAGAGCTGCTAATTTTGAAAAAGTAAAATTTTAGTTTCACTCCGAGCTCGATTTTTGCCATTTTCCACACCCATTTTACCTCAACCCCGAAAGTTAATCCCCATTCCCTACAAGCTCAGCGATAACTCCGCCTCCTTATGGGAAATTAATGAGTTAGAAAGAGAGGCTAGATCCCTTTGTCGGTAGATAAGGGTCTTAATTGGTATTAATGGGTATTAAGTCATTAAGTAATTAGCTGATAAGTATATGTGATAAGATAACTATATAATATATAATATATAACATGTAACATAATAATACACTCTGGCTTTCATGTGAACTGTACGATGGTTCGTTACAGACTAAAGACCCATAGCATGGTACACATTCATTTTGTTCTGCTGTGGGTAAAAAAAATTTTCATCTCAAAATTGAATCATCTCTTTTTCCCTCCCATATGATGCTAATGTAATTATACTACTGTAGATAACAAATAATCATGATAGTAATAGTGCTGGAAATATATATAATATATAATATAATAACATAGTAATACATTCGTGCTTTCATTACAACTGCATTATACAGACTAAAGTATAACTAACATGGTCACTTATATTTTATACAAGACATACTACTCACACACACCACCACCACCCCCACACACAAAAAAAATCACATTTCTTATTGCATGCACTAACTACACACCATTCGCTTGTACCTATTCTGGTTTATTTCCTAGAGCGCATGTGTATATTTACCAGGGTGTACAGCCACAAAAAAGAAATGTAGTATGTATGCTCTTGCATATTACTACTATGAGTAAATCAAAGTTTTTTTTTGTACAAAAAATAAAAACTCATATTCTCCATAGTCATGCGCAGCAGGTGTCTGTGACATGTTATGTGTGTGCATATACACAACACACACACCAAATACAATGGAAGAAGAACTACACAGAGAGAGAGAGTACAGACACACAAAAAAAGACGCAACACACCAAAATACGATGGAAAATCGACACATTTTATACTTGTCATCGTTTTTTTCCAATGTTTTAAGATATTTTTAACGTGACAAACCACAAACATTATAAAATGTATAGCATTTCCATTGATGGGGCTATATACATGTACGCACACACTATGGGATTCGCGCATTATACAATTTTAAGATGTTTTAATGCATTACACACACAAAAAAAACGTTGTAAAAATGTATAGGATTTCCATTAATGGATGAAATAATATAACCCTATAAAATGTATAGCATTTCCATTAATGGGTTGAAGCAATATATATGGATGGGGGTGTGTGTCTATGCATTGGGGCATAAATCTAAAAAAAAACAACATTTTGAACGATGATAGTTTCAATTTTGCAATGTTTTTCGTGTGAATATTTTCACATTATACACCATCATATTTTTACATTTATCAACGAAAAGTAATAATATTTTGTGATATTTTCACATTATACCCTATCATAGTAATAATATTTTGTGATATTTTCACATTATACCCCATCATATTTTACATTTATCGACAAAAAGTAATAATATTTCACATTATACATCATCATATTTTACATTTATCGACAAAAAGTAATAATATTTGTGTGTTTTAAAATGTCGTATATATGAATTTTTTTTATTGTTAGGTCATATTGCATACATGGTTGGAAAAGGTACCAGACTTTTTTGTTATAGTACATTGTTTTTTCAGGTCATATTGCATATAATGTGTGTGTGTGTAGTTGGGGGGTAAAAGTGTTGTAGTATATTTTTGGTTTGTTAAAAATAAGGGCCAACAAAAATAGTATACACATATCGTATGCATTATATTTTTTTTGAAAAAAATACTTGTGGTGCTTTTCTCTATCAAGTGTTTCATATTTATAAATTATATATATATATTTACAATGCTGATTATAATAATAATAATACTGGTAATGATGGCAACAGTGGTTATATGAATGGTATTGGTATGGTATGGTGAGATATAAAATTGCGGTTGTAGTACGTTAAGAGGATTAAAAAAAACTTTTTACGCGAAACAAAGAATTGGTACAAGTGCGCATATGCATAGTACATTCACAATATACAATATATATATATTTATTCATGACAAAATGAATATTTGTTACATTTTGTATTTTTACAATTGCATATATTTTTTTTTGTAGTAAATAATAATATTATAGGAGTAGCAAATAGGTATTTGTGGTAGGTAGGTAGGTAGTGGTGTACTATATGCGGTGTATAGTCACGTAGTTTTTCAATATGTATGCATTTTTCTCTTTTGATAAATGAAGCGTTACTTTTGGTTGATGATATTATATGCCGCATTACCATTTTTGAACCATCTGTGATATTTATTTCTTAGTTCATTCGTTCTATATAATCATCACAACGACCACCACCACCACCACCACCACCATCATCATCATCATCGTCATCACGACTGCTGTCCATAAATTGATAGCATATTTTTTTTTCGAACAAAGATGATGATGATAGTTCTAAAAGAAAAAAAACTTACTAGGAATTTGAACAGAAGAATGCCATCGTTGCCTTACTCTTGCTCTGTGTGTGTAGTATATGTGTGTATATTTGTGTGAATACTTATACGATGTTAGGTTGTTTTTTTTTGTGTCTAGTGTCTTTATATTTGTGCATGAATCTATCTATCTAGTATATGCATCGAATAAGAATGTGATTTTTTTTAAGATTTAAGTGTTTTAATGGAAAATGCTATAAATGAATTGGGTTATATGAAAAAAAATCAATTGCTCAATTTTGTTTGTTTTGTGAGATGTGTTATATTTGGCAAATATGGTGTGGTATACTATAGGCAAAAAAAAAAACAGTTGTGAAAATCGGGGTGGTGGACGACAACCTCCATAGTTGATCACAAAAAAAATTAAATGAGATTGTAGACTAGTAGTAGTAGTAGTAGTAGTATACTGGTTTTGTAGTTGATAGTGTATGTGATTGATTATTAAAGTTTAGTTTGTGGCGAATAGAATACAAAAAATATATTTTGCAAGTATAATTTTATATTAATCACTTTTGAAAATTCATTCACACACGCACACACACGTGTGTGAACCATAGATTTGTTTTTATTTATTCGTTCTACAGCAGAGTACACAAAATATGTATGTACTACTACTACTACTGCATTGAATTCATGGATAGTCCTACCATCTCAATTGTTCAATTTTTTTTTGGAAAAAATAAATGCGAAATTGTCACGAATGTTATATTTTATTTACCCCCCCCAAAAGCCTTTATAAGCATCAGAATACAGTTTTTGTTATAAATTCACATGCATGCACATCTTCATGTGTACACATACACACATATAGCACATTCGTGCATGTATACTAAAGTTTTTTTTTGTGTATTTACATGTGATATAGCATATGCATTTAAAGTGCACGAACAAATTCCTCTATTTTGATGTCTTAATATATAGCGTATGCATTTGTTTCCTCTATTTTGATGTCTTGATTTCTCTTTTTTTTGTAGTATTTAAATGTGATATAGCGTATGCATTTGTAGTGCATGCACATTTTCCTCTATTTTGATGTCTATTTTATTATATTTTCTACACGTTCTCTTTCTTGCGCGCGCTTGTTCCTTTGTAGTAGCATCCATCATTCGTATACATTCATATGCATATTAACCGTATAATAATGTCTAAATTACATTTTCAGTATATATTATATTATATTTAGAATGAAATTTTCAATTATTTTTAATAATGTATAATGTCTCCATCTCATTGTATGTATATATATATATATTTAATGACAAAAAACACACGTATTTAACACAAAATTCTCTTACCCTCTTTCTATATATAGAGAATATAATAAATACACCCACACAATACAATGATGGTTGTAAAGAAAATTAAACAGGAATTATCTGTGGAACGTAATGCTAGAAATATTAATATTGCAATTTCTGCAATACCTTTGTGCAAACTTGATACGAAATGTGTGAATGCAATTTTTCATAAATCTCTAACTGGTAACATTTTAATTGGTTTAAATTCAAACAATTTACCCGTCATCGCATGGCGTGATATTAATGGTATTGTACCTATACGTGCTAAAATTGTCAAATCATCGGCTTTTCGTGAAATTATAAATCGTCTTCATCCGAAATGTCTATATTTGAACGATGGCGAAGCGTTGCGACCCCTATCAACATTAAAGTACGATTCATTGAAAATGTATACGGATAAAAATTTGTTGGAAATTTTAAAGGATCTCAAGATTGAAATTGCAACGACATCTAGAGGGCATGATCTAAAAGAAATATACGAGAGCAACAAAATTACTGGTACTTTTGCTGTTATTAATAATAATAATAATAATACTACTATGACAACGAATACGGATTCTATGAAATTGATTAATTCTAATAATGTCGTCGCCGACGACGACAATGGCAATAATATTGACAATAATGATAATGATACTATTGATGGCGGTTGTATTAATACAAATACTACCAATAATACTAATAATAATGATTCTACTAACGATTGTAAGAATGACATTGTTGATAAACCCCCAACATTCAATGAACTACGTAGCATGGAACCAAGTTTAACGCGGCGAGAATATTTTAAATTTTGTAAAGAATTTGAACTACAACTATCAATTAAAACGACCCATGAGCAATATAAAAATAATCCTCTTGAATATTATAACATGGACTCTGATCAACAGCCATCGCAAAAGAAACGTGCACGTCGTCATCGTCGTCGTCGTCGTCGTTGTTGATATGGTCGTAGCCATGTAAAATTGTAATACAATATAGACATCTACTAAAAAAACACACATTTATAATATTTTCAATAATTTATTCTTTACATCATTGTTTTATTTATACATATTTTATTAAAAAAAAATATATATTTTTACAAAATGTTTAATTTTTTTTTCAAAAAAATAGCTTGCGTTTATTGTGGTGGGGAAAGGGAATAAAGTTGTAAATTATTTGAAAAATGTAATTACATTTAAATATGCTCGATTAATAGCCATGGATATCATTGTTGATGAAATATTATAGCTTAATGTCTCAATTGGTGAATTCAAGTAAATAATATTACGTTCATATTGCTGGTGCTGTTGTTGCAATTGTTGTTGATTTTTGAATAACAAAAGTTTATGCAATAATTGTACATATTCAAAAGTATCGATTTCTTTTAAATTCAATTGAGAATTTTGCCATGTTTTAGACTTTTGTTGTCTTTGATTGGGGTTTTCATTAAAAAATGCCGCTGGTGGTGGTGATGATGGTGATGCCATTATATTTGATTTAACATTTAACGAGAGACCAAGAGTTTTTGCTTGATTTTGATTGTTATAGGCATCATCATCATCGTATCATCATCATTATCGATAACCATTGAAATTGGAAAACTATTTAAATATGATCCATCAATTAAAATATCAGAGTCATCATTTTGCAATGGTTTAAATATTCCAGGTATTGTGAGTGATGCATATATTGCATTAAGAATATTTTCATTTGGCGTTTTAGTGTAACTTAACTCTATCAACGATTGTTTTGATAGATTCGTTACAAAACATGCCAATTTGTGTCCAGTTATTTTATAGATATTTTTAAATGTAATTGTTTCGATTTTTTTAAATTTCTTATAATGTGGACTTTTTTTCAAAATATGAGAATATATCAATTTTAACAATGCCCGTTCGGTCGATAGTCCCGGTGAATTTCGATATTTCCACAATTTAATAAATTCATTATTTTTATTTAACAAATTGTACGAGTTCTTGATATTATCAAACCAACTTATTTCTTCATATGAATCTTTGTCATTTTTCTGAAATTGATCGTCTAGTAGATATTTTAAATTGAAATTTATCAATTTTGCCACAACATTTAGGTTGTACACCAAGGTCTCTAATATTTGTGGATGAATGTCGAGTCCCATAATGAAACCCATTAAACAACTTGTCGATGTGCCGCTAATTTGTGTAAACGTATATTGATCATTTTGAAAATATCCCAAATCTGCAAACGCTTTAAATGCTCCAATATATGAAATTGCTTTGGCATTGCCACCGTCCAAGATGATATTTTTAAAGCGTCGACCTTCATATTTTTGTGACAAATTAATGTCCGACATATTTAATAATATATCATTATTGCTGTTACTGTCATGACTACTACTACTACTACCACCACCATCGCCATCGCCACTGCCATCATCATCATCGGTGTTGTCATTGTTGTTGTTGTTGTTGTTGTTGTCGTCGTCGTTGATATTTCTATTATTATTATCAACATTGACGTTGTCTCGAGTATGACCGCGTTTATTATTTTTAATATTAATATGATTTTCATTCTTGGTAGTAGTAGTTGTAGTAGAAGGAATATTGCCTTTATCATCATCATCATCATTATTGAAAATGTTTATATCAACATTGCTGACATCGTTAGTTAACAAGACACGTTCATGATTTATAGCAGCAGCAGTATTGGCATAAATATCATCATCATCATCATTTTTAATATCTGTGTTTATGACATTGCCATCATCATCATCATCAGTAGCAGCAGCAGCAGCAGCAGCAGCAACGATAATATCATCATCAAATTCTTCCAAATTGTACAAGTCATTTTCAGATGTGTTTTTGGAAATCCAATTTACTTTTTGTAACAATATTACGGGTAATATGAAACTTGTGACAAGTACAATGTAATTCATGATTTCTTTTTTTTGGTTATACTATTGGAGAAAAAGTAAATCTTTCAACAATTATTACGGTTTGTACGATTCAATAATAATATTTATTGTAACTAATTTCAAGTTGAAGATTTCAATACATTTTATGTCAAAAAAAAATCATCAGTAATACGAACAATTGTATTTTTATTTATTGCCTTATACATGTGTGATATTCAAAAATATAAAAACTAATTACTCCGTTAGGCTCACACTTTATTCAGTTTATGCATATTATTAAAATATATTTTTTGTAGTATACTATATAAAATTTTTTGTATCCCTATTAATTTTTTTGGATCGTTGTTGTTTTTACAATCCTGCTTTATTATCGGTTTTTTTCAATGCAATCGTTTTTGAGCAACAAGTGCCATTATCATCAAACCATGAAATTGTAATATCAGTAGGACCGCCACAATATTCATTCAATTCCTTACTGTCGGCCTGTTCGATGCGAATTTTGGTACGGAAATGGATTAAATTCAAGCGATTCGACCATGACATACGATCATAAAGTTCGTGTCGAACATGCTGCTGATGATGCTGTTGGTCTTGATGATTCTGTCCATTCGAATTATTGTTGGATGTTGTTACTGTTTGATCATTATTATTATCGACTTCCACCGTATAACCAATGACATCGTACAAACAATCGTTGTAAGTTTGAATACGATATCGTCGTCCATTCTCATTGTGATACGTTGTAATAATGTCTCGTGTATAATTTGGTGATCCCTTATAATATTCATAGGTCTGATCATCTTTGAATATTATCGATTTTGTGGTTGAATTTGATAATTTACTTTGTGGTGGTGGTAGTCCATTGATTACATCGTTAATAGTCGCCTTTGGATCAATTTTGAATTGATTGTGTAATTTTAAACGTTCCTCTTCTTGGTTGCGTTTTGCAATTGATTCTTTGATATATAAATTGATCAACGGTTCAAATGCTATAATCGAATCCAATTTGCCAAGATCCAAATAACTTTTTAGCAATGTAACATAACCGTTTAGACTGATGCATATGGCAAGTTTGGCACAAGCACGATCTTTTAAAATTTCTGCCGATTCGATTAGGCCACAAATTAGATTTTTACGTTGTGGCTCTGTGCTCGTAAGTTTATCAACATTTTTAATATATTCTCGAATGCCACTGATACACTGTGTGTGACAGAAGGCAATTACATCGTCGACAGTGACCATTTTTTTTGTATCATTTAGTATTGAAAAGATGAAATCGCGTTTCAATGATTCTGTACACGATGGTTTCAAGAAAAGAGCGACCGCAATTTTAATTGGTAACGACGAGCAATTCAGGAAATTATTTGGAACGAAATCGAATTTACTAATTTTCAATGAGACTTCTTTGCCAGCATTTTTGACACTCTTTCCTTCTTTCATTGCTTGCGTAGCCTGTTTCATTAATTTGGCACGTCTCAGTGCAACTTCCGATTTATATGCATTATTAAGTAAGACATATGCCGAAACAAATGGAATTTTAAAATTATCCACGATGCCATCAATTTTCTCAATGAATACCCTTTGATTTTCAATTTTTGGGATTTTACAATTTGGTTGTAAGGATCTATAAAATTCCAATACACTAGCATCAATCTTTGGTGCTACTGCTGCTGTTGCTGTTGTTGTTTCTGTTTTGCTATCCATTTGTATGTTGTTTTTTTCGAACGAGAATATTTCTTTCTTTTTGCACAAGTACTATATTACCTTACTTAATATTTTTTAATATGAATTTTTTTGTCGAAAGTATGTTCACGAACATCGGTTCCTTTCTCTTTGTGTGATATGTGACTTGTTTCCAATATCTATATATATTAGCAAATAAATTTTCGTTTATTGTAATATTTTTTTAAATGATAGTAAATGTAAATGATAGTAAATGTGTGGGTGTGTGCACACTATGATGGAAAAATAATTTATATACGTTATACTATTTTTTGTTATACATTGAAATTTGTAAAAAAAACGAAAAAAAATGGATAATTCATATTTTTCGGATAGCCCAAGTATTTTGGAAAATATAAGACGAAAGGCATTGAATGATGGCAAAATGTTTACAGTTCCACAAAAACGAAATGATTTGATTGAGCCGAAATTAGAGCTACCTAATGACCAATGTGGTTTTACACGTACTTTTGAAACAAAGTGTCCGCTCAAATGTATAATTGAAATTGATAGTCGAGCGGTTGTATCGTTGGCCTTAATAAATAAACAGAGTGAAATTTTGAAATGTTATGCGAATAAGTTGCCAATAATGGTATTGAACATTTCACGTCTATTGTATACAACTGAAGCGTTTGCCATACAACGGAATGCTGACGACGGTGGTGTTTTGGTATCACAAAAGGCATTGGAATTTTTCCTAAAGACAGATCTAGAGCATTGTAAAACGGACGATTTGCCACCAAATGAAAAATTTTCAAATTTCATACATCGCTTGAAAAGTACTGGTTACATTGAATATATATTTGCATTAGCTAGAGAATTAAATTTAAATGTTGATTTTGTAATAAATAGTAATGTAATTTGTAGGTATAAAAAATTGAATACATTTAACGGACTAACTAGTACTGGCACTGGCTATCTAACAGTTGTACATAATGAAAATCGATGGTATGTTAAGACGACGACTACTCCAATTTGTACTGATTGAAAAAAAAATTAAAATCTATTTATCATTGTAATATTTTTTTTCTTTCTTTCATTACAACCCTCGGACCACACACACACACATCATAATTGGAAACTAACAATATGATTTATTTGTTTTGTATATATTACTGACACATACTACGTATAATGTGTGTGTGCGCGCGCGTTTGTTCGTTTTTTTTGTTATACTTGCTACCTGTATACCGGCCGGTCTCATCTATTATACAACCAAAACAAAAAAAAACTAATAGAGACTTCGTCATTAAACATGTTTTATACGCTTGACAAAGTCAACGTATTAATTTCGACAGCAATAGGAGATTTACCAGGACCGCAGTTAATGTTAAATCATAAATATCCAACTCGATCTACTGGACAAAAATATGAAATTACTAATTGCCAACATGTGTTTAATCATATTGGTTTCGAACAAACTCGTCGTGCCGATGAAGCTCCAACATCTATACAACAATGCAGTCTTTGTAAAATTGTAAAATTCTCATAATATCAATTTATAATGACTTGATTTTCTACTTTGTTTGGTTCATTAATCATCATGTTTTTCCTCTAATCACCATACGTATAGTATACATGATGTTCTAAATAAAATGTTATATATTTTTCCTTACACACATGTGTGCATATTAAAAAAATAAAATAAAATGTTATTTTTTCTAAATAAATCATTTTTATTGTATTTTCACAAGATAATATAAAAAATGTATAATATATAATATGTATATTTTATAGTTTAAAAAAAATTGGGGTTGCATGTGTACGTGCTCAAAAGTTCTCTACAGAGCACATGATTCACAATCGTCTCTTTTAAATGGATTACTTTTGTCTGTTTTAAATTGCGTTTTAATGTCAGAGTCAAGAGTATCATCATCATCATCATCATCATCAGTTATATTGGCATTTTTGTTTTCAACAATATTGGTATCATTAGATTTTTGCTTATAATGTTTTTGATGCATTTTAGTTGTAGATCTAATAATTGACAATGTTGGATTCAATGACTTTGGCATAATATAATAAATTGCAGTTTTTAATTCAGCAAAATAGGTTTTTTTCAATAAATCAAATAGAGTTTGCTTAGTGTTCTTGTTCAATTCAATAGAGAACATGGTCGATTGTGATTGATCAATGAACGGTGCTGATTTAGCATACATGGCAATTTGAGTGTCAATGTCATCGTCGAGTATAAATGTTTCGTCGCATCGATTTAAAATAAAATGCATTATACCATATGAAATTAGGGCATTTCGACCGTTTTCACTCTCTTTTGATGTTATTATATTTAATGGTATCATTACAGATTCAGTTACTCCGCATAGCATTGAAGTGGTTGCAGTTGGTGCTTGTGATGTTAACATCGAATTGGCCATACCGCTTCGCATCATTTTATACACATATTCAGGCCATTCGATATGTGTAGTAGTATCTCGTAGCATCCATTGTGGTACGCCATCGTTGAAATGTGAACCATCGAACCGATTGCATTTAACATTGTATTGTTGAAAATATTCACAGCTTGCACGAATACAACCCAAGTACATAGCTTCAGAAATTTCACCGACAATATCAATTGGATTTTTATCATTTATTATTGCCATATCATATACTCCCATAGGATTTATACCAATTTCACGATTCTTACGATCTTTACCCATGAAATCATTTAAAGCTCGTGTACCCATATAGCCGAGCATATACGTAAATTTACATTCTTCAGTATTATCATACGATGAGATGTGTTTGTCGAAAACAGTGTCAACTTTTTGTAAATATGAATATATTGCTTCCGAGATTAATGGGAAATCCTTAAACATGGCACAATTCATTGATAATAGAGTGCATGATGAACTTTCTTTTGGCGATGAATAGTTTGTAATTTCAGCGCATAAATTTAAGGTTTTAATTTTACCCAGATGCGAGTGATTACTATAACGATTCACAATGTCGTCCCAAATTACATATGGTGACCCAGATTCGCAGAGACTGGTCAACAAGCGATCCATTAATTCTTGAGCAGTTGTCATTTTTGTATACAATTTTGCGGCAACAAATCTTTTATACATTATTTCATATTCCTCATTTTTGAAATCGGATAAATTTTGCCCATTTAATGTGACATTTCCTGGAAATAAATACCATGGTTGTTTTTTCCGTAGACATTTCATGAAATAATCATTTATCATGACACCGAAAAATACATTTTCAACATGTTCCTTTGCTGGATGCCTTAGATCAAATGCTTCATAGATGCTATCATTGTGTATACTTAGATATAAAGCGATTTTTGGTTTACGTTCATAAATCGACAAATAATTACATGAATCTAATTTTTTTGTCACAGCAAAGAATCCACCATGTATATGTCCATTTTTTTTATAACCATTCAATGGCACCGTCGATACATCCAAACCGACACCAACGCCCAAACTTATCATGGTACAGATCGATTCCATTTGTTTAATAAATTCACGGCCATAATCTTTCGTAGCCACAACAAGTCTGCATGCCTCACCTCTAATAATTGTTTCATCAGCATTTTCAGAATCGGCCAATATACTAGATACTTGCATGAAACCGCACGATATTAGATGATAATATAAAATCCAATAATGATATTCGGATGTTGAAATGTTTGTAATATCATTACAATTAACAAACAAACGTGCTATGCGCAACATGCAATATTGAATTGGTTCATTTTTACGTAGATATCGATTTTTAAGTAAGCGTAATCCATGAGAGTTGTATATAAAATCACGATCATCGTCCAGCCAATGCAATAATTCCAATGGATAGTTCGGAAACCATTTCTTAAATGAATCTGGATCAATTTCGTCACAAACTTTGCGATATTCATATATATCCACAACGTCAGAGTATAACATTTGTATGGTATGTTCCAACAGTTGTCGTTTTTCCATAGATTTGCCATCGTAAACGTCAATTTCTTGTATAAAGTCCAAATTATATGCAATGTCAACAATGTTGCAATTCTTATCACCACAACTATTGTAAATCTGTGCAAATTTCAATTTAAGTTGATATGGTGTTTTCATTGAAGGTTCGTTTACATTGTAATATGTGCATAATCCAATATCGACATCATCGTAGTTTGTATTCAATATAATGTTGTTATTTGTATCATTTAGTTTTGAATTTACATTGTCATTTATATCATTTTTCTGGTTGTCATTGTCATTTCCATTTTTATTGTTATTATCATCGTTATCCACAGTGGTGTCGTAGTTATTGTAAATCTCAACGTCGTTATTACAAGTATTTTTTTCATTTGATTGTTCTTCGTCCGCATGGGTGATTTCGAAGACGTCCGCATAATTAGAGTTATTACAGATATAACGGTATGTATGTATGGTTGATAATTCATTTATCAATGCCCCAAGAGCATTAGTTTCAATATTTTTACGATCCATATTGTGTAATATCGTTGTATTTATATGATATGTGTTTCAGAGCTCACAAATTAATATCACTTAATATCCAATATACGAATGTCGGGTATCTTATAGTCGAATTTGTGAGAATATATATTATATACATATGTGTATGCGTGCATATATTAGAAAATCATACGAGACGCGTGCTTGAAATACGTAAATATTGATATTGATTGTAAATATTTATTCGGTGTTATTTTTTTTGTAGAATTACACTATTAAAAGAATAGACTGCATGAATTTTACTTACTATATTATATTCATTTTAATAGACTAAATATTCAATTGATAAAGATGATATGCATGTAATATAATATTTCAAATAAATTAGTAAATTGCGTTTTTAAATTTTTTTTGATGGACTGTAATGTCATAGGGGTGGGGTGGGGTTGCGTAATATATTATATATATGTGGTTGTGATTCACTAAAGATTTTTTTGATAATTTCTTGTCACGTTGAAACTTTTATTCAAGTCGATGCATGTGATGGTTGATGTGAATGTAATGATCAAATCTTATACTTACATATAGTAAAACAAATGAAAAAATGGGTATATTAAAATTTGGATGGAATATATTTTCAATTGTGCTGACAATAATACTTGTGATTGTGTTAATATGGTTTATAATAAATCCAATACCAGTTAAATATGTGTTTAGTTATTTTGCGCCAAAGACAATTTTTCAACCTAATGGCAATCACACATCGACGAAAGATTACACCTTATATACGAATATAAATTCCAAACATGATAAACTGGTGGTTATTATTCCTGGTGGCGCTGGTTTGTTAAATGGCATTGACAATCTATATGGATTTATGAACATGTTGAACGAAAATCTTGGCGATGGGTTTGATATTTTGACATTTTCATATCCAGTACGATTCAAATATACAATCCATGATTCAATGTTAATGATGAACAGGGTATTGGAGCAATTTTTGCATTACGATCAAGTGCATGCTATTGGTATATCATTTGGTGCCTTATTGATTGGAGCTTTTTACAATAAAGAGGAAAATACACAAGCGTCACAACAAATGAATTTGCCAAAAATTGGTATGAGATTTAAATCATTTGTTGGTGTTTGTGGGATGTATGAGCCATTTTTTAATATCGATTTGATCAGTTGGCTATTCAAAGTGTATATTATGAGAAATACATTGGGTTTAAAACGATACACATGCTATGGCATGTCCATACCACGATTTATAATATCTGCTGATTCTGATTTTCTTGTTGCACAATCATCAAAATTTATAAAAACTGAACCATGTGAATCTAAAATATATACGTCGCATACATTACCTCATGCTTTCCCACAATACATTAATTTATCTGAGGCTAAAGAATCTATTGCAAACATTTCAAAATTTATAATAAAAAATACTAGTTTGTAAGTTTTTTTCGATATCAACTCTTGTATATGATTTTTTTTTAAAAAAAATACATTGTAAAAATACTTACGAGATGAATTTTACCTTACGTATAAATATATAAATGTATACCTTACATGTGTACCTATATGTATGTATATAAATTTATTACTAATGTCACAGATGTTTTTTTATGATAAATCGTCTATGTCTTTTTTTTCTTATTTAATTAGCATAATTGTGTATATGGAAATATTTATTATTTTTTTTTCAAATATTCTTAACCTGAGCAAGCATATATTATATAATGTGTGAGTGTGTGTGCAGATATGAATATAGTTGTTTTAAGTTTTTTTTTTCAACTCGATTTTACACATATAAATAATGGAGAACATTCTGCCATTTTACCATTACAAATCATAACGTGATTTTGTAATGACAGAATCTGAAAGTTGCTGGGTTTTTAGTTTTTCGGTGGGAAATCAAATATACAGGCAAAATAGACGTTGCAGTTATTCGCTTTGAAAAAATATAAATGACCGGTCGCAAAGTCTTGTGCCTCATAACAAAAACTACGCTCGCCCTATAAAAACGACAAATTCTATAATAATAGTACATGGACAAAAGTAATTCTAAATAAAATAATTTAAACACAAAAAATAATAAATAAACTATTGAAATTCAAAATGAGTGACAAAAAAGTATTTAACGACGAAAGTAAATCTCGTTTGATTGACATTTATTCAAATAATGTTGATAAAATACTTAAACAAAATGCAAGTATCGATTTGTTTAATAACAATATCTCGTATTCGACGATTCAAAAGGCGATGGCAAATCAACCGGCTATCGAGTCATATCCCAAAGCGTTTATGCTAGATTTGAAAAATTTTGATTTTGCGGCAATGAAAAGTTCGATGGATAGCATTAATTCTATACCCATGAGCAAGGAGATTGTGTCTGTTGAAATGTGCCTAGTCCAAAAGATGGATAATATAAAATTTTCTCATTCTGGAATGGCAAATATTCGTGGTAAAGAAAAATATTTGCCACCTCGATTTGTTATTGATCTATCAAAATACGATGAAATAAAACCAAATCACGGTGTACGTATAAATACTGGATACATAATTAAAATCCCACAAATTGCGATTGGAAAGATGTTGATTGATAACAAATTTGTCGATACGAAAATATCACCGCAATTGGATACTGTAATTATACCGCAAATTGTTTCGAGAAATAAAGGTGTAATTCCAACTTTATATGGGCGTGATGCTGAGGACACTGGATTGCTGACCATTAATTTTACAACAACCGAAGGTTTTGATCAGAATGAACCGTTGCAAGTGGTTCTTAATGCTTATAATTGTATATTATCTGTTCATTCGGCAAATATTGTTGATGAAAAGGACAAGATTGATAATGCTGCAGCACTTTTTAAACAAAAAGATAGTCGTTCTGGTCGATGTGTTAAGAATCCAAAAATTAAATATTGTGCTGATAAATTTGATTTGGTTACATCTCCTGGATCAGTGTTGCTAAATACATATGATAATACAAAGAAGCCAGTAGAAATGTGTGCTACTCAGAAAATTAAAATTACAAATTTAATGACGATTTTCACTAGTCGCAAACGTGAATGGCTAAATCATAGGCTTGTTACTTTTGCTGGCATTTATAATCCCAATTTGGATGCAAAATCTAGACCGGCAATTATTGCAAATTGTTCAGAAATTGATAGTAATACTCATGGGGTTGTTTTTATAAAAAGTAAAATTTTAATGGTTAGTAGCAATGGTAAATTTATTGAAGATTGTCGTATTATTAATGGGTCATTTTCAAATTTAAGAAATTATAATGATATTGTTAAAAGGACAAGACAAATTACAACGGCACTTAAAGGTTTGAGTGTTGGTGTAAGGGCATGTCAACAGATTGTAAACAAAAATAATAAGTATAAAATTGAAGATTTGTTGCGTGTGTATGATTACCATAGAACTATAAATTCTGAAGATCCACAATTGGATAATAAATTGAAAATGTCTGATGAAAAATTATTTGAAAGTCGACCATCGAATCAAAATCCATATAGCGCTAGCGTTTATAAATGTTTAAAAATATTAGCTTATAACTTTTGTTCGTCACAATTTACACCAAAACAATTGGCTGAATTAAGTTTGTGCAGTAAAGATGAAAATATTATTGATAATAATGATAATGGTGTTATGAAAAATAAGAATATATCGTCAACATTAAATCTTAATAACGGGAACAATAATTTGGGATCTACGGTAATGATGGTGACACCGGTTGCCGACGAAACTAATGAAGACGGATGTTCTACACTTAACTCGACACCACCACCACCATCATCATCTATGCCACAAACTTTGTCGCTGAAGCGAATGAATGAAAATTCAGTAGACGAGGCAGTTATTACAAGCACAATTACAACTACTGCAGCTATTGATGATAACAATTTAATATCAGAAAAAAATATTATCAATACTGATGATCATAATATACAACAAAAACGTATAAAAATTGAATAAAGTCTTATTAATGACACAGAAAGACAAAATAAAATACAATTATATCAATTTGCAAAAAAAACATATACTTAAAATATATACGTATAAATATACTTATCATAAATTTTTTTTTAATATAAAGAAATGTTACATACAAATATTGAAATATTGTAATTTTTTTTGAAAAAAAATACATATAAAATGTAGACATTTGTGTAATGGTTCTATTTAAGAGAACTATACTGTATTGTAATTTTTTTTTGGAAATATACATATAAAATATATATATTGTAATGAGATTACTTAAGAAAAATATAATATATTGTAATCATTAAAAGTACCTTTTACCAATGTATCCATTTATAAAAATTTGAAAATTATAATTAAAAATGATTATAAAAAATATTTCTGTGTGTGTTTTTTCTATGTATATAGTATGCCATTTTCGAGAGTTGATATTTTTTTTGTTTTTTATTTAAAAGTAGAATATGTTCATATGCTATATGGTTTTTTTGTGTGTGTGTGATAGTGATTCGAATATTTTAACTGGGTATTAATGATGAGTGCGTTATTAGCAAATGATGCTGTTGAAATGAATTTATGTGCTGAATATGGGTATAGTTCGCGACGATTTCATAAATATCCGTTGGTCTATCAATCAAATGATTATCGATCATGTTTATTTCTAATGCATACTCAAATTGAAAATATTGAAAATCGTAAAAAAAATTATAGAAATCATTTTACATTATTTCGTAATGATAATTCAATAATTGTGTGCCGCACAGAAACTAGTTTAATACATGCAGATAACGATGCAATTATCATATATGATTGTATTACTCCATCTTCGAATGTATGTGATAGATTTCGTTCGAAATATAAAAGTTGGAATGTCTCATTTGATAAAATAAAATATTCGAACGCATATCCAAATTTTCTAGGTTATTCTTTATTATGTTCTGGCGAATGGTGGTATTTTGATAGAGGTATAATTTTGAATGGTATTACTGGCTATGAAGAAAATGTAACATGCTCGTCAATTTTTATTTATTACGAACTGCATATTGATTATGTTATAAAAATGCCATCAAAAGATGCATTATTGTCAATACCCCCAGTTATAAATTCATTGACGACTTATTATCCAAATAATGCTACAAATTTTAATAGAGTGATTAATGTAAAACCCTCTAATGGAAACACTAATATGCAATCATTGGGTGCCATTAGCACATCCACACCCGTTGTGCAATTACCAGTACAACAAGCACAATTACAACAACAACAACCACCACCACAACCATCAGTATCAAGGCCGTCATTGATAAATCATTCGATTATGAACAATTCATTTGGCAACAGTAATACAATTAGCTGTCAATTACCAACATTCATGTATATAACATCACCTGTCACAGCTGATAGTAATTTACATTCAACAGAATTACAAAATCCAATGTTACAAACAACAATGTCACAACCATCAATCACTACACCACCAATAGCTAATAGCACAAATGCTAATATACCCACGGCTGGTTTACAACATCAGAATCAACAGCCACAGTCACAACAATCGAATCAATTATTACTACAATCGCAAGCTCAAACTAATGAAAATGTTGTAATATCTAGTTTACCAGCAACATTATTACCATATATAAATGGTGTTGTGCGATCGACAATAAGGCAAAATGACACTACTCAAACCCCACAAGTTGAAAGTAATGCTGTTATACCATCGTTATATTGGCTAGACAAAAGATCTGATGAATTACGTCTTGGTAAAATTGATTATTTCCTGCCACTTGATTACAAGTGCCCTACAAGAGGCTTAGTTTCTTGAAAAAAATACTCGAGCAATGTTTTTTAACAAAAAAAGAAACTATAGTTTATTTTATTTGTGCATATATATTTTTGTTTATTTGATCATAGTACAATGTTTGGTATTTAATAAAAAAAAATATAAATAAATTATTATGTGGGTTTTTATTGAATTGACCCCCAAATAGTATACTAAATATTTAATAAATATTCATTTGTTCGTCCGAAATGGTTATATCTGGAACATTTATTATTTCATTTTTGTATAAAAGTTCCCCATGTGTATTTTGTATAATCCCAATTGGTTTATAATTAAACCATTCACGAACATTATCAAAATATTTCTCAATTGTATTGTATAGATGTCTAGTGATGTAAACATTTGGGTTATTGATGGTATAGTATTTTATCATTATAGCCGATTCAAATGGCGTTAGATCGCCTACCGTATATATTGTTTCTGGTATGTATTCTGCAATTGTTATTGGGTTATTGGATATCCCATCAGAAACATGTATTTGATTGAAATTTATAGTTTTCTCAATACGATTATTTGCTAAATTGAATGAATAGACATTTATGCCACGACACGGTTTTCTGGGATTCAAATTTACAGCAACTGATGCCAATTTACTAGCATCTTTAGCACTTATATTCGCAAGGCTGGCACCCATTTCTACAATATTGATATTTTTAGATTTTAATTCCTTATAAATGCATTCGTCGTCGTATCCAATTTGCAATTTTAATTTTTCAACCAAATAAGCATCGGCACGATTATAGACATTGATATGATTGAAGGGTAGAAATGATTCGCCTGTGGTAAAAATACTTTCATCAAAATAAAAATTATTTCCCATTTTTTTTGATTATTAGTTTATTTCTTTATTTGATAACTATGTATACGAAAGAAGAATGCAAAAAAAATTTAACATAAATAATTATTAACATATTTTTTTTTAAAATTAATAATATATTTTTATTATTACGATGATGATGGTGGTGGTGGTGGTGCTATAGTGTTTTGTGGGACATCATTTATTTTTTTATACAAGATTTGATTATCATTTGGATTTTCCAAAAGTTGTTTAGATGATTCCAAAAACACAATATATTCTTGGGGGCTACTTTCGACAATACGATCATTGCGTTCGCGAAGAATTTCATTTTTATATGACATTTCATATATTTTTCCAGTGGTGCCTTCAAAATCTAGAGTTAAAATGTTATTGGCAATTTTATATTTAAAACCATCAATACATTTTACATCAATTGTCGGTATTTTCCATTTAATAATCATATCATCTTGTATAATTATTAAGCCGTCAAATTTTTCCATATCATAAGAACTGGCCAATGGTGGCATATAAAATTCTTGAATTAACACTGGTTTATTTCCAATTGTTAGTTTCGTGTTTTGATCTTTTAGAAATTTTAAAACCGATGAATTTGTGACCGGCTCCGTTGTGTAGATATTTTGTTCAATTGATGCGCCAATAGCCTCAATTAGCACAATGCAATCATTCATAATTTCAACCAAGAAACAAAAATTGATTAATGCAGAGATATTTGTGCCTCGACATTCTTCAATGACAATGTCATTAGCATCAGGCCACAAATATGTTAAATTGGAGCCATTATCTGATAGTTTATCAGTGATCAATAATTTAGCTTTAATTCCGTTCCATTTGTATGCCCAAATGTATTCCTTTTGTGGATTAAAACAATGCCACATTTGAACTTTTGTCATAACGTATGAAAATAAATCGACTAATGAAAGAATTTGGCGTTCAACTTCGAAATTATCGCACATTGCGGTATGTATAAGTTTGCGTTCGTGTTTTAAAATGTCACGGTATGGTGTATCTTTTTTGTATTCAATTTCATATTCTGCATTATATTTTACCCCATTGGAACATTCTTCCATATTATATGAAATCCGCAAGTTATTCTGATGGTAAATTATTAAGCGATAAATAACCTTATCGCATAGGTAATGTTTTGGTAAAGTTTGCATTGATTCAATTGCAGTTGTTCTTCGTATAGGATACCAATTGTTCTCATGGAAACTTATTAAATTGCGACAATATGTTGTAGTTTTCTTTTGCATTGTGCGACATGATAGTCGAGTTCCATTTTTAAATAAAAAAATAACATCACTTTTATGTGGTTTACATTTATAAAAATTATATTGGTGTTCGGTAATTGGTCTCGATATAGTGCTTTCCCATTCATCAATTAATGATTCTAATATTATTGATTTAGGTTTTAATTGTGATATTGACGATATTGTTTTTTCTGATACGGATGTTGTTGATTCTGGTGATTCCATTTGTAATGATGTCGTTATTTCGCCGTTGTTATTATTATTATCATTATTATTGTTATTTTTAGGTCGACTATTATTGGTATTAATATTATCTACATTGGTAGACATGATTTCGCCGTCTTTGAAGAGACACTATATTGCCAAATAGCGGAGAATGTTGCTAGGAATACGAGTACTGTGCTAGTGATTGTAAGTATGCCGACGACCTGCTTTTTATTTTTCTCTTTAGCCTCCGAAGCCGATGACGAAGAATTGTCGGTCTTATACAAATAATTGCACATAATGGCGGCGACCAACAAAATCAACGCCAATACTATCAAAACCAAAACAATCATTGACGACATTTTTATAGATCTACTCAAATTTGCGCATTCTGATGGAATCAATCGCCCATTTGAAGTTAGCCTATCGGTTTTGATTGAGGAACTCATGATGAATTCTTTGGAATGTTATATAATAATCGCTTGGTAAATTTACAAAGTACACTACTTTATAACGTAGTAATTTTGTCACTATACTATCTATAGTTAGAATTTTATTATTTCCGTTTTTCAAAATATTTGCACGTTCTTCGATATTATTTGATATTTGTTGTATAATTCGAACATTAGACAAATCTATTGTATTTTCCTTGGTTTGCGATATTTTCCAAATCGTATATTTTCCAAGAACACTATATACACTCGAATTAAAAATATTTGGTTGGCCCATGTTTTTATGTCGACTAATTTTCAGCTCTCCAGTGCTATGTGTAAATATTAATGGATATGTAGGATCATTGAATGTAAATCCCGAGCTCGGCCTATTCTCAAGTATCACACAATAATGGATTTCTCGACTGACCACGTTACTTCTTGGACTTGTCATCTTCACAACAAAGAGACCTGTGTAATGAAATATTATAATGGAAATTACTACCATGTTATACCTGTTAAGAATATTTCGGTTTTAGCACAAACTTACAATTCACAAAAAATTCCTGATGAATTTTGGGAAGACTTGGGCAAAACGCCCTATATGACGCCAATTTATTATTCAGATTGTATAAATGATGTAGAAATGTTCCGTATAATTTTGGAATTATTTAAAAATCTTGATGATAATTCATTGAAATTTTCAACATTGAATACCCCATCAGATTTTATTAAACGACATGTTATTACCGACGGCATAAAAATGATAACTCTATGCAATAAACATTTGTTGAAATCTTGTAAGAAAAAAGATAGAGCCCAAGTGTTTTATACCAAAGACGCGTGGATTAAATGCATTTTAAAAGGTTTATTTCCTAAAATTGATTCGCCTGAAAAAAGTGGTATACCCACAAATACACCAGATTGGGCAATAAAACTTTATCCGAGGGGTTCTTCTTCATCGGCAACACGTAATCCTAAATCAAATTAAAATACTGCATACATATATGTGTATATTGCATATTATCTCAAACTATTATGGATTTTAATAATTATTGTCATGAAATTATAGTTTATTTTTTTTCGAGAGGAAATTTATTTATAATATGCATATATATATTGCAAACTATTTAAAATATATATATGATGCACAAGAATACCTTATACATGGATGTGTGTGTGTTGTATACAAATGCAAACAAAGAAATTAAAATTTCAGTATGTAGTATATATTCTGTATATATATATATATTGTATTAAATACTTGTTTGAAAACATTGGAAGATGAACTTTTGATGATGACATACAATACTGCATTATATAGATGCCATCAATTGAGCATCCAATATCCGATGGTTAGTATGTACATATATTATACTTGCATATTTTTTTTGTTAATAACTAATATTTTGAAAAATATGTACTATTGCGTTTGTATATCTACAATTTATATTTACAGCTTTACAATTTCATACGAGATAGCGATCCGATTGTTAAATTATATTTTTCATATAAGGCACATGATGATTTCTGTCCACCACTTTACTATCATGTTAAAACATTTGAAGAAATTGGTTTGGTCAGTGGTCCAGCACTTGCGTATAATAAAAAAATTATAGTGGCAACAAAACTAATAACTACATTTCCAAATAGTGATCATTTGTATATTGTTCGATTATAATAGTTTTATATATGTATATTTTAAAATCTATATTGTGAGTAAAAAACTGTAAATATATTTAATTTTCTTTGTTTATTAAAAATATTTCTATAAAAAAAAATCTCAATCGCATTTATATTTCCTAGGTATATGTATAGAAATATATACGAGGATCCCATCATAGAAAAAAATCGTATTGTGTATCTTTGAAAAAAAAATTATTTAACTATTTTATGGACTTGGGCATATTGCTGGCAAATATAAATGGCAACCTTGAGGTTATGGATAAGTCTAATTACAATTTTGGCATCTTTATTGGCCGTAATAACCGTTGTCTTGGGTATAATTTTTCCGAAATGGGCGAGTTTTCAGAATCCAATCAGCGAATGGATACACAAACGCCCAATGGCAATTTCATGATTGAACCAGTACTATCACGACCAAGCGATTATTTATATTTAGCTTCGCTACCTAAAAATGCTCGATTAACTGAGCAAACTTTGATAAAATCCAACTTACCAGATACAATAATTGATACATGTAATAAGACCCACAGTGTTTTAATTCATGATGCTTTTGGTGCAATGAATGTTGGGCAAGATGCCACAGTTTTATATAAAACGCCTATAGTTGACAATGGTTTTAACGATAATATCAGTAATATGTCAACATTTAATGCGAAACGACGCAAACTTAATGATGACAGCACTATACCTACCAATACAGATGTCAATGCAATTACACAAGAGTGTGACGTACAATATCAACAACAAGAACGGCATTCTTTACAATCAGAAGTGCCATCGTCATCATCACCATCAGCAGCAAAAGCAACAAACTTATCATCAATAATATCAGAGACAGCATCAATGTCATCGTCGTCAATATCAATAGATGTTATAAATTCAGAAATGGAACAAATACCACAACCTTCGGCACCTGCAACTTCTACCACCTCACAATTATCGTCTACAACAGCTGTTACACAACCGCCACCTCCTCCACCTCCTCCACCTCCTCCACCTCCTCCACCTCCTCCTCCACCACCACCTCTTCCACTAACACAGCAAGCATTAACTGGAACTGTCACAATGGCTGCTGACACTTTAGAATCCAATAGTGTGCCTATACAACAAAATACATTGATGTCATTAGAGCAAAGTCGCAGTACTCAATCTCAAGTGGATTCAACTAGTAGTATGCTTTCTGAATTGACTTCAAAATTACAAAATCGTTCTCAAAGTAATATTGCCTCAACGATTGATAACATTAATGTCAATAGAGTCGTATTAAGTCCGACATCTACACGCGATGCATTTTTAGAGGACATTCGCAATTTTAATAAAAAAAATAATTTAAAAGCCATACCATTAAATAATGACAAAACGAATGTCACACCAGCTACCAACATTATAGCTAGAAGTATTGCCGAAGCTATGCGAATCAGATTAAATACAATGCGACCGGGCATAGATGGTGACGAGAGTAGTAATTTAAGTTCGAATGAAAATGACGATCAATCGTCAGATTTTGATGAAAATTGATACTTGATATACATACACATGGTATATATTAACAATGATTTTAATTTTTAATGCTTATTATAAGAAAATATTCTGTTTTAAATACAATTTTTATTATTTTTTTTAACATCACTTTCAAACATACTATCAGTATAAACGTATCAATTTTTTTTAACATGCTTTTTTTTTAATACACTCTATAAGTAGTAATTTTATACTTGTAATTTTATACTTAAATAAATTTAGGTCTCCATTGTCGTTTTGTAGGAAAAAAACCATGTCAGAAAGTAACAAAATTGTACATACAAATTATAAAAAAAACGTTCACGACGATACAAACCATCAGTCTAGTCAACAACAACGACAACATCCCTTAAGGTAAAAAAAAATATATTTCTCAAAAAATGATGATCTTTATAAATTATTTATACATATATTATCCATATACTTTTTGTTTGTATAAGAAAATAGTTATAAATGTATTAAAAATTTTCAGTATTGCCAATACTATGGATAATAATGCACGGGATATTGACGAGAATGATGATTTCAATCACGATGGGTCTATCGATCATGAGTTGATATGTGATGAAAATATGGATGAACTTGATGATTTGCCAAATGATTCAGATACGTGTGATTCCATCGAATTGTCATCGTCTCGTACATTAGATGCAAATGCTAATGCACCCTTGGCATATAGTGTTGATAATGTACAAAATAAAATTGGTACAAAATCAAATGACGGTAATAATGTCCGCGAGTCTACATTTGCAGCATTGAATATTCAACAATGTCCTCAATTGTCAGATGCATGCGCGTCAATTTTCAAGTCTTTGGCAACAATTGATGTGCAATCGTTCCAACAAGCTATTAAATATAGTATATTCGCCATATTTGTGCTAATAGTCACAATATATTTGTTTCCAAAGCATCTGTTGCTGATTATATTATATATATTACTTTTGGCATTGTGCTTATTAAAATACATAGTAACGCCTATGACTACTAATAATATCGCCACTGCTCGCAATATACCGCGTGTACAAAATAAGCAAAGGCCCATCGATATAAAGAAACTGGAATTGCTGAGAAAAAAATTGCTGAAAAACACTATTGTCAATTATAATACCACTAGCAAATAGTCATAATAATAGAAATATAAAATGATCTGTGATCGACGTAATCGTTTATAAATGATTGAATAAACAAATAACTCGCACCCCCCCCCCTATAGAATAAAGTTATGCACATATATTATATGGGGCAAAATTTCCAAATACAAAAATAGATATATAAGACGATAGTAAATAGGGTTACAAGTTACAAGTTTGAATCGAGATCTTCGAGTGCACAAACCTATTAATCTTTTGAATTTCTGTAAAAAAATATCATTGATTGAGAAACACCAGACGATCTAGCAATGGCTTCGATTACATTGTCTGAATTAATAATGTTAGCGCTGTCTCTCGAACAAGTACAGACTCTTGTTACTTGTTTAAACATTAATGTGGATAACTACTTGGGATATTTAAAAAGAGCTAAAATACATAATGTAGAGATTTACTCATACGACGATTATCGTTCAAAAATATCAGACATTACTGATATTTTGAAGTATTATATGCCGGAAGATGAGTTTAATGCTTTTGAGCGATATATTCCAGCTCTTGGATCATTTGTATTGGATACATTCAATTCGATTTCTTAAAAACATAATTGTAAAAATATATAGCTAATACTTTACCAATAATACTCTGTATTGTTTAAATGAATAATGAACATATAAATAAAACGAATAATCAAAAAAAATTTATATTATTTGAAATTTATAGAATATACGTGGTTATATATATGTTTGTAAATAGTATATTATGTGTAATTCTTAGTATGTTTGCAATAAAATAAATACATACATATATTATTTTTTTTAAATTTTATTTATGATTTAAAATTGTATCTGAAATATTTTTGATGATAGAGGAAAATAAATTTTTTTTTAAAAAAATATAAATAAAACGCAGCAAATTTTCTTTTATATTTGGTTCTTTTTTTATTACAATTGATTTATTTATTGATTATACATTTTGTAAAACTAAACTATTTGGATTCATAAGTATATTATCATCTATTACATTGTCCATATAACTAGTGCCATCGGTTTGAAATGAAATGCCTTTGTATGTTTGCGTTGGTATATCAAATTTTTTAGAATTGACTGTTGTAAAATATTGCAATGCATTATCACGATGCTCCTCGATAGTATATATTTGAACACGATCCAATATGTCGGGATATGTGATAATTGAATCGGCATCATCGACAACTGCCATATTTTCGCTAATATGCGTAATTAGGCCTGATTGTTGAAAATTTGGAATTTTAGTGACCTTATTGAAGCATACGTTATACTGTTGTTCAAATTTTATTTTAAACGTTGTTAGATCTGGAAAATTTTTGTCTAAATTATTCTTAATGATGTCTAAAAATCGATTTTTTGATATATAAAAGTTAGTATCTTCAATTATACCGGAATTGACTAAGAACCTATATAATCGACTATTATTGTAGTAAACTGTATTTTGATACTCTCGTGACGCAACACTGGTGACATCTAATAATGGATGAAAATTATTATCACGATATTCTAGATATGTACAATAAGTTAGCCAACTTAATGATGTGGTTGATTCACCAATATGATGTTGTAAAATACCCATATAAAATTGACCATCGATTAACATTGATAGAAGGTTTGATTTTGAAGCATTTGCTGGACATTGTGATCCAGTTAATAGTATTGTATATAAACGATTGATAGTTGTTCTATCAACATCATTGCTACGACTATTATTTGAATTTCGAAATTCTATATGAATATTTGTTGCACCATACATTAATGATTGATTTTCTTGCAATTCATAGGCTTGTGAAAAAAATCGCATTCTAGATTCAGAATCATTGCCAGTTATAGCCTTAATTTCTGAAGGAACCAAATCGTTTAATTCTGATATTATTGTAACGGTATATTCAGAAACAGTGGATCGACTCATGACTTTTGATAAATTTGTAAATCGCCCAACCTGTGGACCAACCATATCTTGTAATTTTTTACACAATAGACTTTTACCAACATCGCCATGCCCATGAAAGACTATTATTTTTTTTTTAATATTCACTGGTATATACGACAGACCAATTGATGATAAAATGTTTGAAACTGTTTCTGGTATAAAATTTGCTGACATACAAATGCTTATACATTCGTCAATTAGACGCGATTCAAAATCTAGAAGATTATCACCAAAGATGATAGACCGAGCACGATTGAAATTTTCACGCATTGCCTCCATTGATGTGTGATAACTAAAATCTTTATACGCAGGGTGTATATTTTTTGGTATTAAAGGTATGGTAATATTAAAAGCGTCTACGAACATTTTATATGATAGACATTTGGATATACATGCTGTAAATAATACAACAAACAAACATGTATTTTTATCTAATAAATAATCACATTTACCAGTTAAACTCATTAATTGCTCCATATATGTAGGTTTTGATTCATCGTATTTAACAGAATCGAGTATGTCTGAAAATTTATCACGCCACGTTTGTATAGATACCTTATTATAATGAAAAACTCGACTAACCATTGTATGGTAAGTTAATAGCACATCAGTTCCATCGTATTCGTTACATAAATGTAACATCAAATATATAATTTTAGGATCGATTGGTAAATATTCAACTAAAAAATACATACATTCGAATTGTTTATGATTTGCAAATAATGCAAATAATTGTTTAATTTTGCATTCGTCGACATTCAAAATAAACGGCAATTGTATAAATGCTGGGGCAATTACGGCATGGGTATATAATTCAATTAAATTGTTATGCATAAAATGGGAATATTTTTTAGCAATCTCTAAAGTTGAAACTATGTCCTCATTTTGTTCAGTATACATTTTTGGTGGACGTATCGGATTATTCCAAATGCTAACGGTTCGAAATTTATTAAATTTTAAAAATCGTGTATTTGCCGTATATAGGCCAGTTATGGAATTGAAGACACCGACAGTGGTGGCAAACATAAATGGATTTGTTGAAAATTTTAATTGAGTTTCGGAATAAATTTTTGTACTATGCTCTAAATAATTTTTTAAATATTGCGATGCCGCTATAGATGTTCCAATCCATTCTCGCAATACTGGCGGCAACATGTTTTCAATTAATTTTTTATGTGATTCATAATGTGCGCCACTATTCATACTTAGGCAATAATATCGCTCAGAAACATTATCATGATAGATCAATTGTAATTCAACAAATATACTTATAAACATTTCAATTGTCTCTTTAATAAATTTTTCGTGATCCTCTTTTTGGACATTTGCTGATTCTCGGACAATATTCTCTGGTGACGACATTGATGTTATATTGCAAACTATTGTGTTAATTTGATTATTAATTGGTTGTGTTGGATCCACATTGTGTCGATGTAAATAATGCAAATGATTGATAATTGTGTCGCTAGTGTTAGATTCTTTATATGCATGATAAATTGATAAACTAATGTATTTAATAAAAATCTCAACAGATTTATATTGTACATTGGCATATAAAAGACGCAATAGATTACGGAAACGTTCAAATTGATTTTCTGGGATATTCATTGCTAAAAATAATGCTGCCGTAAATGGTTGCAAATATAAACCACCATGATTGATTGCTGAATAATGTATAAAATATTTACAAGTTTCGTAATTATTTTGTAATTGTTGATTATCTCTATGAATAATTGCAAATTTTTTATTGAAATTTGTCATAAAATGGCGCAACATTGTACGTTCTTCAACATTATAGTCATCCAAATTTATATCTCCAACAATGCTAGTGTTTAAATTAAAATTGGTGACCATATCAATGATGTATGTTTCAAATTGCTGCATATACGAATATGATGGATGTAATGAAATACTTTTTATATTGAAAACTTTAGGGATTGTCGATATTACTGAAGCCTTCTGCATTTTCACAAAATATGTCGCACCTCGTATGGTATCGATTGTGGCAACAGTAAAACCATTTATTGGTATATTGAGATATTTAAATAATTCAATATATTTTATTGGTTTCATTATTGCAAAGTTCATTGAATTTAGTTCTATTTCATAATTAACTTGTTGATATGGTCGATTCACTTCTTTTGCTGAATATGGTAAAGGCATGTATGTTGGAACTTCAAATATAACTGGATGCATTAGATATTTCACTTCAATAATTTTTTTCAACATTAAATGCGTTGGCAAAGATACAACGATATTTGTGTATAAATGAAAACCGCAATTGTTTCGCCATATGCTAACTATAATTGATTCGGCTTTAATATGCAATATATCTATTAAATTCTGTATGACGTCATCTTGTATTTGAGCTACTAAATTCTCATTTATATGCTCAACAATAATTGATGAATTTTTACGGCATGTACAGTCTAAATCTAATGCAAAATTTCTACAATACGTTTTCGTATTATCAATATTTAATGTATGCCCTGTATTTTTAAATACTGATAACTTTTCAATAGTCAACGGGCTATCAATTGGCCACAAATAATGCGTTTGTAGGGCTCTTGAATAAATAATCGTTGCTTGATCATCATCGTTATTTTTATATGGTTTGACATTATGTGCCTGTAGGAATTGTGTTTCCATTTCAAATATTTGTTCGTTCGTATCTATAGATAAACGATTTATGGATGATGTGGCAGTTGATGCTGATTCTAATTTAACGTTAGCCTTATGGACATTATTCGAATTAAAATTATTTAGATTGCAATTGTTTGTAATTATATTTTGTAAATTTGGACTAGTTAAATTGAAATTGGACAAACTATTACTGTCATTTAGTACATTTTCATTTGGAGACATCGATGGTGGCGAAAAAGATGGTTCCGATGACGACAATGGTGAGGACGAAGAATTTGACCGAGTAGTTGTCACTGATGATGTTGAATTTTTTGTTTTCACTGAATTTGTTGTTGTCGAAGTAATCATAAATTTTTCATCATCACAAATATCATGATTATTTGTAGTCGCCGATGTCTTTTGTAAAGGTAAATCTGTTGTAGTCTTTATTGATGTTGGTATTTGTCCAAGTTGAGAACTAAATGAGGTAGGCATCATTAATTGTGGAGGTTGCAATATTTGAGGAATATTCTGCATTATTGGATATTGCATTTGTTGATTAGGTTGAAATTGTTGTGGTATTTGTTGTTGTTGTTGTTGTTGTTGTGGCATCATGTTTGGCTGTTGTAATTGATGTGGTTGCTGTTGTTGGAATTGATTCATTTGTATATTTTGTATCCATTGTTGATATTGATATAATTGATGTTGTTGGTTAAAATATTGTTGTTGGAAAAATAGGTCTTGTTGCTGTTGTTGATTTTGTAAATTTTGTTGAGTATATTGAGGTTGTTGTTGGGTTGATTCATTATTTTGTTGTGATTGTTCAAAATTATTATTAACAAGTCTATTAGCATTGGAGGTATTTCCATTATTATCATTGTTATTATTAAAGAAATTATATGAATTAGAATGCATATTGTTGAGTATATTTAAATTGTTAGCTTGCTGTTGTTGTTGCTGTTGTTGTTGCGGTAATGGTTCTTGCTCAAGTGCTGTAGACGATTGCGTATGATGTTGTTGATTTTCTAACATGATTGTTTATTTGTATATTGTTATGTTTTTACATATATGTATTTACACTTCTTCAATCATAGTGCAACTGTTTGTTGTATGATGTATGTAGACAAATTTAATATATATAACCCTTAAACATTTAAATGTGAAAAAAAGTTATCATCTTTGGAAAATATGGTTAAAATGTAAGAAACCAACCTTATATAGCAAATATATGTTAGTAATGTTAATATTTTCGATAATATGAATATATATATGCATGTATATTGTTAGTTTTTTTTAATGACATTTACAATGATATATACATGCATATTGTATTTAATCTATGTTGAAAATATAAAAAATTTCTTAGCTAAAAACGTGTATATTTAAACACTTTTGCATTTTTGTACTAATTTTTAGGTACTCTTTATGAAAAATACAACTATTTACTACTTATTGATTAATAAAAAAAATCAATTTAATAAGAATAGCACATTATTTTGTCCAAAAGTAGTTATGTGTGTGTATGTACATATATGTTAAAAAAATACATATATTATAAAAAAAAGTATCATGTCTGAAGAAACAAAGCACAATAAATATTCAATTTTTCAAATTTGCTTCACAATAATAATTGTAATTATATGCTTGGTGTGTTTGGTATATATGTATATTTTTAAAAGAACTTCAAATGTTGATAATGTAATCAATCAATCTGTAGAAAAATCACAATATCATCCGACAGTGTTTAAAATATATGATAAATCTACAGTAAATAAATGCAATCGTGTTATTATTGTAGAACCATTTGGGTGGTATTTATGGGCAATACGCGGTGAATTGTATATTTTAAATCCAGAAAGTGGCATACATTGTTCCCATGGGTCTACATCAGCAATTCAAGTGTTTGCGACACAATTTGTTGAAACATGTCTTACATTGGATATGAATTCTATATATTTAGGGTATATAAATGGAAAAACACCTAAAATTGTACCATATGAAATCAATGACACCACATTCACAATATTATCTGCAATAAATATATTAGTTAAAGAATATATAAATTTTAATTTAGAAACATCTACATCAGTTTCAAATATAAATATGTATCATGATTTTACTAACAATGATAGTATTAGCAATGATAACAATGATCAAGATTCGATGGTAAATGTAACATTTCAATCTAATAAAAAAATTAATAGAATACCAAGCGATTCACATAATATGAACACCTTAAAACCCAATCCTAAAGGTCGACAACTCAATAGTGATGAATTAACAAAAATTTTAAAAACATCACGTTCAAAATTTAATATTGCAAAAATACATAAAGCATATACACATCACGTTGGCTCGCATTTAAGTGAAAACGCAACAAACTACAAAGAATCAAGTGCAATACAAAAAATGCACCTACGTAAACGTCGAGATACGAGTGAATATCCAATAAGTACCCAACAAATTGTGACAAGGAAAAACTACGTTTCAGATTTAAATCCTACAGACTTGGACTTTGCAACTAAACGTCAAAATGCAATAGACACTTTTGATATTCAACCACGACTTGTCGAAATACAATGAAAAATAAACGTTTATTGTCAATAACATGTTTTAGTATAAATACATACATTTAAAAAAAAATTGTAAACGTATTTAAAAACGATTTTTTTTAATTGAATTTTATGAGCATTCATGGCAATCGTCGATTTCCATAGAATTGTTTCCTGTAGTAATACCTAAAACGTCATAAATATCATATGATATTGGTTGTTTTGTAGCATTTATTTGCTTGTTGATTGTATTATTTCCTCTAGTGTTTTTATTTTGTGAATTAAAACCTGCAGATTGTGACGATGATGATGATGATGATGGCTGTTGTAATGATTTATTTTTTGTCGGTTGACACATTGTGATCATTTCTTGTTGATCGACACGTCTACCAACAAGCATATGTGTAGATATTATTGTACTCAGTAAATCACCAATATCTTTTGAATCACAATTGCCAGTGTTAATAACATAAGTGCTTGGATATGGTAAATTATTTATAGATGTTTTACTATTCAACATCAATATGGCATTTGGGATATTTTTTAGATTATTCAATATGCGATTATATGCCAACTCCTGTTTTGTAGAATCCAAATAAATGAAAAACATTCCATCAGATTCTAAATTAAATTTATATGGTCGAATGTCATCAGCTAAACTAATTGGTGTGTTATAGAATACGTTTCTTTTATTAAATTGCCGAGTATCTGATTTTGAAGCGCTGGGTGTTTTTAATTGTGAACTTTTATTAATTGAACATGTGTGACTTTTTTCATTCAAATGTAACATTGGTGCGTTTGTCAACGATTGTGATGAACTTGAAGCTATTGGTTTTGATGTCGACGACTGCATAGTAGATTTCATATTATCTTTTAATTTAAGATTATCCATCGAACATTTATTTAATGCAGTGCACCATAATTTTGCTGGCACGATCAATTTATCAGCAATTGTTTTTGCCATATTATCAACATTAGAGTCAATTGTTATAAGCATGATGGAGTGTAGTATATCGTTGTTGAATTTTTTTTGTGTAATATTTTCAACTATAACTAAATATAGATATATTTTTAAATATCAACAATTATGGCTGATTCAGATTTTGCAAATCAGATGTTGGCCATTGGTGCCACATCAACATTTGATGCTACAAAATTATCAAATTCAACACTTCGTAGTACGGCATCACATATACGAACATTGAAACGTAATAATATACCTATAAATGAACAAAGTTTGACATTAAACACTGTGTATATGCTCGATCGTTTAGTTGATACTCATGGTAAATTATTGAATGATCAATATAAACGTCAAATTGGTTTAACTATTAAGCGAATGTATCCTGAAAGTGAAATAATGTTAGAACCATATAATAATACACGACATCGTAAATCACAGACACGAATGGCTTCGGAAAAATTTGTCACCGAAATTCGTATGATACGAGATGCGACAACCGATATATTAAGTTCTATCAATAATCGCAATATGATCGATGATCTTGGACAATATGATACGTGTATATCAATCTTATTGACAATAAGTACAAGTCTACGTATAAATGAAATATTACAATTGAAATTTACACATATACCTAAAATCGAAGCAAATGAGCCAGTCGCAATTAAAAGCAAAGCTTCAAATAATGTACGATTTATAGCGCCCAATGAATTATTATTGAATGTATTTCAAACCATAACACGCCAAAGAATGTTGGTGAAAAATAATATTGAAAAAAAGAAATCTGATCATGCTTCAAAATTTCAATTACAACGTTTCACTAATGACTACTTAGTAATTTCATCTGAAGATCATATGCGTAAAAAATTACATGAAATTTCTGCGTCTTTGGGTATAAAATCTCCTATATTGGGGTTTAATGTATTTCGCAAGCATGTGACTAGCGTTTTAACATCTAATGGTGGTCATTTTGTTGCGCAATCACTAAATAATCACAGTTCATTAAATACAACTTTAGACCATTATAACGTGGTTACACCACAAGCAGCTCAAATAACATTTGATGCGTTAATTGGTAAATTTAATAGTCTCGATCCACCAGAATTAATTGATGAAAATCCAGATATTGTAATGGATGGCGAAAACTCTTTCAGATTAAAATCTAAAAATGAAAATCAATTGCAAATGCCGAATAAATCACAAACATTAGATTTACCATCTACATCATCATCATCTAAATTTAATGTTTTAGATGGTCTTTTTGACAAACAATTTGATAATTTAAGTGCAACTTATGACAAGTCAAATTCAAATTTAGACTCATTGCAAGTAAAACTTCAAAATAATTGGAATCTTGATAGTTTCAATTTTATTCTAAAAATAATGACCGATGATATTCAGAATGAAAAGAAATTGGTAAATAAATTAAATTCAGATTTAAAAGATCAAATGTTATTGGCCCAACAATTCAAACAAAATGTCAATTTGAACATTATAAGTAATTATAAGAAAAAACTTGATACTTTAATACAACAAAATACTGATTTTAAACGTGGCGTATATAGAAATATTGAAAGTTTGAAACGACAATATGATCGGAATATTCAACAACAAAATAATAATATTCAATTATCAGCAACATCAGCATTAAATTCACAACCATCATTAAATTCTAACCAACAATCGCAACAACAACAGCAGCAAGAACAGCAACAACAACAGCAGCAACAACAACAGATGATACAACAGCAATCATTTGAAGTGTACGAAACACCACCATATTCCAACAATGATGTTTTTATGAAATCTCCAATATAACACTTGTATAAAAAAAATAAACAAAAAAAAATTTTATATCATTATATTACATTTCTTATATTTTTTTTAAATTTTTTTTATTACTAAATTACTAAGAATTATGCCATTTGTAGATTCGCTTGTTGATTTGCTACTCGTTCCGCATCTGCCTGTGCTAGTCGTCCTTCAGCAGTTGGTTGCAATTGCGCCACATATTCATCGAGTAAACTCTTAATTCTTACAAATTGTTCATCTCTGTCTCGATTAGTTTTTCTTATTGAACTTAATTCGTTGATTATTTTAAAAGTAATAGTCGTTCGATTAATATGTGAATTTTCGTCACTTATAATTGCACGATAATCATTTGAATTGAGAGGATATAAATCAAGCAATGACATCACCCATTCATTATTCATAACATTTGGATCTGGCGATGATTGTATAATCCCAGCTACGGTAGTAGCCAATGCATTATATCCATTCAAAGTCGTAACATCTCTGACATTACTAAAGTCAGGATCGTCGTATACTAAATTTGTTGGATTCGTCGATTGTAATAGACTCGCCGGGGTATCTAAAGGAAATTCATTCATAAACATTTTTTTACGTGGCGCATCAGTTTTAGGCGCAAACATGGTTAACGTTTCGTCGCTAACAATTGTTGGGAGCATATTGCGTTCGAAAACATCCCTAGTCTCTGAGATTGGAACAAATCTGAAATCAGGATCTTCTTTTCGAATCATCAAAATGTTATTAAATATTGAATTTTGTGGCAAAAATGCGATAGTATCGGGCAAATTTGTAATTGAAAAATCATTGGGTTCAATATCTGTCAATCTTGTATACAAATCTTTCGAATACTTATAAAATGTATTAACTGATCTTTGGAATTCAGTTTGTTCCGGACTTTGTTTATCGACATTCAAATATGCATAAACCGATTGCTCGGCTATTAGATGATCTGAGAAATCCATATTATATTGAATATATAGTTAGTTCCTGTTCAATCTATTTAAACTCAATAATAAAGTTAAAAGATATTCGCAAGCGTTCTAACTATATTATAAAATCAAATAAAAAAATATAATTGGTAGGAAATCGCATAAATGCTATGAGTCACTAAAAAACAAGCATATTTTCATTCTAATTCATATGCGACACGTCTTTTTTAAACACACCACATTTATATATAAATTATGCACTTTGATTGTTATTACATTCAGTCTATTGAATACATTTCAATTGTATGTACACATTTTTATATTTACTTTAAATAATATAATTTACATAAAAATCCAATCTTATTATTTTAGATCTGTAAAACAACAAAAAAAAACTACCAATATACATTCAAATAGTTGACACTATGTCTGATGATGATGGTATAATTTTGGATTCTAGTGTCGATGATATGTTTACCATGGAATCATGCACCCTCGATGGCTACGATGAAATTGGCACTCGTGAAAACGATAATAATCGTAAATATGCAAGCTTTAATGGCATAACCGAGGATAAATGTAAAATGGATGAAACAATGATAACCACAGAAATTACCACCGAAGTAACTATTACAACCACAAAGACAAAGACGCCTAAAGTTACGACTATTCCTGACAATTATAATGATGCTAATTTGAAAAAAAATGCACAAACCACAAATGGAATTGTCGGTCATAATAATAATAATAATAATAATCATCATTATGGTCACAAAAATTATCTCGAGAATAGGAATCGTGATGATGATGAGGGGAATACACAATGCAGGATGGATGACGATGAATATGATTATGAAGATGATGATGACGATGGTATAAATATTACTATTGCTTCACCTACCATACCATCGTTGATGGATGTTCGTCTAAATAACAATACTAATGCATTAACAGAACTTGAAATTTCCAATGATGTCATTTCGAAACCAACTACAACAATAACATCGACTACAATGGATGAGAATGAGGAAAATAATAAATTAAATAAAGTCGTGGATCAAGCAGACTTTAATGCTGAAAATATAATTGAAGATATTGGCATCCGGGAAGAATTGAATAAACTTGTAACAAATTCTATAATTTTACCCACTCTGAAATGCATCACAGTTAAATATAATAATCAAATTATATTAATATCATCATCGACACCAATATCGAGTCGTTTGGCGTCAATATTTTGGGTATATCCAAAAATATATGTGAAACAACAAATGCCGTTTCTTAATGAATTTAATAAAATTATTGCCAATTCAACATATACACCAGAAATGATGACCGCACATGATAAACATGGTAATGAAATATATAGATCGTGCAAATATGCTGTATTTTCAGTTAAATATAAAAAAAATTTTGTGACAAATGCACGAGCAAATGATACTAAAGCATCTGATTCCGGAAATATCGATAGTAATATTATAAAACCAGATGGATTTAAAAAATCAAATACCGGAATATATCATTATTTGGATTTTGCAGCAGTCATTATTGAAAATGGAAAAATCATTGACTATGCAATACATGGATTTGTTAGCAACATTGCTGAAATGATACACATTCATAAACCATCTCGAGTATATTATAATGCTCGTCGTGGGGACGCTTTGGATGTTTTCATGAACTATCAATATCAACCATTTTATGAATCGTGCTATGGAAAACTAACTCCTACGATTATAAATCGTACAAATGATTTCTTCAATCCATTGGCTTTTTGTGAACGACAAGATATATATTGCGCATTGTGTAATTGCTTGCGCGATGTTCGTGGTTTATTGTTTAAACTTCCTGAACAAATTTCTATTGTTAATAACTATACAAAACAATCTACGCCAACTGAATATGCACCACATAATCATCATAATGATAATAATAATATTGCCGAATATAATTCACAATATACGTATAATGAATATCAATATCAACCATACTATCAACTTGAACAATATCCAACGGATTATTACTATTATCCACAAATTCAACAATACACTCCAACATACCCATATTATGAGTCTAATAATGTTATGCCGATACCAATAAATTCATTTTATACTGAAGAATCGTCGACCAAAACATCAGTTCCAATACCAGCAAAAGAATTGACACCAACACCAGCGTCTTCGCCAACACCATCATCATTATCGTCGTCGTCATCATCTACCACCACCACCACTACTGTACGATCTGTTCGTAAATCTGATCATTCAAATTATAACCAACGATATTCAAATGCAAAAGATCGTCAAAATTATAAATATACTCCAAATAAGAAACATGAAAAATTTATAGACAAGCAACAACAACAATATCGACGACGATATAATTCACAAACTTCTACTCGACCACAATATCATCATCATCATCAGCAGCAGCAGAAACATTATCACAATTATAATCAAAATCATGATACTCACTATGAGCAACAACCTCAAAATAGATCTCGTCAAATGATTGATCGATATAAATATTATTTAGATAAATATCGCCATCATCAATTTCACTATGCAAATAATCCGTTTAGACGTATAAATCCAATTGGAAAAAATCATTTAATGCAACCGGACTACAATACACAAAAACGACGTATACAATATGCTCTAAAGAAACCTGGCGCATTTAACGGCTTTCGTAACGAACGTCGAAATTTGGATTCCAAATATTATTCTTAAAAAAAATTATTATATTTGTTATTATCATTTTTTCATATATATACTATAAATATGTATTGGTGCTTAGTATAATGTTATTATTATATACATACAAGAAATGAAAATAAACGTCTGTTTTCAATAATGAAAAAAAAATAATGTCTGTTTATTTTTAATTATTTTGAATAAAAAAATGTTATTTTTTTTTGGTTTTCACAATGGATAATATGTAATAGATGCAGAAGTTTTCATTATAATAACCAATACAATCACAACAATCAAAACTACAATTGCGCATACAACCCACACAATATAATTAATTTTTGATTTTTGTATAGAAGAACTCTTTGGTAATAGTGTGAGTTTAGTTGAAAATTCAATGTCAGATATTAAATCAAGCAAAGATGGATCGTTTATACATTGAAATGTTACATTTTCATCATATTGATTTGGATCTAAATAGGCTGTAGTTAATGGTTTTGCATCTGGTGAACATAGACGACATGTCGGTACAACACCATTTTCAATATTTGTATTTTTTATAACACAAATCTCAAATTCTGGGATATTATCCCTGGAGTCTTGAAGTAAAGTATATAATTCATTAAATTGTTCATCAATTATAATATCTAAGAATTGTTGAACCTCATCGACAGATACATTTCCAATTTTAGCTACTTCAATTTTCAATGGATTTGTATCCTCAGCGGCAGCGATAGCAATTAACTCTAAAACAGTATTTCGGTAATTTAGATTTGTGACATCTTTACAAGTCGATTCGTCGGTCTTTATGCCAGCACATGTAAATGATGAAACTTTGCATGATGAAATTTTGCCATCAATATTTGTGAACATATAACAACCTTTACGTTTGCGAGTACCATCAAATAGCCATTGATCGGTTACAGTTAATGAGCCAGCATTTAAAATTATAATTTCACCAAGTTTAAAATGTTCCAATAATGAACGTTCAATTTTACTCAGTTCTTCTAAAAGTTCGTTTGATAGATTATCAAAAGAGGTCTCAGTAATATTATATTGTGGTGATATTTTAACATTTTCATTTATGGCTTTTGTAACGTGATAATATTTATTCTCTGGAAAATGTGCTGTCATAGCATTAAAATCCTCTAGATCTTTGTCAGTAAATTCTGAATCTTTAAATGACATCGAAGCAATTTGCTTCAAATCACCTTCTCGTAAAAGTTTATTTAATTGACCAATGGTCAAATCATTTATACGAATAAATCCATGAGTATCCAAAGATACAATCATATTAACAATCGAAGTCTCCAATGGTTTTATATTGGATGTAAAATTTTTCAACAACGTTCGCACTTCATCGACAGTTGAACGTGATTTTAATTTCAATTGTTGTACAAATTGATCGAAAGACATTTTCAGTTTTTTTTTCGAATGTAGATCACAAAAATATATGTAGTATATCTATATTAAAAAAAATTAATTATAATGGTTAAAAAAAAACTCTTACATTTTTTTATAAATATTAATATTTTTTTTGCTTTCTCATTTAAAATTTAATTATCATTGGGTGATTTTACACGTTTATTTAAAAATACATTTGTATTGTCAGATATGCATGTATTATCAGTTATATCATCATCATTCTCAGGACCCATTAAGTAGGTTTCTATAGAAGGCTGTGTAGATTTACGCTTACGTTGTGTTATTGACGACGACGACGATGATGATGGTGGTGGTGTTAATGTTGCTACATTTAATTGTGGTATTGGTGTTAATGGCAATGTTGGTTCTGGTGATGATCGTAACGATTCTGTTGGTGTCAATTGTGATGATTTTGGTATTAAGGATGATGCTATTTCACGCAAATTTTCAATAGTCGAACCCGGAGTGTTTGGATAAATTGATCCATTAGAATCTAAACTATTGCCATCATTCGCATCATCATAATTATCGTCATTGTCATCATCATCGTCGTCGCCATTGTTAATATCATCAGTTGGAATGTCACGAGCATTATCATTATCATCACCATCATCGACATTTTCAATAGTCACTGTAATTATATCAGCTGGTTGAGCGAATGAAACTTGTTTATCATACAAAACTGTGAGTAAATTATATAACAATTGAGAATTTGATTCGTTATTTGTACCAATATTACGATATTCATGTATAATTTGAGTAACCCTTTCAGATAATTGAGCATATAAATTTTTTAAGTCATTGTATGCTTTTACTGTATCTGTATTATTATTTTGTAGAGTAATTTTTTCATTATTCAGTTCGCTGATTTTTTCTTGCAAACTATTTTGATATTTTTTTGTAGTTTCTTCATTTTGCAAGCAATCTGATAACATTTCGTTAGATTCTTGATGTTTTTGACTCATACTTGTAATGTCACGTTTTAGTTTTTCGATTGTGTCATTTAATGATTTGGTTGAAATCAAATACGCTTCAATTTGTGATAACATAATACCAATATCAGTGCCATTGGATTCTGGATGTATAACACGTAAAAGAATATTTAAATCGTTAAGTTCTTTTGTTTGCAATTCAGTAGTTTTTAATGTTACTTGTTTCTGACCCTCAGCGTTTAATGATGTTTTCATTTCATTTAGAGCAACGTCCATCTGAGTTTTTTCCGTTTGTAATTGCGCTATTACATTTTTGAGTTTAAGAGCATCGTTCTTTAATACCATAATTTCATTTTGCAATTCTAAATCATTATTATGATCGTAATCATTTGATATTTTTAAATCGCTTAAATCTTTATTTGTCCTATATAATGATTTAGTAGCTTCGTCTAACAAACGAGAACAATTTGAATATTTAGTTTTTAGATTTTCAATGGACGCCTTTAAACCGCCAGATTGTTTAATATACAATTCTTTAACATAATCAATTTCAGCATTTAATATTTGTAGTTTATTATCATTATTTCTATAATTTGATGTTGGTTGAGAACAAATATCTTGAAATTGTGATATTAAATCGCTTACAATATTATTTAATTCAATGTTAGATGATGTATTTTTTTGTTCTGATATTTCAGTGATTATTCTTGGTAAATCTGGTATTGATCGTTGTAATGTATATACAATACGATTATGTGTTAATTCATCAACAGGTGTCATTGCCTTTGAATTATTCCTCGGACTTGGACTTGATACAAAAGACATTATATGTATCAAAATAAGTATGATACAAAAAAATTCAATATATTATTACTATTTTACTAACAATAAGAAAAAAAAATATAATCCATTATATAATACTCACATCTAACAATTTATTTCAGAAAAAATATTTTAAATTATCGATAATGTTATAAAATTTACAATTTGATTGCGATCGAGTTCTACATCACCATCAGTTACAAGAATTTTTAATTTTTCATCATGAAATTCATACATTTCAAAACAATCATATGGAGTACATTTATTTTCCATAGTGAAAGTATCATCAGTCATATCAACTAATGGCTGTGTAATTGAATTTAAGCGATCCTCCATCGAAACATTGATAAATGGTCGTTTAATTTGTTTATATTTTTCTAAATCAATATTTGCGGTTCCAAATTTAGGTTTTAGTTTTTCACGTGCATCATAATACATTGGGATTGGATAATCTTGCAATACCAATGTATAAAATATATATTTTTCAGCATCTGTCTGTAGTAATTGATATATCGCTGATAGATTAAGTTCTGGTAAAAAATGGTTACTGCAAATTATTGATGCACCCATTTTATCATAACATATTTGTGATATATCTTGAATCATCGAGACGTAATGTGGTGCCCTATTGTCGTTTGTATATATCGGCGGTAATATTATTGAATTCTTGCGACATGACAATTTAGTCCATGACAATAATGTCATTTCGTTTGGAATTTGTATAATATATTTGCCAACTCGAGCATAATTTCCAACAATTCGTCGAATAATCATAAGAGCGACAGCTTGTTCTTTTAAATTTCTTGAATATACAGCTCTATAAATAATATCATCTAATTGCATTCCCCTAGCCGCACTATCCAACGCAGCTTCAATATCATTTACGCTACATATATTTTTAATCATCAATCGTACACTTTTCAACGCACGCTTTCTATTATCCAAACCCAAGTATCGAATTCGTCCATTTGGTTTAATAAAATGACCATCTTTAAATGGGAATGTTAAGAATATACCAATTTTTTCAATTGGCACTTGATCCGTTCTCAACACATTCAATTTATAATAATAATCTATTTGTGATTCATCAGTAATACTGCATGGTATTGGATCTTGTGGTCGTAAATTGTTTACATCGTATTTGGGAACGAATGAAGTATCATAACCAACACCATGAAAATATACGATATCTTGATAGAATGCTTTTTTTGCAACGTAATCACTAAATTTTGTACGATTTAATAAAACCGCATAACGTGCAAGCCATGTGTCGATGCCCTCTAATGCATTGATGTCGTACGTATTCAAGAAATACATAATATTTTGATACATATATGTGGCAAACGATGTTTCACGCATATAACGATATTTAACTTTGGCATTGAACATGGTATATTCAAAATCAGCAATATTGACAACGGTACTAAATTCTGTTTCTAAAACATTCACATATTCAATTGGTACAATTGGTTGTACTGATAATATTGGTAGCTTACGTACCATTGTCAATGTCGATCCGGTTTCAATATTAATCGTCTCCAAATGATTTCTAATACGATTTATTATCTTTACATTTTCAAAATCATTGTCGGACTCAACAAATTTTAAGATTGTATCCAAAGCTATTGCTACTTTGCATTTCAGAATCGGATTTATATCTGGATGGCCAGTTATTGCAGCGGCTTTTTTCTCAATAAAGGTAGTAGGTGTCTTACCAAAAAGAACCGACTTTTCAATTGCACGCTGCCGTGCCAACTCCTGATTTGTTGCTATCGTTTGACGTACAGAAAACATAATGAATACAAACGATTTACTATTTACACCAAGTTTTGAATCTTATATTTTAGATTTCTGTCGCATTGTTAGCACAGAAACTAATATTGCGGCATTAAGCCCAATAATTGAAGTGTTAAAACGATCAGAGACCCTTAGATATTTGATGAAAGATCCATCAAGTAATTCGGCAAAAGCGTGCGTTCGTAATATGATCGTATCGAAATCTCATTTACCACAAGATTTTCTGTACAAATTTTTAATTATAGCAACTATGAAAATTACTCTAACACCATCCAATTTAGGTTTTGCTCATCAATCGTACAATGCTAAAATAATTGTGAACAATTTACAGCCAACAAATCGTATAACAAATTTAACAATCAATTCGCGACGAGAACAACTACGTGCCGAATATAAAAATGCAATTACTTATGTGAAACAAACAAGAATGCCACCACAAGTTTTACGATTAAAATTTACCGAAGACTTATTGCCAAGATGTATAAATGCCATTGGTGATTTGAATCAAGTGATCGTCGAAGGTAATCGTTCTAATGGTCGACAAGTTGATGAATTTGTAAGAACTGTACTAAAATGATTGTTAAACATATGAAATAAAAAAAAATATCCACAATATACTTATATGTTTTACTTATAAATACACATATATATTTTTAATTATTTTTTTTTAAATTCATTTATTATGTCAGTTTATAATTAGTGTTTCTTAAAAAAAATACTATACACAACAAATTATATCAAATAAAGTTACTTATTTTGAAAGTAAAATTGAAAAACACAGTATATATATATCAAAAAAAAATGACTTGGTTTGAACGTTTGGCAGTTTTAAATCTACCAACAACACATTCGAATATAAATACGTTGCCAGTTTATTTTAGCGGTTCAAAGTATATAAAACAACCAATATTGGATGAATTAAGTCAAGAGTATACATGGGCGGATGTATCACAAATTTCATTTAAGAAATTAAAATCACAGACTAAAACTCGCAAAGAGATTTTGAAATATATGCTTGAGAATCGAATTTATTCAAAAATATATAAATATAGTCGAATTGATATACAATTATTGCAAATAATTCAAAAGTATTTAAGATTATTGCGAAAAAATGATAAAACGACACTCGATAAACCGCTTTTAGAAGAAATATATACGAAATGTTTTGAATTTTTACAAGAATATTCAAATGAAAGTATAATTGTATTAATTGATTGCCGCACAAGTTATTTTCAAAAATATAAATATAATTTTAATGAGATTATCTTGCACACATTGGCAATGTCTGCTTTAATGGCTAAACGAATTTTATATTCATTTATGGAATTTATTGTTATAGTCGATGAAGATATGATTGTAGGAGAAGAATTTAAAACTAATACTAGCATCAATGTGTCTGAGATTAATAATCCGAGCGATGATATAATAACCGAGAATTATGCAAATGTAGAATCGTTAACCCAGAATGAGAGTGAAAATGTTTTATTTGTACAGCAAAAAATATATGAAAACTTGAGATCAAATGACAAAATATTGCGATGCCTGGACAAGACGTTGATCAAAAAAATAATAATTAACGCACATAAATCAAACACATTTCTTGATTTTGAATTAAATTAAATGTATTTTTTTTATTTTCATAAATAATTTAATGATTCGTTATTACATGGGCGGGGATTTTACAGATTTCCAATTTAAATATACAGATTTCATCTCAAATTCATCTCAATTATTGATAAGAGTTTTCTCATAATCTTATCTAGAATGTTTTTAACGGGATCGAGAGCGAGAACGAGAACGAGAACGCGAACGACGACGAGCCCCTCCAGCCTTGGGTCCTGGCCTCGATGCACGTGGACGACCCCGACGCTTCGATCTTGCTGGCGATGAGCTACGAGCACGAGTTGTTTTTCGTGCTGGCGACATACTCCTAGATCTGGAACGACTGCGACGTCTAGCGTTGACCATTATTGTATTGAACTTTCCTTGTAGATTGTAACTATTATAGCT